AATTCATCTGATGCACCACCTACTGTTGATGCACCATTTGATGCTGTCATTACATGAAGTTTAGTTGCAGGTGAGGTTGTTCCGATTCCCAAGTTTCCTGAGTTATCTAACCTCATTCTTTCTGTATTGTTAGTAACAAAAGTTAGATGGTCATTACTAGACATACCAATAGCACCCAAACTACTAAAGTTTGCGTTCATAACTAAAGTTCTGCTACCTGAAACAGATTGGAATTGGTCTGTTGCTTTAATTAAACTAGCTTCAATATTACCTGTAACATCTATTCCTGTTGAAGTTGTGGCTAGTTTTGCTGAGTTGTTGTAATAGAGTGTGACTGCACCATCTTGTGTAGCAACTAACATATTTTCAGTAGTTGCAGCATTTTTTAGACTAATAGAAGTACCACCAATAACGATTGGGTGTGTAGGTGCAATTAAGAAATTAAAGTCACTTGCATGATATATCTCTAAATCATTACCTGTACCTAGTCTTATTTTTTTAGAATCTGGTAGATCTAAATTAGTGCCATCAAAAGTTAAATTAGCCTCACCATTAATAGTGTCAGATCCACTAGCGGTTAATACTCTATTATCTGAAAAGTTGGATATTGAGCTAATTGCTCCTGAAGCATCTTCCCAAGTTGCAGCAGATCCTGAACCGTTAGATGTTAAAACCTGTCCACTTGAACCGTAATTTGTACCGTTAAGGCCAAGTGCTCCACTAGAAGCTATTCTAAATCTTTCAACTAAAGTATTAGTTACAGAAAGACTAAATGTTAAATCTGCACTATTAGTTCCGCCTGTTACTTGATCTGTTCTGGCTGTTGAAATAGCTCTAATGGCTGCAAACTCTCTTTTGCTTTGAGCAACAGAAACCCTATCATTCGCAGTAAATAATATTTGCCCCAATTTTGTGTAACTATCGCTTGTAGATAAATCTGCAAATAATTCTAATCCTGGGTTATAAACACTAGTGCTAGCAGGAGCTTGATGAACGTAAAGTTTTGCTGCACTTGAACCTATTCCTGCTGTTGGTTTTATTCCCCCAATAGTTACCTGCTCATGAAAAGTAGCTGCGCCAGCATCTGACATATCTAAAGTAAGTGCTGTAATTTCTGAGGTTCCGTCTTGACCTTTAAATATAATATCTTTGTCATCAACATCTGAAGTTATTACAAAATCACTAGAACTATTAGTAAATTTAGCAATAGTGGTACCACCATCTTTAAAAACAACGTCAGCTCCGTCAGCGTCTAAAATTATGTCTCCTGCAACATCTAATGTTAAATCACCTCTTGGAACATCTATTTCAGAATTTGCAGCCTGAATAAATTGAAAGCTTGTAGTTCCACCATCTTTAATTGTTACATCTGCGCCGTCAGCGTCCAAGATAATATCAGCAGCAGAGTCAACGGTAAAATCTCCACTACTAGTTTGTATTTGAGATGATGTTATAGTCCCACTTGAAATTGTACCTATATTTAATAAATTTCTGCTACCATCAATAATTTGTGTAGAAGTACCGTGATACAGGCCACCATTTTCACCTATATAGTATTTTGTATCACCATCTATTTGAAAATATATTACTGTATTATCTAATTCATCATTTTTATCAGCAGATATTGCGATATTTCCAGCAGAGGAAGCAGCAGATATTTCTGAATCTGCATTAGTATCAGTATCGGTAAAAGTAATTTTTGGAGCAGTACCTGAAATATCTACACTAGCTGATGTTTTTACGATTCCTGTTACATTAATTGGATGAGAAAAATCAAACTCATCATTTGATGCGTCCCAAAGTATTGTTGCATCTGTAGAAGAATTAACCGCATCTTGAATTGTTATTCCCGCTCCATCAGCATTAGATGAAGTGTCGCCTGAAGCATAATTTAAAGTAATATTTTTGTCTTTTACATTTAAATTTGTGGTGTCAATAGTTGTTGTAGTGCCACTTACCGTCAGATCTCCAGAAATTGTTGCGCTACCCGTTAGCGCTAAAGTTGAACCGTCAAAAGTAAGGTTTGATTCTCCTTGAATTGCATGCGCTCCTGTAACTGTTGTAATTTGATTGTTTGTTGAGCCAGATAAAACTGCTTTTGTATCTGCATAAGCTTTAATAGATTGTTGAGAAGCTACCTTACTATTTGAATCAGACGCCATATTGTCTTCATCCAAGAAAGCAGACCCTGAAAGACTTCCGTCTAATTGTGGGTTTGTAAGAACTTTATTGGTTAATGTTTGAGATCCTGTAAGTGTTGCTACTGTACTATCAATAGCAAAAGTAACGGTATTCGTATTTGCGCTTGTATCAATACCAGTTCCCCCCGCCAAAGTTAGTGTTTCGCTATTAAGATTAATAGCAATACTTGAAGAGCCATCAGTTATATTTAAATTAGTTGCTCCTAATGCCGATATATCTTGAAATGTAGAACCGTCCCAATATTGAAGTGTTGTTGTGGTGGTGTTGTATATTATTTGACCAAGATTAAAATTACCTGTATCTCGTTCGGCTGTTGTTAATTGAGTAATATTGTCTGGATCAAAAGACCCTAAGTTTATTTCTAGAACTCTAACAAGGTTATTAAATACATCAGGAGTTACCTCACCCTGAGCTAATGGTAAATTAGTTTTAAGTAATTTTGCCATTATCTCCTTCCGTCAGTTTTTACATCAAGTCTTGTGGCTCCTAATCTCCACCCTGTTCCTATATTGCCAGAATCCCCGTCATTAGACTCTATTCTTAAGACGGCTTGTCTACCCCTTGCTCTAATAAAAGATTGTTGTGTTGAGGATAATACAGTTGATGTAGAAGCAGTAGATAAAGAATCTCCTGGATAGTTTCTAACTTTAGTTAAAAACTTAACGCTACCACCTGCTGAATTAGCAATAAATTTAACATCAGGTATTATTCTGCTTATAAAAGAAAACTGATTACCATCTTCAATATCAAAATCTCCAGACTCAATAAACACATTTGTCATTTCGCTACCATCATCATTAAAACCAAATTCATGTTGATACAAATATGTTGACCCTGTTGCTTGTGGATATGGTTCAACTCCTGAATCTAACCAAGCATGTCTAACCATTTGTCCGTAATACCATAAATTTTCTTGATAGTTATAAATAACATACCTGTCAATTTCAGATGAATCAGCAGAAGGATAATACCACCCAACTTCATTATTTTCGTTATTTGAAAAAGCAAATATTTTATATGCTTGACTAGTGTTTATATCTGAAAATACATAATTTTTTACAGAACAAGGTATTTTAGCTACTTGCCCACTATACACATAAAAACCGTCGTAACTCATAAAGTACACTCCGCCAGGAGCAGTAATTGCTGCTTTAGGCGCTATTAATCCAGTTGAGTTATCAATTAAATTAACTCCAAAAGTAAAAGGTGGCCCAATAAATTGCATACTGTATACAGAAGTGTCTGTAAAAATAACGGTTTCTTGTCTAGATTTAACCGCTCCTATAATTTGTGAGCCTGAAGAAAGTCTTACAGATCCTGCGGTATTAGTGGTTGTGGGGTTAAACTCTATTTCATTTTCTTGATCACTAAAAGCCACTAACATAGGGTCAAGGACTCCTGTTCTGCTGCTACCTGAAATAGGGTCAGCTCCTAAAACTATTAGATGTCTGTCAACCTCAGAAGTAATTACCTGTAAAGCTTTAGTTGGAACTTTACTTGCTCCACCTATTCCTGAAAGTACAACAGCTCTTGTTGAAACTCCATTAGAAGCATCCCACTTATATATATTTCCACCTCTAGGAGCAATTATTAGATCTTCACCAAAGTTATCGTGTGTCCACAACCTAAGTTGATTAGTTGAAGATAAAGAAGATGTACTACCCCAAGTGCTTTCCCCCCAATTACCTGCTCCCCATCCTGTTCCTTGAATAAATTCATTTAATCCAACATTTATTTGATATGTTCCTACAACAGAACTGCCCCCATTTCCACTATCACTACTGTTAGCTAAAACAGCATTTCCACTAGTATCTTTAGCTTCTATTCTGAAAGAATTAGCATCTACAATTTCTGTTATTTGATATTCTTGGTTTAAAACAGCAGCAGTTATATTGCCGCCTAGGGTCTCTGCTCCAGAAAAAGTAACAAAATCATTTAAGACTGCGCCGTGACCTGTTTCACTTACTGTAATGGTTGCATCACCATTACCAACTTTTGCAAAAGTAACATCTCCAGACCCTGTAGTAAGTCTAATTGGAGTTACATCATTATAGGTGTCATCAGCAGTAACATAATATTTTAGATTGGTTCCCAACCCTAATGTTTTTGTTCCGTTAGTTTGTATCCAGTTATGCAAAGCTCTTGCAGTACCGCTATATGCAGTATCTATAAGCTTTTGCCATCCGCCTATTTTTTCAGGCCTACCTGCCCTAAACCTTATAAGGTTACAGTCAAACCACCCCCCTTCTGCATCATATTCTGTACCCTCTCTAAAGATACCTGGATTAAATAAATATTTTTGAATCATTATATTTCATTAACTATTGTTATTGATCTTCGAAGAGATTTCAAAGTATCAACTTCTTTTAGATATTCTATCTTTTTTTGGTATGTTTTTCCTAGTTTATAATTAGGGATAAATTCTACTATATTTAAAGGTAGGTAAACAAAACCAAATATATCTACCTCTTCTCTAGTATATGTTTTTTTTGTCTTATTTACTTTTTTGTTTATATCCCAACGAACCCATTCAGAAGAATGGTGGTCAAAAGATGATGAGGTTGTTTTAATTTGAAGTTTATAGGCATAATCTTTATCTGTACATAAAAAATCATATCGAGATGATGGAGAGGCTTCAAATACTTCGTCTAATTGACGAATTAACCAGCTTGCAGCTAGATATTCTCCTGCTCTGCCCATCCTATAATTAGGTGGCATGTCTAACTCCTTAGACGTGATAAACGTCAGTTTTCATCATTCCTGCTAATTCTGACGATCTTCCTTTGACCTGTTGTGCCCATTTACTACTGAGCATTTCCTCTGCTACTTTATCGTAGTCTTTGTCATCTAGTGCTTTAAGCATATTTTTAAAATTAAACAATCTATTACCTAGATTAAAATACATATTAATTAAAACTATTTGTCTGGTTTCTGAAAGAGATTCAAAACCTGCTATTTTTAAAGATAATATCTTAATACAATTTCTTATATCGTTTAATAATAAAAAATCTGCTTCATCTTGAGATATACCACCACCTAACCTTTCGTCGACTAGACGGCCATATCCAATAGTTAAATATTTTTCTGGGGTTGAGTCTTCATAAACATGCGAAACAAAACCTTCATGTTTTTTTAACATGTGTCTTACTTTACCTTCTACACCACTTGCTATATCGCTCATACAACAAAACTCTCTATTATCAACCCAACAACCCCACCTAGCAGACCTACTAAAAGAACAACTAAAGTTGTTAAACCGTTACTTATTTTAGACTCTAGATCTTTTATGTTTTGTTCTAAATCTGAAAATTTATTAAAAGCGGTTTTCCATCTTTCAGCACACTCTTTTTCGTGTACTGACAGTTCTAAATGCACATCTGCTGCGGTTTTTCTTGCCATTATGTAAGGGGTTACTTTTTATTAATTAAATTTTTAATGTGTTCTAGCCATTCAGGTTTATATTTCCAAACTACTCCGAAAACAACCACTCCAACTACAACAACTCCTACTAAAACATCCATTATTTTTTATCCTTTTTATCTTCTGATTTGTCCATTTCTGGATCTGTAGATTTTGGCTCTATTGAATCTTGTGCTGGTACACTTTCATTATACTTTTGCAAGTTCTCTGCCACATACTGTTTCAGAACTGTAATTACTTCTAGTTCTGCACTTCTAATTGCTCCTCTCTGAAGAGAAACTTCAATTAGTTGTAAAACGCTAATTAAAAAATCCTTTTCGCTCATAACTTGTGATTATACATTAAACATTTGGTATAGACAAAACTGGTTAGACAGACTCTGTATTCAAAGCCCCAAGATTGCTAACAATAAGTCGATAGTAAGTTCCATTTGGAGACTTTATAATTGGGCCTTTAGCATCATCTGTAAATTTTAAATCTTGATCTGTTTCAATATCTCCAGCATGCTTAATTAACATTCTGCTAGCACTATTTGTATAAAATTTCATTCCAGTTAAACTGGCTTCTATTTTTGCAGTTTTTGTAATTTCATCTGTAGTAAAAGCTATTACTGCTGGGCTATTGCTTGTTCTTTCTACAACTAACTGAATAGCGTCATCACTTTTTACCTTAACGCCATTACCGTCTGAATCTTTAATTAAGACAAGATTTGAACCATCAGTTAGCTCTACTTGACTAGAAGATATGTTTAATCTGCCACCAGACCCTACGGTTGAACCAGTTCCTAAAATTAAAGTATCGGCAGAATCATCTAACCCCATATAGAAGTCTTGAGCATTTCCGTCAAATACTATTTTTGTGTCTTCTGCCCCTGCATCACCAATAGTTAAGGTTGGTGTAGTGCCAACCATAGTTATACCGCCGTGGAAAGTAGCTAGTAAGTTTTCATCAATACCAATAGCGGTAGTTGTTCCTAATGCAGACCCTTTACCTATTACAAGATCATCTGCTGAATCATCTAACCCAACATGAAAATCCTGGGCATTACCATCAAAAACTATTTTAGCATCTTCTTGATCTCCATCTCCTATAGTTAGTGTTGGTGTTGTTCCTGTTATTTTGCTGCTAGCAAACTCAAAACTATTAAATACTTCAACAACTGCTGCGCCTGAGCCAGCACCATCTAAATATACACATTTAGTTGCGCCATTAGCGATAGTTATAGTTGCTCCAGACCCTTGTTTAATAGTTATGTCTTGTGAGCCTGTTGTTGAGTTTAAAATAAACAAAACTCTACTAATATCATTAGGAGCGATTGTTAGTGTTCTAGTTGCTGATAAAGTTGCTGAAGATGTAATCTTAACATACATTCCTCTAGTAAACTCTTGAGTAGCACCAGAATTTTGTACGGTTTTTGTAGCATTAGCATCTGAGCTGAATGCATCATATGAAGCATACCCAAAAGATTCTGCAATTAGATCTAGGTTAGTGTTAGTAGAATCACCCCAAGACCCTGATTCTGACCCAGAAGTTATTTCTTTTAATTTTAAATTGTTTGTATAAGTTGCCATTAATCTATCCTAATTATTGACGTATCTGCTCCTGTTGAGGGAAAGCTAACAGTTAAATCTCCTGCTGTAGCTGATACGTCCTTTCCAAAGTCTATAACACAAACAGCTTTATTGCTATCACTTGAGTTGTAAATTAGTGCTCCTCTTGCCGTTAAAGTTACATTTGAAAATGTTAGATTATCAAAATCTACTAGTGCTGTAGTTCCACTAGTTGTTGGTGTTCCGCTTTTTAAAGTAAGCGTAGCACCACCTGCTGTATAATTTGTACCACTCACCTCTCCAGAAGTCGAATAAGCGTTTGTGGATGCCCCTAAAGTAGCTGAACTACTATATAAAGCTAGTTTAAATGTATCTGGAGAACTAGCCTGATTAAAATTATGAATTCCTTTTAGTAATTCTTGTTTAAATGATGTGCATGTAGCTGATGTTATAGCCATAATTTATTCTACCACTTTTTTGGTTCTGGTGGGTCTTGTCTTCCAAGAACTACTTTTTTTGGTTCTTGTACTGGCTCGGCTCTTTGACTATATTCACTTACTTTCATCGCAATATAGTCTCCCTCTTTGTTTTGCAAAACAATTAAAGGATCATCTAAACGATGGTAGCCGTATAACTTGTCTTCTGCTAATTCATTTGAATCTAATAGGGTTGAAGAAGAACCTACACCTACTTTACATCCTTGAGAGATTAATTTTGCTAACCAATACTCAACACAACCTCTTCCTTGTTCAGCAAAATGTAGATTACCTTTATAACTGTAATCAACTCCATATAAAGACAATTTACCTACCTTACACATATAGGCAAATGCAACCGCATAAGCAACTGTATTGTTTAAATAACAGGATTTGCCTGCTTTCATTACTTCATTAATAGGGTATTCAACAAGACCTGGACATCTATCATCTAATTCGCATGTATAAATTGGCCCCTTGTGAGTTTTTAAAACTTTACGCATCGAAGGTGTTTGTCCGCCAGCATCATCTGAGTCTAAAAATCTAGAAGCTGGATCAAGCATAAATACTCTGTCATGAAATATTACTGAAGATACAGAATTTATAGCCCAAACTTCATCAAAATCAGCGCCGTGGCTTTTAGCCACATTATAGTCGTGCCAACTTGCTCCTAAAGCAACAATTGCAACATGTTTGCCTTCAAGTGATTTTATATCCTTCATTAAGTTACTGGCTTACGCAAAGAATCGTAACGATATTCATCCTTTCTACCCCTTGCTTCAGCTCTATTTTTTAATCTAGCTAGTTCTTGATTATATCTTGTTTCGTATAATTGCAAAAGATCTGGATCTCCTTTCATAAAAGTATAGGCTTCTAATAAGCAAGCATAAAGTAAACCGTTTCTAGCATTTTGAGACAGCCAAGTGCCTGAAGAATTACTTGTTAGGCTAGTTGGTTTGTATAGATAATTTAATTCAACCGTATAATTTGAGTCTGGTACTGGAGCTATCACTAAAGTAGATCCAGCAGAGCCTGTTGCTAATTCTTTATCGTAATCAGCATAATATTTCGGTAATGCTCTTTTAGAAGAATCAGCAGGATCAACATCATATTCCTGCATAAAAGAAGGATGTTTTTTTATTAAATAATTGTAATCGTCTGAAGAATCTTTGACAGCAAAGCTAAAAGCTAAAACAAAATCAGAAGGAGCTGTATAAAACTTATCTCCTGCTGTTAATGTGCCAGTAGATGTCTTTCTAAAAAAATCAAATTCAACTTCTTCAAACAATCTTTCTTCAGCATTTTTAATAATTTCATTTAGATTATTAACAAATGTTGTTTCTGAGTTTTGTAAATAATCTTGTATAAGTGATTTTAATTCTGTTAATGTCATATAGTTATTGTAACTGTTCCTAACGCAGATGTAATTTTAAATCCTTCAAAAGTTCTACCAATAATATCTGTTGGTGTATAGACTCTACCATCATTTGCTTCTACATCAGTATTTGGTCTTGGGTCATAAATAGCTTCAGGATCAGATACATGTGTAAATGGTTCAAGTTGTTTATGTTTTGGTTCGTAGCATTCAGAACAAACTTTTAACCCATTCCACTCTTTTTTTAATTCTAATAACTTGTATTTGAAACCACATCTATCGCATAAACCTACTGCAAACTTAGCGCTAGCATATGACATTAGTACCCCCTTAAGCCAGGTCTTACTCTAAATGAAGCTCTATCTTCGTCCTGATCAGCTGCTCTAAGAAATTCTTCTTCATAAATAGCTTTTAATTGTGGAGATAGTTCAGGATTTTTTTTCAAACTTAGGTAATAGGCCAACCCTGCTGCAAAACAAGGATAAAATCTAAAAGGTATATCCATAGTGTTTTTAGCATCATCAGCATCATCTAGTCTTGTTAGTTTGTTAAATCTTATGATGTCTGTAGAATTTTCTGGGGATGGATAAACATAAATTGTTGGATTAGTTTGTTTATCTAAAAAGTATTGAGACGGTTTTGCTTTTGTAGATTTATTTGGGATATTAAAATATTCTGCTCTAGATAGCTTATCTAACCTTATATCGGTTACTTTATCATTAACCGTTCTCCTAATAACTACGTCTAGAACATCAATTACATCAGTACCCAAAGCATAACTACTTGTTCCTTCTGTAACAGTCTGAGTTCCTGTAGATATTGTCCATTGATTTAACCCTCTATTTGCCCATTCAGATAACATTAAGTTAGCTGATCTAATAGCGGTTTTTAAGTCATATCCAGTTCTAAGTTCAAGACCACACCTTTCATATGCTTCTTCTATAAACTCTGTTATGTCTGGGGTAAAATCTGTACTACCTGATACTGCCATTATTCTTCATATAAATTATCGAATGTAATTGATGGATCTAGATAACTTTCATGACCTTCAGCAGAATGTGCCCATTGCGACGGTTTAAAGTCAGGAGCACCCTCACCAGTAACCCATAAAGCAGGGCTAGTAGCTCGGACTCTGTTGTTAGGCAAAGCAACTAAATTACCTTTCCATTTACAATCCTCTGTTATATATAATACATGAGATTGTTTGTGTTGTGCAGGGTCATCTGCAATACTGTTGTTTGTATAGTCTACAGTAAACAAATATTTTGCTTGATAAAAATTACCCTCAATTTTTACTAACCAAGGAGATGAGCTAACTCTATCTATTACAACTACAGAATGATCTCTAGACTCACAATCCCAAGGTTGTGCTAAATGATCTTCCATAGGTTTAGGAAAATCTTCCATTGGAATATCTGCAACCATACCTTGAATAGGCATTCTAGCCCACATAGCGCCACCATGTACGTTGGGTTCATCATTATCTTCACAATTAGATTCTTCTCCTGTAAATACAACTTGAAAACTTAAAGATCTATCAGGAATTGTATTAACTGCTATAGCTAAAGCATGTATATATTCATCATGATATTTTTCGTGATTGTGTGTAAACTCCTTTCTAATCCAACATTTAAAATGTGGAATATTACTTATTAAATTCGGCACTATTTATATTTACTTCTTCTTCTATTAGCATTACCTGCCATCATGACACTTCCGCCTTTTGACTTTTTCATCATGCTTCCACCTTTGGATTTCTTCATTATACTTCCACCCTTAGATTTTTTCATCATGCTTCCGCCTTTTGACTTTTTCATCATGCTTGAATTTTTAGATTTTTTATACATATTTACCTTATTGTTGTAACCTTCCTACGGTTATCCATTACTTTACCACACCCTTTAGCTATAAATCCACTTGGCTTCTTTTTCTTTTGATTTTTTACCTTAGACATATTCTGATTATATATCGGAATTTGGTTCGTAAGCACCTGATTCTATTAATTTTTGCCTATTAGCTAAATGTTCTGCTTCAACATCATCTTTACTTTGACCAAAATATTTTACTGCTAGATTTTGAGCAACCATAGCTTTGTTAATATCTAAACCATCAACAATAATACTGCCCAAAACTCTACCGTATTTACCTTTAGAGTCTTTTAGTTCGCTTCTTAACACTATTTCTTTACCACCATCTATAGATTCTTTTAAAAACTTAGAAGCTAATTTACCTCTAGCTTTTTCATCTAAATCTCTTGTCCTAGATTCAGGGGTATCAATACCATAAAGACGTACACGACATTTATGTAAAATAGAAAAGCCTAGATCCAAAATACAGTCACAAGTATCTCCATCTACAACTCTAGTTACTTCACATTTATATTCGTACATTTAACTCCAGATTGCATCACAAACAGTTTTTACAAGAGCATTTTCTGCGCTGTAATCTGTTGCACTCCCACCATCAGAAACATATTTTTTAAAATGTTTAACTCTTGTAGCTGTAACTGGTAATTCAGCATCACTACTATCATCAAGCGTATCTTCATAAACAACCATAACTCTTTCATGTTTGTCGTTAGAAGAATTAGCCGCAGAAGTATCCATAGGTGGATACACTTCAATTCTTTGAACTGCTGTTGTTTTAGTAATTGCCACTACTTAACCTTTTTTTTGGTATATTTTCTTTTTGGTTTTTTTACTAAATCTTTATGTACCATTGTGTAAGCTTCATTCTTTTCTGTAGTTTTATCATCAGCTATATATCTACCGTTTTCATCACGGTTTCTAACCTTAACCCAGCCAAAGAAGTTGCCAACTTTTTCCCAAAAACTCATATTAACATCTCCATCTTCTTCTTGCTTGCCTAATCCTAGAATTAGGATTATTTCTTGTTTTAGCAGAGCTACGCTTTAACTGTCCTTCTGACCTTGCACAATAAGACTTACGTCTTTTTTCAGCTTTGCTCCCTCTCTTTACCTTGCCTGTTACTGCTGTTTTTAATTTTGACCCAGGGTTTTTTCTGCGATAAGCAGCTACACCTTTTTTGGTCATACCAGCACCAGACTTAGTAGACCGATAGTTTCCACCTCGGCCTACTGTTTTTCTAATATTTTGGGTTGCCATTTAAGAATGAAAAACCGTTACTCTATCTAAATTAGCTAAAGTAGCGTGAATCCCACTCTCAAATAATACACCCTGATCTGGAATAGTAAGAGTTTCTGTAACGTTCGTATTACAAGGAACAATTAATAAAGTGCTCCCTGAAGCCGAACCATCTCTAAAGGTAACAGTCCCATCAGAACCGCCCCCAGATATTACAAACCCTTTTAACCTAGATCTACCACTTACTAGACTAACACCACCAGTAGCGGTACTAGTCGTAGTAGCAGTTTTTACATCTGAACCTGTCATTCTTCCTGACATTATCTTTCCACCATTACAGTAACGTAATCAATCGTCATTACTTTAGCAACGGCTTCACCGTTTTGAATGCCAAATGAAACTGTTAATTCTTCATCATCAGGTAAATTTGCATTTGTTACACCTACTGGTTCTGCATTATTAACTGAGTAATACACTTTTGAAGCATCTGGATCTATATACCAGCTTACAGTAATAAAAGTATCGTCAGCCATAGTTGCTACATCTTCTGTAGAAGTATTGGTGTTATCTTTTTCAATTAAGAAATCTAAACCTGCATCACCGTCTGCTGAGATAAAGAATACACCATCTGTTGTATCAAGTGGTGATGTATCTGTAATACCAAGACCCATAACAAAGTCTGATTGGTCTACATCAGAAACTTTAAATCTTGCAGAGAAAAATGCTCTTTTACTTGTTGATAGCTTAAATGCCTCGCCTTTTAATTGTAAAAAGTCTAAGTCATTATCGCCAGCAGCGTTAGTTAAAACTAATGCTCCGCCTGCTACACTACCTACAGCTTCTGTTGCGCTTCCTGTACCATCTTCTGTTGTGGTAACAGTCCAGTCGCCTGAATTGTAGGTCATAAAATCATTAAAATAACCATAATATGTCTGATCTGACGGATATGGTTGAAACATAGGTAAATCTTTTTTAGATTTACTTGCGACAGTATTACCTGCCCATAAAATTAAATTTTGAAAATGTGGGTTAGCCATATGAACTCCTTGTCTTAAAAAAAATGGGAACGCTTAAGTGCGCCTCATTAACTAACTAGTTAAGTGTATTATAGAGTTTATTTGTTTTCAACTGGTAACAGTTTTTTTGCTTCTTTTATAGATTCTAAAGATTCACATACTTTTACATAAGATTCTTTAGCTTCTTCGTTATTTGCAAAAGTATGTCTAAATTCAGCTCCTACCATTTCTATTAAACATCTAACAGAAAATAGCTTATTTTCAATTTCTTTTATTTTTTCTTCTTTTTGCATATTTATATTCACTAATTTATCAAAACTATTATTAAATTTTTGCCTAATGTTATAGTTTTTAGAATTTTTTAAGTTTATTAATTTTTTTTCTACAGGGGAATAGGTATTCCAATCTCGTATCTCTACTTCCGTCCTGCCACAACCTTTACAACGTATGTCGCCCCAAGTTGTGCTACATCTTCCGATACAAGGAGATCCACATAAAGATGTAGGAAGTCCATTTACATCTGCTAAATAACTCATGCTACTTTTTGTAACATGAATAATATACTACTTTAGGTATCTAGTGTCAAAAAAAAGGGGAGCCGAAGCTCCCCCTTAAATGAATTGCGTATTATGCTCCTTGAGAAGCGTCTACACATCTCCAGTTTGAGAATCCAAAAGAGTATCTCTCTCTAGCTTTGTATCTCATATTACCTGTATCAAAATCACCCTCAAGTGCTGTTGACATTGGTGTTCTAACAAAATGTTTGAAACCGTCAGGTACATCAGTCTTAATGAAGAAAGCATCTGGGTCAGATAGGTAATGGTTTACCACATAACCTTCAGGGAGCATTCCTTGATTAACGATTGAGTTGACATCATTATCAGAAGTTCCAACTCTTCCTGGTGACTTAAGAAGTCTGTCAGCCACAAATTGTAATTGTGGTGGCACTATAAGTTTTGATCCTTGTAGTGCAATTGCTAGACCTCTGTCATCAGTTTGAGTAGAGATTCTGATAAGTGCATCTTCTAATGAAGTCTCATTCAGATCAGCAAATGTGCTTGCTCTGTTTGCTCCAGTACCACCACCTGATAGTGGGTGGTCAGTAGCAACTAAAGGTTTGCCATCGCCGCCATTATGAGAAGTTGAAAAAGCATTATTAAGAATACTTGCAGCTTTAATCTGCTTGGTGTTAGCCATACTTCTAGCTAGTGCTTTCGTATATCTTGAACCAAGTCTGTCATACAAGTTATCTTCAACTGCTTCTTCAGTTAAAGCAAATGCTAGAGCAATTGTTTCATGCTCATACCTTGCTGTGAACCCTTCATTTGAATTATCGAATGATACTCCTTCGCCTTCAGGCTTTACTGGTGCGTTACCAAAACCTACGATCATTACTTCTTCTTCAAACGCTCTGTCTGATGATTCTGTATCAAAGATTTCAGCATGCTCATTATCGTAACGAGCATATTCCATACCGAACAAAGCATTAAGGCCAGGTTCTAATTCTTTTGCTAATTGTGCTCTATTAATAGCCATAATTTACTCCTATTATATTCCAGCCTCTATTTTGTAAGCATGCTCGTTAATAAGAACGGTCACATTTACATTAGCGCTGCCGAGTTCGTTGTTTTCAGGGTCTTTTGAGACTCCTACGATTCTATAGTTAGCTGTACCAGAAGCTGATGAAGACGCTACTTCAGCGTTAGATTGACCTGTTTGAGTCGATCCTGCTGTATAAGCGATGTCTACATTAGCACCAATATCAGTTCTAGCTAAAGAGCCTGTACATTGAACTTCGTAAAGGTTCCATGGATTATCTTCCACATATGCTACAATATCTCCTGTTGCTGTTTGAGCAGCAGGGAAATAAGATGAATGCGTCACATCTTTCGATGTTGCATCTACGTATTTACATCCCCTAAAAATTCCTAAAATCTTAACATCGCCAGCGGCGTCAGCTACATCAATGTAACCACCTGTTAACATTTTAACGGGATCTCCAGAGAATATACCTTGGGTTGAACCAGATTCAATATTATATTCTGTGACTTTACCAGAATTATCTCCTGATAAACTCCCAACTAGTTTAAACCCAAAGGCTTTATCTTTATTTGCCATTATAAATCCTTATGTTTATTTTCGTTTACCGCCCCCAAACGTTACGCTTGAAGTTCTCCTGGGGGACATTATTGGAGAACGAGCATCAGATTCTTTCATGAGGTCGTTGTCAACAGCATCTTGTGCTGTTTGTGTTCTATTTTCATAGTATGCGTTACGCTCGTTTCTAGTTTCCTCTGGAATCTTAGCTAATAATAAACCGCCAACTGACACTACACCTGCGTGCTTACCATCTTGAATACTTGGTAACTCAAAGCTTCCTATCTCTTCAGATCTGACAAGTTCAAAGCCTTCTCTCGTCCTAGACATAACATTCTTTTTATCATCAGCATTCAAAATTTCAGCCCTGATCCATCTATAGACGTATCCAGGTGGTGCTGGTGGGGTTTCTAACATACTTGGGGGAGCCCAAGGTTTGCGTGAATCACTTGCTTCACGTGTATCGGCAGAGCGGGACACTCTGTTATCTTTTATAAATTTTCCCTTTTCATCTCTATTCATATTTACCTTTTTACAAATTTAGCGTACTCATTTAATGGTACGTTTAGTTTTTTAGCCATCTGAACCTCAGAAGGCGATAATCTTACTTGCTTCTTAGTAGGCGCTGCAGATGTATCTGCTCTACCTGCCGAAGCAACTCTTTGTGCAGGTTTTTTTCCACCGTCTTCAACATCGTTAAAATTTTGTGGAAAAACCGTACGTATTCTTTTATCAATCTCAGTATAATACTCATCTGTCCTAGGATCAAACCCTTCTTCTTCAACTAACTTACGATGTGTGTTCATGGCTGAAAGAGTCATATCCTCATCTGTACCAAACCAAACATTTTTTTCCATCCAGTTTTCAAGTTTAGGATCAAGTGGTGGTGATTCTTGATTTTGAGGTTGAAAATTTTGTTGTAAAACCTGTTGATTTTGCTGTTCTTTTAAAACATTTTGATATTCTAATTGCGATTTAGAAGCATCTATTTTACTTTCTTCTACCGCTATTTTAGCAATAATATCTTGTGCTTTACCTACTTTATCAAAATCTTGCTCTTCATAAGCTGCTTTTAATGCAGCCTGAGCTTGAACCTTTTGAGATTTGAGTCTAGTCTCAGCTTCAGATAAATATGATTTATCTGAGTTAACACTTTTCTCTTGTAGTTGCTTATTCTCTGCTTGCACTTGATTAGCATAAGTGTAAGCTGATTCGCTTGCTCTTTCTGCTTCTCTTAATCTGCGAGTGAGATTTGATATTCTTTTCTTAACCCTTTCAGAATAATCTTCAAGCTCAGGATCGTCTTCTTTTTCTTTAGACTCCTCAGCTTGAACCTCTTCTACAGGATCAGAATCGACTTCGTTTTTTTCAGTTTCTTCAGACTCAATCTCTACGATTTCACCCTCTTCAACTAATTCTTCTTTTTTTACTTCTTCCGTCATAAAAACTCCTATATTGCAACGATGTCTGTAGGATCATGTATGGTTGCAATCACTTCATCATCATTAATAATTCTGCATTCTGCATCATCACCTAATTTAAACTTAGCTCCTGCATACCGTCCTATCAGCACCCATTGTTTTTCCTTACACCAGCTTTCTCCTTCAAACTTTGCGTCCTTGTAACAGCTAGGACCCATCTTCACAACGTATGCGCATACGGTTGCTAGGGTTTCCCTATCTATTGTGTTTTGTAATAATTGAATTCCACCTTTAGAAACACCCATACCAGCAAATGGAAGAATTAACATTCTCCAACCAGTTGGTTGTGGCATTCTTTCTATTATTGATTTATCTAAAAGTGTTGGATCTAGAACTCTAGATTTTTCAGGAACATAAGCCTCTTCGACTTTTTCTCCTGTTTCTTTGTTTTGCTCTTCTACCTGTTTAGCAACGTGGTCAGGTACTATTACCTTGTTCGTCGTTTTCGTCATCTTCAATAACCTTTCCTAGCAGCTCTCTAAGTTCTGTCTCTACTTGGGCCAGAGCTGTATATTGCCCCCGCAGATACTCTAATTGACTCATATCTTTGACACCAGCCAATATAGTGTCTTTTATACCCTCTCGATTTTCTCGAAGGTATTTTACTAAATTATCCCTCACCCAAACTACTGACATTAATACACGCCTGAAAATTTAGTTCCTGATTCGGCTATACCTACACCTCTTGATTTACCTTTACCCATACCAGGTTTTGGTGTGGTGTTGGCACTAAATTTTTTCTTCTGAGCATAAGAAACACTACCCTTGTTACTATAACTTTGTTTGTTCTTCATAACCTTTGGGTTTGATAGTTTGTTTATATTTGTTCTCTTAATCATTTTTGTATTATAAGTTACTTTTGATATTTTTGTATCAAATCTTGTATTTTTAATTGTTTTTGCAATTCCATTCTTTCTCTAGTTAGGTCTGCTTTTTCATCAGCAATTTTTTCTTGAGTTTTAATTCTTTCAACATCTATCCTATCTTCTCTACTAGATTCTTCAGATCTTCTCTGCTGATCAGCTACAAATTGTTGCTGTTCTTGAGCTAATTCTTGACCTTTAAGAGCTAGTTCTTGTTTTCTAATTGTTACTAAAGGATCTTCATCACTTGGAGATGAAACTTTTTGAGTATATTCATTAACAAGTTCAGCTAAAATTGGAGCTGAAAATTGAGCAACCAGTTGTTGTATTTGTGCTTGAAGCCTTTCTTGTTCAGGAGCTGGAGTTTGTTGCATTTGAGCAGACATTTGTTCGTATTGCTGTCTAATTTCAGGTGGCATTTGCTCTATACCAAGATTATCAGCTTTCATTTGTAAGTGTTGCATAATATGAGAATGAATCATAGCTTGTATTCCTGCATTTGATTGAACTGGTGGTGTATTAAATAAACTCATATGAATAGCTATATGTGCATCATGATTTTGTTCTGGAAAAGCTTGTGCAGGTTGGCCCATTAATAACATATTGTTTTCCATACCAGCTTCAACAGGTAGTGGATCACTATTTGGTGGTGGCACCAATAATTGATCGGGGTTATCTACACCAATAGCAGCATACATTCTACGGTAAGATTCGTATATACCGTCTCCCCCATGTATTTCTGGGTTTGAGTTAACTAATTGCATCATTTCTTGAGCCATAGCTATTCTTTGTGATGTGCTAAATATGTCTGGATTTGAAACTGGAACTATATCAACTCTGTCGTTAAAGTCTTGAGCTCCTACTTCTTGATTGCCTTCTGGTGTCATGTATGGAAATTCATTAGGCAAATACTCTTGGAAAACTTTTGATAGAAGTTTAAATTCTTTGCGTTGAGCATTATGTAATCTTTTATGAATGGCAGATAATACTTTTGTTGACCTTTCTAATAATGCCATAGTTGTTCCAACTGGAGCTTGTGGATTACCTTGGCCTGTATTAATTTCTGCAATAGAGGCAAAGGTTTTACCAGAATCAACCAAAATTCCAAGTAAATTTAATAAAGTTCCGCTAGGTTCTTTAAAAGGAAGCGGTTGTATCGACTCTCTTAAAGACCCACCAGGGGCATCCACATCTCTGAATTCTCCAGGCTGTAAGGGTGTATCTTCATCCCTTATCCTAATACCTCTTGTCTTAAACCCAGCAGGTAGGTTTGCAAGGGTACCTGCATCAATCAATTGCCTCATAATGGACGTGGATGCCTTTGACAGGCCACCTATCATATGAGTTAAACCAAAACCGTAAAATCCTAGTCCTGGTAAAAACTTAAAATGAACAAAGTATTCTACTTTATTCTTTAGAGGATCATCCTCATTAAAATTTCTTCTGATTGATAACACTTCATTTGAATTAGAGTCAATAGTAATGATGTAAGGAAGCTTAACTCCTGTAGGCTCACCATCTTTACCCATATCTTCAAAACCTGGTATATCCAAATTTGCGTGAATTTCGTATAGAATTGCAACTTCACCATCATCGTAGCTTTGTTGCATTCCTGTTAACTTTTCTATTTCTTCGTCTACTTCACCATATTGATTGTCTTCTCCCAACTTAACTTCTACCTTTCTATAAAAACCTGTTGCTTGTAATTTTTTAACATCATTTTCTGACATCTTAACTACATTTGTTATTCGAGAACATGATTCTAAGTCCGTTGTGTAATAAGGAACAATTAAATCTTCAGGAGCAACAAACTTTGATACAGCACGACCCAAAGCTTCATCATAATAAACCTTTTTAAATGCTGAACCCGCTAAAGGTAGGTAAAATAACAATTGATCTAGTTCTTGGTCATACTCTTCCATTTTATGAACGATTTGATAATTCATAAATTCTTTAACTCTTTGTGCTTGTAATTCAACATCAGAGTCATAATTACCTAACACTTGTGTTTTTACAGGGCCGCCTGCTGGCAATAACTCTTTATAGGCTTGTGCCTGAAAAGAAGTAACTGCTTCTCCTAGTAATGGGTGAATAACACCTGAAGCACCCTCAAAAGGTTCTGATCTATCTTCGTCAAACTTCATACCAAGATATTTAAGTCCATCTGTATAAGTTTTTTCCCAATCGGATCTAGAAGATTTGTCTTTCTCTACTCCAGCCATAAGATCATTAGATATTTTATTAAGCTCATCCTCTTCCATACTTTCGGCTAAGTTGTCATAAAAGGAAACTTCTTGAGGAACATCTAACTCACTTTCAGGAATTGCGCTTCCATCTTCCATCATAACAAAACCAACCTCTTCTTCTGGTTGAGATATTGTTATTTGTTCGATAAATTCTTCTTCAGTTGGCGTTTCTGCTTTTGGTAATTCGCCTTGTCTTTCTATTGCCATTAATGTATCTGCCTTTCTTTGTAGCTAGCAATATCCATTAAAGGGAACATTTCGCCAACTAATTGTAATTTTAAATCTTTTGCCTGAATACTTGCAACCTCTGCATTCGGAGCCATAATCAAAGGGCCATCTACTTTTTTACCGTCTTTTTCGTATTCTGTCATATAGAACTGAATCATACTAATAATATACCCTCTTTATAGGAGCTTTGTCTTCCTCTTCATAATCATCTCCTAAAGAAACTAATCCACCTTCACGGAAACGCATCAAAGCTTGAGTCATTGTATCACATAAATCATCGTTGGCTGCGAAAGGAAATGACGCACATTCTTCAATCATATCATCAGCAAAAGCTTTTTGTGGTGCCCATACCAAACCTGACTCAAAAATAGGCGCAACTGAATGCATACGAGAATGTTTGTCTTGTCCTCTTGATGGGGTGTAATTGACGACAGGAATCCCAAGCCTTCTAAGCTCGTGTGTTAGTGGAGTTCCTGATGCTTTAGCTTCTATTAACACCATATCTGGTTCCCAATATTTGTATTCATCCATAGCTGTTTTTTTCAAATCTGGAAAATCCCACCTACCCTTCTGGCAGTCCAAAAGAATAATCGAATCAGGGGCATCCTCTGAAGGTCTAAAAACACCCCAAGTGCTAATAGCGCTATAGTCAGCAGTCTGTTTCTTACTGAACGCTGTATCATATGATTGAATAATATATTGTACATTAGGAAGTGACTCATGTTTCCATTCATTCCACCATTCACGCTTAATAATTGAACCTTCTTCAGCCGTTGGTGTCTGCATCCATTGAGCATTCCATTTAATATTAGGTAGAGAAGCTTTAACTTTAAGCAATTCATCAATAGGCCAAAACTCAGGCCATAACGGTTTTTCGGTATCAGGAAAAATAGCTGGAAACTCTATTACTTCCCATTGATCTGCTAAAGGTTCTTTTTGAGCGTCTAATAATTTTTGAGTTAGATCTACCTGACTCCATCTAGTCATAACTAAAACTATTGCTCCTTTAGGTTGTAAACGTTGTCGTGGTCCAGATGTGTACCATTCCCAAGCACTCTCCATAGCCGTTAAGCTCAAAGCATCTTGTTCTGAATGTGGGTCATCTATTATAAGTAAGTCTGCACCTCGACCTGTAATAGCTCCCCCTACACCCGCAGCGAAATACTCACCACCTTTATTTGTTTCCCAACGACCAGCAGACTTGGAATCTGCCGATAAATTTACTTGAGGAAAGATGGCCGAATATTCTTCAGTATCCATTAAGTTTCTAACTTTACGACCAAACCTAACAGCAAGTTCTCCAGTATGGGTTGTTTGCATAATTTTTTTATTAGGGTATTTACCCATAACCCAAGCAGGAAAGTAAGTAGAAGCAAATTCAGACTTAGTGTGTCTTGGTGGCATGTTAACAATTAAACGGTTAATTTTGCCAGTAGCTATATCTTCTAGCTTCTGAGCAAAAATTTTATGATGTCGACCGCAGATAAATTCAGGCCATATGTGCTCGATAAAATCCATAAAACCTTCTTGGCAGGTTTCTTGATTTTTAAGAACTTCTAAACGTTCTTTTAGTAGCAGCGCCTCTCTAAGCTCGGCATCTGATAAGCTTTGTAATGTCATAAATTATTTAATAATCTATCTATATTAGCTAATCCCCCATATTTGAATGCTTTAATTCTTTTACCGTCTTCTATTATTGCTTTTCTGATAGGCTCTAAATCAAGCACATAACTTTCAGTAACTTTTAATTTGTCGTCTACAGGAACCTTAAAATCTAGGTCATAACCTTGGTTAAATGGGTCTAGAAAATGATCCACATCAAGACTTTTCAAAGGCACCATTTTTTGGTCAACACCAAAATCTTTTGTATAGTTTTTGTCAATTTTTTTAACATCTAATGCATTTCTATCTACGCCCAACTCTTTAAGAACCCTTCTTGTTTCAGTAACTATATCGTTGTAATGTCCTTGATTTTTTTTATTTGTCCTATATCTTTGACTTACATCTTCACTTTTTAATATTTTTTGAGGATACATAGTAAGATAATCTATATCAGGATTTTGCGCTGCTAAATTTATTAAGTTTCGAGTTGGTAAAATTTCTGATTTTGATGATACATCAGTAGCATAAGGATCTTTTAAATGTAGGTCTTGATTTCTTAAATTTATAGCTTCGTTAGATTCAATGACGCTCTGATTAAGTCTATCAATTATGTCATCTAAAGTTTTTTCACCCTTTACTGTTAAAGAAAGTGGGTCAGTTTTAGTACCTGTAAAAAGTTCAGGGTTGAACTTAAGCTTAAAATTGTCGTATGGCAAACCAAAAGTTGAATCTAATAGGTTTGGGTCAAGAGCTTCTCCTATTCCCGCATAAGCTGAAGCATCAAATCTTAAAGGATTAGATTTGCCAGAACTATCTTCTAACATTTTTGTACGAGCTTTTAAAAATTTAAAAATATTTTCTAGTCCAGGAGGCATTACAAATTCAGATACTTTTCCAGCTGCTATTTCTCTTATTTTAGTATTAGCTAGTGCCCTATCTGGAGCCAAATCTTTTATTTTTTTCTCAAGTGCATCTGAAGCTGATTGGTGGTCTAATTCTAAAAGATTAAGTCTTGTGCCTTCTTCTTTTGTTAGTCTAGTGCTCATATTTTTAGGGTCAATATCAGTAGCTAACTTTGGACTTGCATCCGCATTAAACATATCGTCAAACCTACTATACTTTAATTCATTTATTTCTTTAGCAAGTTTATTTGTTTTATCAAGATCAGCTGCAAGTTTTTTTTCAATTACATCTACGGTAGGTGGTTTTAAAAATTCTTCTTTACCGTCAGACAAATAGGGCGATTGCCTTTCTCCCTCTATTTTTCTTTTTTCTGTAATTTTGCCTATTTCTTCCACATAATCAGACTGAACTCTGTTAACCCTCAGTTCATTACCTAAAGATGTGTTTCGAACATCAGTAGAATCCATTGAATAATAGTCAGGATAGCGAAGTATTTTACCGTCATGTAACATCTCAGCATCTTTTTTGTAATGTAATGGTCCAATATTTCCTGATTTACCTGGATCAACACCCTTAATTCTATAAACTCTTTGTGTTTCTACCTCATCAATAATATCTCCGTACCCAGGAGATGCAAAATGTTCCTGAGGAACCTCTTGAATATTGAATAAATCTTTTTGATTTCTTGCCAAATATGCATCAAATGCATTTGGCGGTATCTTGCCCTCAGAATATTCTGGAAGCGCTTTAAAGTAATCTTTAAATTCTTGGCTTATTTTTCCGTTATCATCAAGAACTTTTAAACCTCTAAGCTCTCCTTCATATCTAGGATTATGTTTTTTTATTTGAGATATTAAACTTTCTATATTTTTTGGTTTATCTCGGTTAGGTAAATTTTGAAGAAATTCTCTAGTGCCTGATATTAACCCAAAACCAGAGGAAGGGGGCTCCTCTGTAATTGCTTTAAATTGCATATTTTCCGTATCAACTGGACGAATTTCTGGTCTAGTTCCTGCATATTCATTTGCTCTTGGATCGTCTATTTTTACAGATGAAGGTCCACCACCCATATCGTCTGCCGTTCTAGCAGCTCTACCTATACCCTTAACTCCAATCTTAGCCACATCTCCTACTGCGCCAAAAAAAGGAATAGTAGAAATTCCTGAAAGTCCTGAAAGTAAATAATTACCTAAACCACCAAGAACATCACCTTCTTCAAAACGCTCACCCCCTCTAGTACCAAATTCCTTAGTTTCAAAAACTGCAAGTGCGTCACCCACACCAGGGGCTAAACTAACTGCTAGCTGATCAGCAAGTGGGAGCTCTTCAAAAATACGGTAAGCTTCTCTATTCTTACCCTCATCAATTAAGGATTGTATTTGGTCTATTTTTTCTTTTACGGGAGCTAAAGCTTCTGCTCTTCTAGCTTTATATTCTTTTAAAGTTTTAGATAACTTACTTTTTTTAGGTCGAGTGTCTTCTACCCCAAACATGTTTACTCATCTGATTGAAGTGATTCTATAAGCATCTGAATCTCTTGGTCACTAAGCTCTCTGCCCATCATACGTTCCATTATCATACGATCTCTATCTGATATAGTCCTACCTGAATCCATTACTGGAGCTGGTACATCCTCATCATCAAAGAAATAGTCAAGAGCTAATCCTGAACCTAAGCCTAACGCTAATGATGGTAGTGAAAATTTGGGTGCCTTTGTTCCTAGCTTAAGAAGATCTTTAATACGGCTTTTAAAAGTATTTTGTGGTACTCCTTGAGAGATTTGAGGAATCATCCGACCCCCTCTGTCCATTTTATACCTAGACTCTGGCCCAACTCTAATTTTGTCAGAAAATTTAATAGGTCTTTGGCTACCAATTGCAGATCTATAATCTTTAACCATTCTAGCCATTTCTTCAGGAGATTTTCCATCAAGTATCATTTGCTGAACTATTTTTATTTCTGTATCTGAAAGTGTTCTTTTACTTGGGTCAGAAATTATTTTTATTACCGTATCAACAATACCGCCATTACTGTATGAAGCTAAATTCTTTTTTTTTTGAAATGCTTGTGCTAGACCACCATTTGAAAAAGGAGTAGCTGCTTTTTTAAGAAAACCTGCTGCTTTTGAATTTGGAGCAATTAAATTAGTAGCTAAAGCAGCCATCTGTAAAGGAGCGGTAGCTTTTTTGTAAGCTGCCCTTGCTGCTGTTTTAGCAATATCACCACCTAAAGACATTTTTACTGGTGGGTAGCCACCTTGCATATTAAAACCTGGCGGTTGTTTGCCTATTGGGTTTATAGGTGCAGGAGCACCTATTGGATCTGGTTGTGCTTTTGGCGGTACAGGTTGACCACCTGGACCCCAATCACCCACATAATATTTAGGTTGATAACCACTACCATCTATTGGTCGTGTGCCGTACTCACTAGGTGTTGTTGTAGCTGTTCCTAAATCATATGGGTTGCTAGGCGTACCTTGAACTGGCGCTGGCGCTGGTGTTGGCGCTCCTATTGGTGGATTTCTATAAAAATCTAAGTAATCATCAAAATTAGGTGGTGGTGGTGTTCCGCCTATTGGATTTTGAATAGGATTGGTGATTGGTTGTATTGGTCTATTCATTAAAGGTGGTGGTTTTGGCCTGTAATTATTCTCCTTTGCAGCTTGTTGTTGAGAATTCCAATAATCTTCTGCTCCTGGATTAGCATCAAAATAAGCTTTTAATTCATTCAAATAACGAATCATTGTGGAAGAGCCTTGTTCTTGTTGGCCAGTAATTGGATTAATATAAATTTGCATATCCATTGTTTGATTTTCTGGCATCTGAGGCATATCTGCAAATAGATTTCCTACTGGAGATCTGCGTTGTGAATTAAAAGAAGGGTCCATATAGCCTGGCGGTAATCTTCTGCCCATTATTCCGCCACCCATATAAGGTTCAATTGTACGATAAGGTAATCCGCCTCTCATATTTTGGGCATTATTAAATCTGGCTCTTCTTTTTAGGCCTTTACTTAAAGTTGAGAAAAATGACATTTTTTGATTATATACTAATTCCTAAGCTATTGTCTTCTTCTGAAAATAATCTTTCAGCAAATTCTAGTTGCTCAATAGTGATTCCAAGTTCAGAAAGCATTTGCATAATCTCTTCTTCGCTAGCACCTTGAGCCATCATTTGTTCAATAATCGCTCTAATCTCCATTAAAGCTTGTTTAGCCGCCATCTTGTCTTCTCCAGATAGATTATTGATTTCCGCTTGTATTTCATCAGGGGCAACCATTCCTGACATTTGTTGGTTCATCATTTGTGGATCCATATCGTGATACTAAACATTCTAACCGTTAAAAGCAAGAGGGATGACGCTTACCTTGGTGAAGGAGAAGAGCTAGTAAAAGCGAAGTAAACGCCATTCCCAAAATAAAATATAACATATATACCCCCATATGGGACCCTTTCTAAAAAATGAAATGTTCGTACGAGAGAAACGTTGTGTAAAGTATAGTGTATATACCCCGTAGGGCAAATGGGGTGTCGCTGATCCGAAAAACCCGATTTGCTTCCCGACTCATCTGACCAATAGAGTCCCAAAAAAAAAGGACGACCGAAGTCGTCCCTCAAGGATGATACCTTTGATTATTTATCCATCTAGCATTCCCCCTCTATCTTCGAACTCTGCCTCAGCTTGTTGCTCGGCAATATACCTTTGGGTATCTTCGATAGCTTGGTTAGCTACTTCTTCATTCCACTCGCCATTCTCAATTAAGTGGCGACCGTTTATCACTAAGTCTTGCAACTCAGTTTCGTGTCCTGGGATTCTATTCCCATTCTCGTCTATTATTTGAAAATCTAATTTCATCATAATTCGTTCTCCTTAATTAGTATTAGACTACATCTTGTAAACTAAGTCAAGGTTAGAACAAAAATAACCCATCTTTTTTTCAACGAGAAAAGTGGCCACACTTGCCAGGGAATCCAGGGAGAACTCTGACGATACACATCAACCTGGTAGTGTGACCTTAAGTGTTGGGAGATCCATTTAACTCCCGATTCCGACCTTTATACGTGATCCCGACTTACCCGATCTGATCTAAAACTATCCCAATCACCAGGATAACTATAAATAATATTACAAACTCCATCAGTCCAACTCCTTCAGCTTCTGTTTAATATTAATCAAACTAAGGCTGCTTAAGTCAACGTGACCTTTGTCTTCGATAATCTCTACTTCTCCCCTTCGGAATAACTCTCTTAAGTGTTGGTCAAAGTTATTGCCCATCACTTCCTCGTACGTAGCTTTAATTTTATCCTTCATACACTCTCCTTTTTTGGAAATAGTCTTTCTCTTAGTGCGTCGTTTTTTGTAAAAAATAACATGCCACTTTCCAGGTAAGTCCAATCAGTTTTGAACATCCTGTTAATTTCAAAATAAACTTCGTTAAAAAAATCTATTTCTGCCAACATTTCGTTTTCAGATATTGAAAACTTTTTCATATAAGTTTCTAAGTCCACAAGTTTTTGGTGCTTCTTAGCTTCTCTAATGAAACCAACCTTTTCAAGTATGGTCTTTATTTCTTTCTCCTTCATATGCTCTCCTTATTAACAAGGTTACCACATGTAACTAATAAGTCAAGAACTTTCTTCATTTATTTTTGAGGCTTACCCAGGCGAATGTCTACGAACAGATCCACCAGGGAATGTAGGAATAGGTGATCTTATTGTGTTAATTACCCCGTAGGGCAAAAAAGCCAGGGCCCCTTCGGAGCCCCGACAGTATCCCGACTAGTCAAGCAACACCATATATGCTTTTGGCTCATATTGTTTGAACCAATCACAACCTTTGCGTACTAAATCCCAATCGGGCTTGGCCATATATTGCGTCCCTATTACAACATCATATACGGCTACTGCGTCAGCAGGTATTTCTATACTTTCCCCAGAAAATGGGTTTTTAATGGTTTGAGGTTCATTAAAACTATCAACCTCTACTTCGAATGGTAATTCTCTTTTACTCATTTTTTAATTCTCCTTAGCTTTCAGACTACCACAAGTAACCAAGAAGTCAAGCATTAAGTGCTTCTATTTTTTAAACGAAAAAGATCTATCACCTAGCGTATCACCCAGGATCTAGAAGACGTGTTGTCTATTGTGTTATTTAAACTTTTTTTTATTAAGCCGAGAGTCCTAAAAGAACTCCCGACTATAATCCCGACTTAGTGAGTAATCTTAGGTTTAACACCTAAAGCCAACTCTATCCAATCTTTGTTTTCTTTATAGAAAGGCATATTAGTTGCAAGTGCCATTTCAACGGCTAAGTTTTTAGCTTTAGTAAAACCTTTTTCTCTACCCATTTCACTTACCAAGAAAGGTAATTCTTGCTGTAAACTTTCAAGACAAGTATTCATTATCTCTTCTTGGTTTTCAATATCGTCGGGACAGGTCATCATTAGAAAGTAAGGAACGGCTACTTTCTCAATCTGAGTTTTTGGATGTTTAATCATCTCGTCAACTTCTCTTTCACTAATCATAATATTTTCTCCTCTAATTATTAGTTATCTATTAGTTTACCTACAGTAATCAACAAGTCAAGAGGAACGAAAGAATAAGTGGTTTAATTTAATCCCCCACATTTCTTCCAGGAAGGGCTTTGCCTGGCGATCCCAGGTGCCTGGAGAGGTGAATAGTGTTATAATAGTAGTGTGTCTAATAACCACCCGACTGCTTTATATGTGTCCCGACAGTTCCGACTTATATAGAGCCGACTTGTCTGCTTTTCTTTTGCGAGAGAGCGACAGAGAGGGTAAGGGTGCTATTTACCCCCACAATACCCCATAAAAACTATATACTTATTTATATTAACTGTTGACATTCTGTATACAACTAGTAGTATATAACCGTTAACTATTTTAAGGAGAAGAAAATATGTCAACAAGAAGCAATATAGCCGTTGATAAAGATGACGGCTCGATTATCAGAGTGTACTGTCATTTTGACGGTTACATCAACGAGGGTGTAGGACAAATACTACACAACTACTACAACGATAAAGATAAAGCTACAAGTCTAGTAAGTAAAGGCGATATATCTGAACTCGGTACTGACGAAGAACACACCAAGTTTTACAAAGACAGAGGTTTCTCTTGGGGACACACCAAAGAAGATTGGTCAAATATCCAACCAATACCAAGTCCTGATAAATACAGTATGATGAACGAAATGAGAGGTAATTTATATATTGAATACCTTTACTACTTCGCTACTTGTGAACATATACCCGAAGGACAATGGTATGTATCAGAAAGCAAATTTTTAGATACGGCAGAGATAGATATAAATGCTTATCATTCTAGTCTGCACTATTGGACTAAGTTTATACCTTTAGAAGCATTTTTTACGGAGAAAGAATAATGAAAGAATACATTTTAAGATGGACTTTAGAGAAACGAGTAGAAGTTAAATCAACAGAGGAAGCCCAAGAGATCGCTGAAAATTCTGAAGATTTTGGAGATGTAGAAGATTTTGAAATTGTTGAGGTGAAAGAATCATCAATGAAAAGGTGGACTAGCACAATAACATATACTGTTACCGATATAGGTAGAGAGTGTGAAACAGAAGAAGAATATAGAGAAAGTGTTAAACAGTCTTTTAAGGAAGAACATAATATACAACTATATAATCACGATATAACCGATATTAAATTTGAGGAGATGGAAGAATGAGCCACCCAATAGACAATATTAGCGACTACTTACTCCAAAACTTTACAGAAGAAGATATCAAAACTATCGCTGAATGTTCAGGCGATTCTAGTGGTATTCAAGGACTAGAAACACTTGAAGAAATATCCAAAGCATACGACTTCTTAAAGGAAGATATTTGGTCTTTAATTGATGATGATATATGTGGAAGCAAAGTAACACCATTAGAGTATATTGCTAGTTTAAATGGTGGAGAGTTTGTCAGTAATGACGAAGAACTAAGGAACATACTTGTATGGTATGCCTTAGAAATTTCTGCTTCCTTAACCGTAGATATTGAAGAGATTGAATAGGAGAGAAAATGATTGATTATAAATATACCGACAGAGTTAAAGTTAAAGGCCAAGCGATCTTTGGCTCTTGTCTTGCTTTTACTAAAGATGGATATGTTTTGTTTGGAGATGAAGAAACCAACGAAATCCGTAAATATAAACCGACTGAACTAGAAAAGTCATACGACAAATAAGGAGAGAATGATGAAAAAATATAAAATAACTAGAGAAGCAGGTTTATATCAAATAGATTTTCAAGCTAAGAATTTTGAAGAACTAATGGAACTTTATAATGAGGGTGTTGTAGATGAAGTATTATCAGAAAAAATGGAACATCTGCATTACAAAATTACTGATGAAAATGGGAATGTTGTATATGAACACACATACACATAAGGAAGTGAATGATGAGTAGAGGGTGTTGTAATGAGTGTGGTTATAAAGCCGACTATATAACGGACTATAACAATTATGAAGATAAAGGTTATAAAAATATTGATGAAGTGCCTAAAGATAAAATGCTTTGTGGTGTTTGTTATGAGGAGATGAATGATGAAAGGTAAGCTAACTAAACTTGATGAGTGGGTTTATAACAACAATATTAAATACCACCTATACACTAAGATACCTTTGTTGGTCTTAGTTGTTTTTTATGTAGTCTTTTTTATGGGGAGTGAATGATGAGTGATGTATTAGATAGAATAAAAGAAACTTGGGCAGAAGAACAAGTCGAATCTTCTTTTGATGATTGGAAGTATGTAGCAGAAATTTTAAAAGACCACTTTTTATCTCAAGTAGAAGATAAGAATAAAAAAGAATTTATAGAGTATCTTGAAGAACTTAATTATGACGAAGATTTTATAAATAATATGTTTAAAAGGAGTGAATGATGAAATACGATAAAAAAGATTTCTTAGATTACTTGAATGCACATAATTTTGATTATGTTGAATCGGATCTCGGCAGAGTTAAAAAGATAGGTTGGTTTGTCTTTGCCGAACTTCGTGTAGATGATGACTCTAACCGTTTTGATGTGGTCTTATTTGATACCAGGAATAGCTTTAGAGAGTATATAGACACTTATGTGTCCGAAACTTTTAAATGGGATACCGAAACCTTAAGGCGAATAATTACAGGAGAGTATTATAACGATTAAAACATTTGTAAAAATAGCCGTAGTAGTCTTAGCTTTGTGCTTTCTGCCTCTGCTATTTATCTTCTTTGCTTTCTTGGGATTCTTGCTCGACCATATCGACAACAGAGGTCTTAGGTAAATCTTCTTCAGATTCGTCAGTTATTTCCCCCTCGATAACATCACCCATTAAGTGCTTTAATCTATTCTCGATTTCAGCTCTCGACATCTGATCTATCTTGCCATACCTAACTTCTTTCTTATCTACCACTAGGCCACCCACCTTAAGCAAACTGTTTTGCGCAGCTATCGCAGCGTTAAATGAGCCAGATTCTAATGCTTTATCCCTAATATCATACAGATCCTTAACTGCTCTATCCTGGTTTAATTCATATTTCTTGCGCACTTCACCCATCAGATAATTAATTTCTTTCTTAACTTCTGGATGTTTTAGTAATTTGTAGGCCGACTGCCTTGCGTCTTTGTACCCCGATTTCCTAGCACACTCTACATAACTCATATTGGGATTATTAACAACATTCCAAACAAACACACGCTGCATACGATTTAATTTATTAGAAAGATTGAAAAACTCTATCGCAGGATCTTCAGCAGAATCCAATAAAGGTTGAAACCCCGATTTAACTTCTTCTGTCATGTAAGGAATTTTAGATGATACTGATAGTATATGCAAAGAATAGTGGCTATATTAGGGGCCTAATCTGGCCCAAAGATGTTCTAACCCCTACATAACCTATATGTATACACTTCCAATCTTAGAATGTAGCGCAAGTCCTGTCAAGATTTTTATTTAAATTAATATACATTTAGTCCTAGCCCTATGACAAAAATGAAAAAAATGTTTTTAATCGGAAAGTCTTTATACATCTACCTTTCCGACGTCACTAATACTATGACAAAAATATGACAATAATCAGTCGTAGTTAAAATCTTCAGAAAAAGGCATTTCTTGATACAGGCCTTCATACACTTCTGGCTCAGTATAATGAGAGATAATTGTGTCCATTATGTTGATAGCCTGGTTAATATCTCCTGTTTCATGTATAAGACGTGAGAAAAAGTATGACATACCCCAAGTGATAGACTCTTCTACCCCGACATTTTGTGATTTATTGAAGTGGATCTGTGCGTCTAGAGTTCTCGCAGTTTCGCCTGGAGATGGCTCTCTGAAATAGCTGTTCATCTTGTTTGCAATATCTTTCATACTTTAAGCATAACACTTTAAAATAGGAAAAATAATCTAGACATTCTTTAAAATATGCTTTATAACTTCGACAGTCCAACCGTTGCCTAACATCTTATACCTCTGCGTGTTAGACACATGATTAGTATAGTTGTCTGGGACTGTCTGCAACCTTTCACACTCCAAAGGTGTTAGCTTTCTCCAAGTAAGGTCTTCTTTTTCAATACTTATTTCGTGGTCTTTATTAAGGCTAGGAGTGACCGTTCCAACCTTACCGTCTTTTCTTGGCTCTAATTTCTTTGCTCTATAAGGGGTATGATCTTTGCCTGTTTTTTGCCTTACCATTCTACGCATTTTCTTAGCTTCGTCTGTTCTAACTTCTCTATAAGATTGAACTACCACTTTTGGCTCTCTGTTGCCACCACCCATACTGTTTAATGTCGGAGATTTACCCTCTGGGCTATACACTCTTCTCAATATATCGTGTCCTTTGATGTCAGCAGCCATACCAACCTGTTTTGGCTTTGTTTCAACTAGCGTATTACCTGAACCAGCAGTACCGCCTGATTGAGCAGATAATGTAGAAGATTTACCATCTTGTGAGTATATTCTATTACCCTGCCCACCATCTTTAATACTACCAACCTGTTTTGGTTTACTTTCTCTTATTGCTTTTTCATTTACCCACATATTAGCTGTATTATTATTTGGTCTGATAGTTGTAGACTTATCGCCCTTTACTGTTCTTTTGTTGTAAGTGTCGTTAAATTCTGAATCTTTGTCCTGCACATACCTTTCGATAGCTTCCTTACTGACAAATTGTTTGTCTTGTTTGGGTGTAGTAATCTTTGGACTATCACTTCTGCCTAGTATCGTAGGCGATTTGCCACTTGGATCATACACTCTGCGTTGTCTTTCGTTGTCTTTAAGAATCTCTCTTGGTATGTCGTATGCTTTTTTTGGCTTATTAACTAACTGCCTTCTTGATTTCTTTTTGTATTGCTCAACACTTGCGCCCTTGAAGTAATTAGCGTCAATACAATATGACTTATCTCTTTCACTTTCGTAATCATCTTCCAATATATCTCTCAACACAATACCCCTATCTTCTGGTTGTTGTATGTTAGGTATGTTGGTCCAATAGTATCTCTGTCTTGATTGCGCACTCAGAAGCGAACTGTTTATGAGAATAGGCTCTATACCAAAAGCTATTTCTGGATAACACTTAGACACCTCTTGCGAAATTATATCTAAAAACTCTTTCTTCATTCTCACATTCTCTAGTAAGAAATATCTAGGCTTTATAGCTTTGAGCAAACGAATAAACTCAAAGAACAGCGCCGACCTTGGATCATCAAAAGCCAACTGTTTACCTGCAAAAGAAAAACCTTGGCAAGGGCTACCACCCATAATTAAATCAACATCTGCAAAATCTTTTGGATCTAAGTTAGTAACATCACCCACCTGAACGGTATTAGGGTAGTTGGCTTGTGTTACTTGGATAGCATACTTGTCTATCTCACTTGCGTAATATGTTTCAACGGGTATGCCGAGCTGATCTAGGGCTATCTGCCCACAACTCATACCATCAAACAAACTTAATACTTTCATACTTCATTACCCCAAACATCCCAACCGTCTGTTTTATGTCGGGCAAAAAGTTCTATTCTTGGTAGATCACCACTACACTCAACAATAGTATCTCTAAAGTTGTGTGGTTTTTCTGAGTGCCTGCCTGTTTTTTCAATAATTATATTTTTTGTTCTTTTATTTTCACAAAGTTTTTTACCTCTAACACCAAAAATAATATGTTCAGTACAACCCCTAAAGTAATAACCCATACCCATAACTGGTGTTCCGTCTTTATATGTTTTTAACCAAGTTAATAATGTTTTATATTCAAAACCCCAAGCCTTACAAACATCTAGCCCTTCTTGTATAAATGGATTAGTTACCCAAAGATATAAATGTGCCTGATCTGCAACCATATTTTTTATTGGTAGATTTTTTATATCTTCAATATTCATTACGTCATAAACAGATTCAGCAGAATGATTACCATTCCTTTTATATTGCCAAGGCGGATCTGCGTAAATTATATTGTATTTTTTGTTTGGAAATGCAACTTTCATTTTTCTCCTTTTTTCTATTCGTGTTACAATTTTTGTTAAGCAGAGGATTTTGTCGTTTAGGCTCCTCTGTAACCTTATGTCTAAGGGAGAATTAACAAAGACACAATCAGATCTAACTGATTACGACAAAAACTGACCTTCATCATGTGAAGGCCAATCATAATCTGAAGTTAATACATCAACTTCCATACTAGCATTATTGGTTGCTACACCTTTATGCTTGATATGGCATTTTTCATAATTATGAATTAATTCTTTGTGGCAATCATACCCCATGTTTACTGCTTCCTGAAAAGCGTCACATTTTTTTGTATCGTCACAAATTTCATCACAATATGCTCTAAAAAGCCTACTCATCTTGCTCTCCTCTATTTTCAATACGGTTAAATAGGCCTTCAATATGCCTACTATGTTCAGGTGGAAGCTCGTTTATCAACTTTATCAAGTTAATAACTTCACTCGTAGCAAACCAAAGCTGTTGTTCAAGTTCGGTTTGTTTGCTTTCGTCTATTTTATTCTTAGCCATGTTTGACATTATAACCACAATCAGTATACAATGTCTACTATTAGTAACAAAATATTTAAGGAGAGATTATATGGAAGCTAAAAAATACGAAAGAAAAAGCTATGATGAAGCTATAAGTAAGCTGAATATAGGTGACACAATAACTGTAGATCGTAGATGGGGATTCCCATCAGCGCAAAGAATATTTAGAGCTTACGGTTTTGGATTCGAAGTTGTTAAGAAGCCAGAGCCAGGGTTATTCACTAAAACACTAAGGAGAATTACATAATGAAATTACCAGAAACATTAGAAGAACACGATCATCTTATAGTTGGGGATGCCTGTTATTTTCCAGACATGCCTAATCAGATCTACCACAACTCACCAGGAATATCTTCATCAACGATAAGAAGGTTTGGGGTTTCTCAGCTACATGCTTTAGAAGAAGAAATGGAAGATAGTCATGCTTTAAGATTTGGTTCTGCAGCTCATGCTTTGATAGTTGAAGGCGAAAGAACTTTTAATGAAGAAATTGCTTGTTTGGTTGGCTCACCATACACAAAAGCCAACAAAGAATTAAAAGCAGAATATGAGTCTAGAGGACTTACCGTTATCTCTACTTCTGATAGAGATCATATTTATAATATGCGTAATCATTTAATTCCTGAAGGAGAAAAGCTTTTACATCCTAGTGAGAACGAATATCCAGATGTTTTTAACTGGCCGTTTGAACGTGCTTTGTATTGGGAAGAGAAAGGTTTACTGTGTAAAGTAAAAGCAGATGTTATTAGATACCCTATAGATGGAACTTTTGATGACAAACAAATAATTCTTGTAGATTACAAAACCACTCAAAGTGTTGAACCTAGATCCTTTATAGGTTCGGTTAAAAAGTATCAATACGAATTACAGGCTGCTTGGTATAAAAGAGCGTTTGAAAAAGCTGGATTTAAAGTTCAAGACTTTTACTTTGTTGCTCAAGAGAAGAAAAAACCTTATGCAAGTAAAATATTTAAAATGAAACACCAAGATATGGAAGCTGGTTGGATTGAGCTAGAAAGATTGTTGGGAGAGTATAAGTCTGTTATTGAAGGCAGAAACATTCCTAAAATTTATAATAGCCCTAATGTGGTTGAGGTGGAGTTATGAGTATAGATAAAATAACCCCAGAACAATGGGATGAAGCAACCAAAGAGATAAATAGTATTGGTCCAGGCGTTGATATACATGCAGAAGAAAAGTGCAACTTTCAAGGAGAAAGCGATTTAGTGAATCATCCACCACACTACAACAAGGGTGGTATGGAGTGTATTGATTACATTAAACAACAATTAGGATCTGTAGGATTTAGATCTTATTTGGAAGGTAATGTAGTTAAGTACATCCATCGTCATAAATATAAAGATCAGAATATTCGGGATCTTGAAAAAGCTAATTGGTACTTGGATAAGTTAATTTCAGAATATAAGAACATGTAGCATTTCTTTCCTGAACTGTGTGTCGCTACATGTAGATAGGGAGCCTTTCGGCTCCCTTTTTATTTACACTATAATAACCATTCGAGGAGAGAATAAAATGAATGATTATTTGTATCTTAGATTAAAAAAGAAATAAAAAAAAGGGGGAAACCCCCCTTTTTTTAAATACCCAACAGTTTACAACTTGGGAGTGGAATCCTTAGGGGAAGATGGTACAGGGCTTAAATATTCGCCTATTTTAGTCTTATCAGACTCTACTTCTTCACCATTATTGTTGGTCCACTTTTCTTTCTTATGGTAAATGCCAAGATCAAGAGTTTTATTTACAAGCTCTAAAGCACTACCTGGAAAGCCTTGCTTAAATCCACAAGCCTTAGATAAGGCCGTGAACATCTCATTAGATATTCTTTTAGCTTCACTATTCGCCGCCCATAAATTGTAGAATTCTACATGATCACGATTGGTACCGTTATTCATTTCAAAAACTACTTTTACAGTCCAATTACCGCTTTGAGATTTATACTTTTCAGCAGTAATTATTCTTGCAGAATTTGGGCCTACAGGCGCAAGTTCTTTTGCAGGGGCTGGTTTTGTAATATTTTCCAACCACTCTACACCATCAAAATCATTACTCATTATTCACTCCTTTTTCTTTTATATTAGTAACAAATCCTAGTTTACCTATAACACTAGTAAGGTCAGGTGTTTCAAACCCTTCGAGTTTTCCAGACCTGTCTTTTGCAGTATAGCCTTGACCTACATCAGTCTGAAGCCATCTGTTTTTTACAGTCGCACCATCATCATCTTGCTCTTCGATTACTCTTAATGCTAAGACTTCATCAAAGAAGTAAGTAATGGCTTGACCAAGTTTAGTACCAACCATTTTAGGTTCATACTGCATTACATTATCAACATTTTGTTTTTCCATCTTAGATACAAAAACTACATGCATATGTAAATCTCTATAAGCCCTCATAACATTAGTAACAGATTCTTGAACATTACCATATGCCATACGAGGATCTTTGTGTCTTGCCTTTTCAAAATTTAAAAGTATTTCTGACATCTCTGAAATAGAATCTAGACATACAGTATCGTAAACTAAATCTCCATTTCTCAGAGCTTCACAAATTTCTATAATTTCTCCAGCTTCCTTAACCTGTATCACGTCAATATCTTTCTGATCTCTAACTGAGAGTAACCCAGACTCCATATCAATGAACAGTTTCTTTCCTGGTGCTGTTCCGCAGAGTGTTGTTTTACCAGACCCCGCTGCACCATATACGAGTATTTTAGCCCCCTGATCTTCTACAAGATCATTAGGACTAACAATTCTATCTTTAAAATTTGTCATAATATTCCCTCATGTAAAATTATTAAAGTATTGACATTATATTACAACATGAAATACAATTTGTAAAACATAAATTTTTCAATTTGTAGAAATGAAAGAAAATTACACTTGGTTAGCAAACTATTATTTCAGAAATAAAATTCTATCTACAAAGTATTTGAAAAAATTAGAAACTATAAACGTAGAACCAAAATATAAGGAGAGAGAAGTGAAAAGATATACTTTAAAAGAATATATAGAATTTATTGGCATGTCAGAAGCAGCTAAGTTATTTAATTGCTCTATGCATTCAGTAAAGGCTTACAGATACGGCCATCGACAACCATCAGTTGAACAGGCTAAAACAATTATAAGAGCTTCAGACGGCAAGCTAGATTTTGAATCCATTTATGGTAATCTCGAAGATATAGTCGCTGAAAGTTGTTCAACCTAAATCTAACAGAAGACGAGAAACCACTAGACCTAGCCCTCGCATATTACGACGAAGGCTTGTCAGTAGTACCTCTATTAAGAAAGAACAAAAAGCCCCCTGTTTTCTTGGGTGGCTGGCACCAATATAAAACCGAAAGACCTAAAAGAGAAACCGTTATTGAGTGGTTTGAAAATAGAGAGGATCTAGTAGTTGCTTTGATATGTGGTCAATTTATTGTGGTAGATGCTGACACCCCTGAAGCTATGGGATGGGTGGAAAATAATTTACCACAATCTCCATTTAAGGTTACTACAGGTAAAGGCATGCACTACTATTATAATAATCCTGAAAACTTTACTACCTTTGCAACGAAGAGAACTAACGACACTCCAATAGAAAGATTGATTGATATTAGAGGAGAGGGCGGTCTAATAATTGCCCCTTATAACAAACATGCAAATGGGAACATATATAGACCCAAAACAATACCAGAATGGGATCTTTTTGATTTTGATGATCTACCAGACTTTACAGAAAAGGAATGGGTGCAGATAACAGGAAATGGTAAAAGCGTTAATGGTAATCTTGTTACTGCGCCTTTTTCTTTAGATGGAGTAAATGAAGGGTCTAGAAATGACCAAGCGGCTAGGCTTGCAGGGTATTTAATTTCAAAAAATCTAAATCTAGACTTTGCTAAATTTTTCATGCAATCTTGGAATGATCAGAATCAACCGCCTTTATCTCAAGCAGAAATAAACTCTGTTGTTGATAATGTTAAAAAAACACACGACAGAAAAAATCAAAGAGCCCCACTATTTACAAACACAAAAGAACAGATAAGTCCGCCCAAGAACCTATTCAATCCCCCAGGTATCTTAAAAGACATGTTTAAATTTTGTGAGGATATAGCGCAAGTTTCTCAACCAGAACTATCTGTGGTTGCTGCCTTATCTCTTGTTAGTGTTGTTTGCGGAAGGCTTTACAGAACAAATATGAATAATTTTTCTTCACTATTTTTTATGGGGATAGCCAAGTCAGGACAGGGGAAGGAAAATATAAAATCTTTTGTTGAGAGAGTTCTTAATATGTCAGAGCATTCAGAGCTGGTTGTTGGAGATGGTTACACTTCATCTGGAGCCGTACATTCAATACTTAGATACAGACCAACTCAAATAACCATTATGGATGAATTTGGTAAAAGGTTAGAAGCTATAGGATCTCAGCAAAATACTAACAGAGAAGACGGCATTCAAACTTTGATGGAAGCTTGGGGCAGGTGCCACGGCACACTTAGACCTGACAATTATTCTCTTATGGCAGTACCAGAGCAGTTTAAAGATCAAGCTATGAATCGTGTAACACATAAGCCAGCTATTACATTAGTTGGATTATCTGTACCACAAAACTTTTACAAAGCTTTAAACTCAGGACGTATAGCAGACGGCTTCTTAAACAGGTTTCTTGTAATTGAATCTAAAGAGCCCCGTAAAGTTCAAAGACTTAAAAAATTTAAAGAAGCACCATTAAATATAATTAATTGGGTAAATTGGATAAGAAGATCAAGAGGTGAGTTTAGTGGAGCAGAACTCAATAATGCAGAATTACCATTTGAGCCACATGTTATTCCTTTTTCTCAAGATGCTGAACAGCTATTAAAAGAGTTTGCTTCTGAAATTATAAAAAGACAAGAAGTGTTAGAAAAAGACAATCTTGAACCTTTACTTTCAAGAACAAGAGAGAAAGCTATGAGGCTATCACTCTCATGCGCCTTAGCAGAAAACCCAGATTGCAAAGAAATATCGGGAGAAGTTACTGAATGGTGTATTGATTATGTTCGTTATTATGATTTGCTTTTTATAGAAGCTTGTAGAGATAAGGTTGCTTCGTCAGCAACCGAATCAAAAATAAAACAAGTTTTGTCTTTTATTAGGTCAAGAGGAGAAGCAGGCATTTCAAAAAGAGAGGTAGACAGAGGAGAGCTGTTTAGAAGTATGAAGTCTTATGAAGTAAAAGAAATTATAGAACGGCTTAAAAATGCAGGAGAAGTTCAAGAAATGGATATTAAAATTGGGGGCAAAGGCAGACCAACAAAAAGGTTGGTTGCTGTAGACCCAGCATATTATGAAGATTAACAAGAAAGCTTTACACGAATCAATTGTTGATACTGGTATAGGTTTACCACTCAACTGGATATTCGCTTATCTTGTGTTATTAATGTTAAATGTATTTGGTGTAAAAGATCTATTAATTATATCTTTAACGCAAGTAGCTGTTTTGACAGTAATAGCAATTATAAGAAAGTATTGTGTAAGAGTTTATTACGGGAGTAAAAAATGAAAGTACCAAGTTTAGAAACTAGAGACGACCAAAAAAGAGAAGAAAGAGTAGCAGGCTACCTTGAAGGAGTTTGGGATGTAACCTGCCATAAATTACCAACATCATATTCTTTAGACTATTGGATTGAGTCCAGGGAAAAATGTTATTGGTGTGAAGTTAAGGTAAGAACTTTTGAATATGATAAGTATGATACTTTTATTTTATCTGTTGCTAAATTAAGAAATGGCGCAAGTTTTGCTACAGCGACAAAGGTGCCATTTATTACTGTGTATGCTATGACAGACGGCCTGTATTACCATGAGTGGGATCCAAATCATGTTTATGATATAAGGATGAATTTATCCCCAGACCCAACATACGATGATGATAATGAGCCATATGCTCACATACCTAAAGATATGATAAAATGTATTACAGATAAACCGCTTGGTTTAGATAGAAACGAAATAGGAATATGAAAAATTTATTAAAAAATATTGTCGGTGCAGTAGCACCAACACTCGGAACAGCATTAGGTGGACCTTTAGGTGGTATGGCTAGTAATGTTATATGCGATGTTTTGGGTTGCCCTAACAATCCTAAATCAATAGAAAAGGCTGTTGCAGAAGCAACACCAGAACAGATGATGAAGCTCAAGAAAGCAGAGCAAGAGTTTGAAGTGCAAATGAAAGAGTTAGATGTAGATATATTTAAACTCGAAACAGAAGATGTGCAAGATGCTAGATCAAGATTTAGTGGAGATTGGACATCTAAATTTCTTGGCTTTATAACTATTGGTGGCTTTATGGGATATATATTCCTGGTGACTTTACAACCACCAGAGCAAAACTCAGAAGCATTAATTAATCTAGTGTTAGGTTATCTTGGTGGTCTTGCATCAGCAGTTATAAGTTTTTACTTTGGTGCCTCACATACACCAAAAGAATAAGTGCCGAAGAAATCAAAAAACCAGTTCACTAAAGGACATAAACCTGTAACAGGGGCAAGAGGTAAAAAGACTTCTATTGGGAGAAACAATGTAGGTTTTTCTCGGATGAATAAAAACAAAAAAAGGTCTTGGAAAAAATATCGTGGGCAAGGATAAATTAAATATTTTTTAATATGGAAGAAATAGTAACCATAATTCAACAAGTCGGATTTCCTATTGCGGCAGCTTTAGGATTAGGTTGGTTTATATATAAGCTGATAATGAGAATTGTTGATGGAATGGAAAACAAGCTGGATGTAGTTGATGAAAAAGTAGCAGAACAAATAACCGCTATGGAACAAAGGCTAGGCACAAAGCTTGACTCACAACACGGTATACTAGTAGCATTAATAGACAGAATAAGAAGTCTTGATAATGAAATTATTAGACAGGACACTTTAATAAAAACTATATTAGGTGTTCCACAACTTATTGATAGCAATAAAATAGCTAAGGCAGACAGGGATGACCAAAGAAAAGATTAGTAAAGAATACTATAAGAGACATCAAAAGAGAGGTTGTGCTATTATCTTAGTCCCACTTCTTGCACTTCCTCTCTACTCTGATGAAATTAAATTTCAATTTAAAAACCCTTCTTTTAGTGGTGTAGGCACATCTGCTCATTACCTTACTATTGATCAGCAAGAGTACACTAGGAGAGAAGCATTAGAAGCTGAAATAAAAGCCCTTCAAGAAGAACTAGAAAGAGATGCAGAGAACACTACTTTAGCCAGGTTCTTAAGAAATTTCGAGTCTAGGATATACGCTCAATTATCAAGACAATTGGTTGATCAGCTTTTTGGAGAAGATCCAGCAACTCAAGGCGAGTTTACTTTGTTCGATAATTTAATATCTTGGACATCTGACGGTGTTTATATAACTCTAACAATATATAATACACTTACAGATGAAACTACAGAAATTACTATTCCTATCGGCGACTTTGGTTTTTAGTGGGTGTGCTACTCATGTTAAAAATCTTGCCCCTTGTATAGATAATCCAGATCACGATTACAAAGATTTAGTTACTATTATTGGTGAAGCTAAGTGTTTTTCTAAAAGTGCTTTTATCAACGAACCAATTACTGATGCAATAAGTGATGTTCCTCTAGCGAAACAAAAGCCTGTTGTAGCTGTTTATAAATTTATAGATGCTACAGGACAACGCAAGAGTATAGACGGTTATGCTAGCTTTAGTTCAGCTTTAACCCAAGCGCCTGAAACTTATTTAATAAGAGCCTTAAAACAATCTAATTTTTTTAGAGTTGTTGAAAGAGTTTCTATAGACCACCTAACAAAAGAAAGACAAATTATTAGATCCACTAGAGAAAAATTTGATGAAGATGAAGATCAAATGCCGTTACTTTTTGCAGGTGTATTATTTGAGGGAGCAGTTGTAGACTACAACACCAATCTTTTAACAGGTGGTGTTGGGGCTAGATATTTAGGTATTGGCAGCTCTAAACAATACAGAGAAGATACCATTATTGTTTCTATAAGAATAGTTTCAGTATCTACTGGAGAAATATTGTTAGAGACTTTAACAACTAAAACAATTTTATCAGTAGGTCTGTCTAATGACTTTTTTCGCTATATAGCAGATGGAACAAAGCTTGTAGAGTTTGAAACAGGTAATGCTATGAATGAAAGCAAATCAATTGCGTTGCAAGCAGCTATAGAAACTGCTATCGTTGACATAATAAAGCGGGGTGAAAAAAGGGGCTATTGGCAATATATGGATAGATAAATTATGAGATTTTTACTTTTATTTTTTTCTTTCGCTTTAGCTGCTGATAATGAAATTTTTATTGATCAGAGTGGCTCTAATGCAACTATCAAGCTAGAACAGCTTGGTAGCAATAATTTAATTGGCGGAACATCTGCTGTTTCGGGAACGATGACAGCTTTTGATTTAGATGGTACTGATTTAACTCTAACTATTAACCAAATTGGTGATAGTAATGTTTTTAGATCAGACGCTTTTTCCTCTGATTATGTAACAGGGTTCTTTGATTTTGAAGGAGATAGCAACCAAATGGATATTCTTTTGAATAGTAGTGGTGCTTATAGTGCAGATTATGCTGATATAAATATTGATGTAACTGGTGGTAGTAATACTTTTGATGTTGAAATAGCTGAAAATTCAAATGCAGATTACCTAGATCTAGATTGGATTATTGATGGTGATAGTAATGAATTTGATTTCGATATTGATTACGAAAATGCAACCAATTATATAGATATATTTGGCGACAGTAATACTATTACCTTTTCAGGTAGTGGTTATGCTGGCACTACATCAAGTGATTCAGGTTACTTATATATGGATATAACTGGAAGTTCTAATACATTTGATATTACACAAGCATCTACTTTAGCTAGAGATTGGTTAAAAATTACAGGAAATGGTTCGAATAGCAGCTGGTGTATTGTTCAAAATGATGGTGGTGTTTCCACTTCATGCTGATGCAATAGGCGATATAACAGAATTAAAAGGGTATGGACAAGTTCTTAGGGATGAACCATACCCTGCAATTCTAGACTTTGATATTAATTCATATGATGATATTCGCACTAGAGCTGGTCGTATTGCTATTACTTTTCTTGATGATTCCGTTGTAAGATTAACCGAACATTCACAATTATATATAGATGAATATATATATGATCCTAATCCATCTAACTCTAAAATGGCCTTGCAGTTTGCTAGTGGTACTATTAGATTCGTAAGTGGTAAGTTAAATAAAAACAACCTTTCAATAAACACCCCAAGCAGCCAAATAGCGGTAAGAGGTACAGATTTTACCGTAACCGTTAATGAAATAGGTGAAGCTTTAATAATACTTTTGCCTGATGAGTATGGGGATGCTAGTGGTGAAATTGTGGTTTCAACAGCACTAGGACAAGCTATATTAAACAAACCTTATCAAGCCACAACCACTAGTGTTTATGAAAAACCGCCTACTACTCCAGTACAATTAGATATAACTTTAGAGTTTATAGATAACTTGCTTATAATTTCTCCACCCAAAGAAGAGCCTATAATTGCTGAAGATTCTACTCAAAGTGCTAAAGATTACCTAGATTTTAATGAACTAGACGTAGATTTCTTAGATGAAGACCTTTTAGAAGAGGAAGAAGATCTTGATTTCTCTGAGGTTGATATAGATTATTTGAATGTAAATTTCTTTGAAGATCTGCTTGATGTATTAGATTTATTAAATGAAGAAAATGAGGAGCAATTATTAAATCAAGTTTCTGGTGTTGTTGTAGAAGGTACTCAAATAGGACAAGACCTAGAAACAAATATAACGACTATAATAGAAGGTAGTCAAATTAAACTAATGAGAACAGTAAATCAAAACGCACAACTAATATTAAACTCAGATCAATCCTATACGGTTATCTTTATCCAAGATGGGGTATCTAAAACCGTAAAGATAAATGGAGCTTCTTCGTCTAACATTACAATTATACAAGGATCAGGATGAAAAAGTTTTTACTTATATTTGCTATACTGGCGCTTCCTTTAATATTCCAGGTTGCTCCACTAGAAATACTTAAACTAAAAACATTTGATTACTTGGTCCCTAAAAAAGAACCAACAGGTAATTTTGTTATTTTAAACATTACAGAAGAGGATGTGCAAAGAGAAGGGGGTTGGCCTTTTCCTAGAGATAGGTTAGCAGAAATTCAAAGAGATCTTGTAAGAAATGGTGCTATTGGTGTAGGATGGGTAATAAGCTTTGTTGATAAAGACAGGTTTGGTGGCGACGAAGAATATATTCTCGCAATTCAGAAATCCCCAAATACAGTAGTTGCCACCTTTTCTTACGATAACGAAAAATACCCACTTCCAACTGGTACTGTAATTTTAGGAGAAGATGTTTCAGGTATCAGGTTGCCAGGACACCTACCAAATATAAAAGGTATAAGAGAATCTGTTTTAGAGGGTGTAGTATCTGCACCAGTTGATGTTGATAATTTGGTAAGAAGATTACCACTACTATATGAAATACCAGACGGTTGGGTGCCAAGTTTTGGTACTCAAGTATTAAAGTCTTTAACTGGATCTAACACTTACATTATTAAAACAAATGCAAATGGAATATCAGAAATAACAGTTCGTGGTATTCCACCAGTCCCTACCGACTCACTAGGAAGGAAATGGATTAGTTGGGTAGACACACCAGAAACAACATTAAAAGAAATGAATGTTGAAGGTAAGTTTGTATTTGTTGGAGTAAATGCAATTGGAATTATGCCAACACTTGCAACTCCTGTCGGTTTACTCGAACCTCACAAAATTCAAGCAGCATTATCTGAGTCAATTCTAATTCAAGACAGCCCAAGAATACCAGATTGGCACTTGGGTGCAGAATTCTTAATTTTAGGATTTTGTGTCTTTCTTATTTGGGTTGTAAGCTCATATCTTGGTATTTTTTGGTCTATCATATTAGGTAGTGGCATATTTGTCTCTACGGGGCTTGTAGGGCTTTATATGATAAATAGAGGCATTTTAATTGATTTTAGCTACACTTTAATAGCAGAATTCGTTACTGCTAGTGTGGCTTACTACCTAAACTTTAGAAAACAATATAAATTGCGCCAACAAATTAAAAAACAGTTTGAGCATTATCTAGATCCTAGACAAGTTAAAAGATTGCAAGATAATCCTGAGTTATTAAAACTAGGTGGAGAAAAAAGATATTGCACATTTTTATTTACAGATGTTAGAGGATTTACTGCCTTATCAGAAGTGTTACCACCTAAAGAAGTTGCAAAAATTATGAATGCAGCTTTAACCATACAAGCTAATGCTGTTCAAAAAAATGGCGGTATGGTGGATAAGTATATTGGTGATGCGATGATGGCAATATTTAATGCACCATTAGATCAAGAGAATCATGAAGAGTTAGCTATAAAAACAGCTCTTCAGATAAGACACGACATAAAAGAAGCAAAGTTAGGTATTGAAATTGGTATCGGTTTAAATTCTGGGCAAGCTGTTGTAGGTAATATGGGTAGCGATTCACGCTTCGATTATACTGCTATAGGAGACTCTGTAAATACCGCAGCAAGATTAGAGTCAGCAACTAAAGCCGTAGGTACTGATTTATTAATAGGAGAGTCAACAGCAGCTAAATTATTAGGCACAAAATTAAAAAATCCTCTTAAAAGATTAGACAGTATAGAAGTGAAAGGTAAGTCTAAAAAACTTAATATTTATACTATTGATTGACCGCCAGTTAAAATAGCTGCCCTAACACTAGGATCATTAGATAGGCTACCTTGATTAAGATTGGTTGTTAAAGGTTTAACGGTAGGTAGTTGTATGGTTGAAGGTGATCGAACAGATTTTTTAGCCTGATTAATTATGCTTTGCAATTGATCGTCATCAACTTCATTTTGATTTAAAGTTTGAATATTCTTGTCTAGTTCTTCTCTTGCAGTTTCAGAAACTTCTCTTACACCACGACCTATTTCTGTTAACCCATAAAGCCTAAACATTCTTTCAAATATTTCTACTAGCTGAACTCCCGCAGATTTATCTGTACGAGCCATCATCTTAAGTATAAAGGGAGTTTGAAATGCAGTTCTAAGAACAGCTAGTCCAGCAATAGTAGGCCATAAAGCAGGGTTAAATGCGTTAATAGCAATAGCGGCTGCGATAAGAGTACCTGCAGCTCCACCACGACCTACTTCTCCTCTTGTCATTATATCTATAGTTTTGCCGTAGTTTTTTAATCCTATTGCTATATCTTTACCAAACATAGCTTCTAGTGTTTCATCACCATATGATCTTAAAATATTATTAAATTTATCTGCTTGGAAAATTTTTGTAATATCTCCTTTTTTAGTAATGCCGTCAAAATCAATTGCTCTTTGTAAGATTTTGTTCATCGCATTATTTTGAATTTCTTTAAATGATTCTTCGCCAACAGTTTCTCTTATTAACTTAATATTAGAAGCCCCTTGAGGTGTAAATATTTTACTTACCACCTCTTCAGTTGTTGCTTCTGGTAATTTTCTAATAATTAGATTGCCTTCAAAAGAGGCTGTTTTAGATTTAGCTTCAGCTAACTCTTTTAACCCCTCTAAAAAAGCTTTTCCAGTTGCTGTTTCAGTAAGACCGCCTGGGACTTTTGATTTGGTAAATTGTGTTATTAGTTTTGTTATCTCAGCAGGTTTTAAGTTTGGTTTTAATTTATTAATTTGATCAAGAACTCTTAAAAAGTTTTCACTACCTAAAGCTTCATTTGCAAAAATTTCTCGAAGTTTACCTGGAGATTTTCTATCAAAGTTTTTAAGGTAAGTTGTAAATTTAGCAAAGTCTACTGTATCTGTAGCTGCATCAAAAGAATCTTGAAAAGCATCACTTATTAGTTTTTGTTTTAAGTTATTTCTTAACTGTAATTCATTTACAGCTTTTAATCCTGTTGGTGCTGTTGTTTTAATATAATCGTCGTAATTTCTAACGGCTTGAAAAATATCTCTTAAATCTCTTGTCTTACCATTCAAAACAGCAGACTCGTAAATTTCAAGAGGATCATAAGCTCCATACTTACCTTCTGCTTTAATTTTCATTAATTTTGCATTATCAAAAGGAGCTAAATATTTTTGAGCGCTTAAATTAGCGTCTTGTAAAAGATCTGCAGCTCTTGAAATTTTTTGTGTTTCTAAAGCATTTAGATTAGGGGCCGCTCTTTTTAAAATTGTTGGGTCAGCCATATCGTCAAAAATTCCTTGTAATTCTTTAATAACATCATCTGTTATTTTTGTAAGAAAACTATCACTCATAGTTAATCTTCTTTCTTCTTTAAGGGTTGATAGTGCATTTCTTAGACCAACTAAAGTAAAATCTCTTCCCCCTTCCATACCAATATTTTCTACTCCATCATCCATTCTTTGAATAATAGCTCTTAAATATGCAACAGGATCGCTGTTTACATCTACAGCATCTCCAATATTAATTCTTGCAGCATAGTTAGTATTTACATAGTCATCAATTATTTTTCTAGCATTATCTAGTCTTGGCCTTACTATTTGTTCGCCTATTTGTTTGTTAACAACACCTTCCTTTAAAGATCTAAGCTCAAGGTCTACAATTCTATACTTGTCGGCTAAATTCTTATCAACACCTGCTTTTGCTTTTTGGAGTGCATCTCTTATTTCTTCACCAACTTTACCAAGAGTTATAGGAGACCTATTAATACCCATTAAAGTAAAATCTTCCATAACATCTTCAAAAAGTTTTTCTATACTTTGTATTGTTTGAACTTCAGAAGTTTTAACCTTGGCTAATTGTGCACTTACAGATTTATCTAATAAACCTTTTTGCTCTGGGCTCATAGCTGTTTTGCCTTGATACCTTTTTAGTAAGCTTGTTAAGCTTTGACCGTCTACTGATTCTTTATTTAATCTAGCAAAAAGTTCAGTCATACTTCTAAGTAAATATTTTTTAGATTCTTCAACTCTTGTATTACCTAAAACTTGTTCAGCAAGTGATTGTACTTTGCCAGGCAACTGTTTATTAAAAGCCCCTTGTGATGGTAAGCCTTTTTCTGCATAAACTTTAATAATTCCATCTTTTACAGCTTGGTTTATTTCTTTTTCAGTAGCCTCTCTCCCTAGCTTCAAATCAAGCTTCATTACATCATCTAAGTTTCTTCCTTGTGTAGCTTGACGGTATAAACGTAAGTTATCAAAAGGAGCATTTTTACCGAGTAGTAAGTGATACCCTACACCCAACAGTTCTCCAATTCCTTGTGCTCCAGCCCCAAGAGTTGTTTCAAAGGCAAGTAAATTTCTTATTTCTTCCGCAGATTGCATTTGCAATCCCATTTCTAACTCTACAAATTCTTCTACACCTTTACCACCACCAGTACCGATACCACTAGCAATAATACGGTTAATTCTAGTAGGCTTATTACTGAATAATTTAGTTAGTTTTGATACTAAACTTAAAACTCTAGCTTGTGGAGTTAAAGCAAGAACAGCACCCAAAACAGGTCCAGCTATTCCAGTAAAGTCGGCAAGATCTCCATCTGTTAAGTTAAATGAGTCTTCGTCAACAATACGGTTTAACAAAAGCTTAGAACCGTCTGTTAGGGTAATATAGTCTGGTTCTTCTCCAATTCTTACTAATCCAGCAGGAGTAACAGCTAATTGACCTCTACTGTTGTAGGTAAATCCATCTTTACCAAAAATTTTTTCAGCAGTACCCTCTCTTTCTAAAGGGTTATCTGCTATAGCCAATCTTCTTCTTATAGACTTATCTCGAACACCTGTTTCGTAATCAAACATTATTTCGTCTAAATACGGAACTGCTGCCCTTCGAGCAGCTGTAGCTTTAATATCGAGCTCTACCTTTGCTCTTGCTTCTTCTTCAGAGTCTGCCTCTACTTGTACTGAGTGCTGAGGATTAATTTGAACATTATAGATTGGCACTTTAATCCTTTGGTCTTAATGTAATAGTTTTAATTTCGGATGTTAGGTTGTTAACAGTTGCCGCACTTGGAGAGTAAGGATCTAAACTTTGTATTAACTGTATTAATGGATTGAGTTGTAGGGCTGATACTTGACCTTGGTACCCAAATGCAGGATCACTAATTTTATTGTAATCTAGGGTTATATCATTTTTCCTTCTAGCATTTGCATTTATAAGTTTACTTCTGCTTGCTCGTAATTTCTCTAAAGCTGTATCTCTGTTATCAAATAACCCTGGCGTACCAAATACTTGTACAACTATTTCTCTATCTTTATCTGATATGGTTCTGCCAGATTCTCCAAGTATTGCTTGCAGGTTACCTTGTTGTACAACTTTAGCTAACGCTTCTATTTTTGCTTGTGGTGCTAAATCAGCAAATGGGACATCATACCCAAGAAAATTACTAATTGCTTGAGCTGTACTATCAACCCACCCTTGGAATCCACCAATTTTACCTGGTGGTGCTTTTGCAATTTCCTCAATAATAATATCCATAAAGCCTATTGCAACTTGACCACCTTGAAAATCGGCAGAGTTTTGAGTGATATTTTTTTCAAAATCACTTAAAGTTTTTAGATCTTTAGGGTCTAACGAAGCTTGCCCTTCTAAACTTTTCTCTAATAATAATTTTTTAATATCAGCCTGCGCTTGTTCTGCAAGTAATTTTCTTTGAGCCTGTTCGTCAGCAAAACCGACTGCTCCTAAAGCAAGTCCTGAGCCAAACTGACCTTGCTCAACCAAAGACTTACCAACATTTCTTATAGCAGATAAAAACTTATCTGAACCAAAAAAACCAACAGGCTTAGTATCTGATAAATCTTTACCGCCTTTTTTGTCATCATCTGTAACTTCTGTTACTTCTTCTATTACTTCTTCGTCTTCGCCTTCTTTTACAGGCTTTTTGTCTTTAACATCTTTTAATGCTTCTCTAGTGACTGCGGCTAGAGCGCTGTCTTCAAAAGGTTTACCTAACAAGGAGCTTTGAATAGTTTCCTCATTTATCCCAGCCTCTATCTCTGCTAAATCACCAGAAAAATCTTTTATAGGTTCACCATCTTCTTTTGTTACTGTAGGGCCGCCTTGAATTTGCATCCCAGGTATGCTTAAAAGTTTTGATATACTTACTTCACTTCTGGTTGGAGCATAATCAAAATCTCTTGCTGCTATACTACCTGTCGCACCACCAATTATCTCACCTATAAACCCAGAAACAGGACGAGCCACCCAATCTTCTAAAAAACTACCCACATCAAAAATAGTTTCTTGTAAAGTTGCACCCACATCTGTTGGGCGATAAAAACTTTTGTTACCTCTAGTGTCAAAAGAAATTCCAAGCTTTTCACCAAAAGGAACATCAGCCTTAGAAAAATTTCTTAAAATTCTTTCTGCTTCTGGACCAAATCCAACAGCACCATTTATTATTGGATAAAGAGTCATTCCATCTAACTCTCCATTATTAATCATATCTTCAAAATTATCTGGCATTGTAACAACAACATTTTTGCCAGAAGAAGGGTCAGGCATAACTATATCTAATGGGCCTAAGTTAAGTTGATTAGAGTAATCTGCTGTAAGCTCTATAGAAGGTCTAAGAAATGTCGGGGCTCCGACGAATTCAAAGCTTAAATTAGGTGTAAAAGTAGGACTTTCGTCATTTAGTGCAGGAGTAGGTTCTGGAGTAGGTTCTGGTATGCTGTAATTACCTCTAAAATGATCGGGGTCATTAGATCTATTGAATGAGCTCATTCTTATGCATCTCCATAACCTGATCTAGGAGCAAATCCTGAATACAAGCTTAATGCAGCTCCTAAGCCACCTGCTTTAGGATCTTGAGGAATACCATATTGACTGTAAATTGCTGTTTTACCTTGATCGTATTGAGGTAACATATTGTATAGACCCTGCATTAAACCTAAAGGTCTCATAACGTCTTGATAATAATATTGTGGGTAAAGACCAGCTAATCCTTGTTGGAATTGAGCTCCTTGGCCAAACAAACCTTTTTCACGATAAGCCTCATCTATTGCCTGATCAAAGCCTCTTGATCTTAGCCCACTTACCATACTGCCTAATCCTTCTGCAAATCCTTTTGCTCTTTCTCCTGCAAAAAGACCTGCTCTAGAGCCATATGCTGATTCTCCACCTCTAGCAATATCTGTTGCTCTTTGACCTATTTCTGATTGTTGATAACCTCTAAGAGCGTCATCAATTGATTTTTGAACAACCAAATCTTCATATGGGTCCATAAATTTACTAATATCTTCATCAGTAATAGCAGAATAAGCATCCTCACCTAACTGTTCAGATCTTTGTAAGTAAGGCAGATACATGCCCAATCCACCCCCAAGCTGACTTCTGGCGTCTTGTCCTATAGATAATAATTGATTATAAAAACCAGGAGACCCTTCAGAACCAAAAAATAATGCCCTAACGAGAGGGTCAGAAAGTATTTCTTCCGTACGCTGATCAGCTAAAATTGGGTCTATCGGTTCTGCCATTATGCTAAACCCTCAAAATATCTCATTAAAGTCATCATGTTTTTTGCACCTCTTTGTCTATCAGGCTCCATATTAGGTGATAGTTCCATAATACCATCTTTGCCTTGTTTTAGTCCAACTGAACCTGCACCTTTGTTAGCTTTTGCTGTCATAACAAATTCACCATCAGACAACATCGCAGGTATATCATCAGAAGTCCCAGTTCCTGGGCCCATAGATTCGCCCCCATCACGCATATCTAAAACAGATCCACCTTGATTGTACTGCATACCTTTCGTATTTTTGTTTATTACATTTAGAACTGCTTGTTGGGTTGGGGACATTTTAAAACTTTCTTCATTCATATTTTTTAAATCCATTACATCTTGTGGGGTAATATTTTCATACCCATATACAAATACTCTTTGCAGTCTGTTTAAAGTTCTTGCTACATAAGGATCTTCAGAAACATCTACTGCAATATCATTATTTGCTGCAAATCCGCCGTTACTAAATCCTAAATTAAACCCGCCTAAGCCGTATGTTTCGTATCCATCTGATGTGTTATATGCAAAATCTGGTCTTATTGAGTCTCTAATGTCTCTCATACCGCCTGTTTGTTTTTCTAAGGCTTTTTCAGTAGCATCTCCATAATATTTAGCTAAGGCTAAAAGAGCAGGATCTAACCCAGATTTGTCCACTAAACTACCTATACCGCCTATTATTTCACCTACAGCTCCACCCCCAAGTCCTTTTATATAGTCTTCTATCATACCAAAACGGCTTTGACCTGAACCAGTAGTAGGGTCGTAGTTAGGGTCACCACTAAAGAAATTACCTAAAAAATTACCTGATTCTACAGGTTTATACATAGATTTTTCAGCAACATTAGTTATATTGTCAAATTCGCTTTGTGTTATCTTATTGCCGAACTCATCAATATATTCTTGTGTTGTATCTTGTGTTCCGCCCCCAAATAAAGAGCCAATTCCCTCTTTAAGAGTTTCAAAGTTCCAGTCGCCACCCCCAAAATCAAAGCCAACTTTGCCAAATTTTTCTAAATCACCATCACCACCTAAAACTTTTTCACCAGTAAATAGTGAAAGATAATCTGATGTTGAATCGTCGCCTTTAGCTATATTAATAGCTGCTTTACCTTTAATGTATATATTTGCTGGTGCTTGCCAAGGCCCAGGTATAAATCTTGCTACTTGAGCTACAGGATCTATAACTTTTTTAACTTTTTTCCAAAGTTTGCTTAAAAAACCAAATTCAGGTAATCCTGTATAAGGATTGATAGAAACAGTATCTCCACCAACAGTCACATCACTTAATGATGTATCTGTTTTAGCTAAACTTTTTTCTACAGCGTTTTTAAGCCTTTTATTGCCTGTTAAAGTACCTGGCGGTAAGACTACCTCACCAACCATAAGGTGTGCTAATTCTGTATCACCATTTCTCCCAGCTTTTGCTAGGGACATTATTCCATCTTGACTATACATATCTCACTTATAATAACCTATTTAATTGCTTATTAAAAACTAGCGCTAACACTTGTAGGCGATTTAATAGCTGCAATTTGAGTATCTAGACCTGATTTAAGGCTAGCTACCTCTGTAGAGCCTAATGTGGCCTCTACCCAAGCTTGAGTTTTAGCCTCATCTACACTCCCATAAGCCGTAAAACTAGACAGGTCAGAAGTGTCTAAAGCACAAGAGCCATAAACTTCGGCTGTATAATTAACACCATTTTCGTCTTTATCTGAATCGGTTGCTAGTAATCTCCAATGAACAGTATGAACAACTTTAGACTTACTGTTGTGTGTGGGATAGTATTCGTGTTGTTTTGTATTCCATGTATAACTTATTGCCATAAAAAAATTATACCTTTTTTATTATTCTTTGAACATACCATAAAAATTTGATATTGATATTGTTCCTGATGTTGGTATGTTGTCATTATCACCCGTATCAGATAAAGAAGGTACATAAGATCCGCCTCTATAATATTCTGATATTTCTATTGGATTACTGCCACCCCAAAAGGTCTGTATGTCACCAAAATCTATTTCTCCGCTAGTAATACTAAATTGTGTTATTTCATCACCTACTGATCCTGTTACAGTACCAGATTCATCTTGTGGCTCTAAAACTCCTGTTTTAAACATTTGAAATCTAAGATCGTAAGCTGTACCTGAAGAAGATGTTGTAATAGTACAAGTGCCACCATGATTGCCTGAAGCCCCAGAACTTATTGAACAACCTGCTGCTGCTATAGCTGAATAACTGTAATCTGATGATTGTTTGCCTGAAGGAAAATTAACGGTAACATTTATAGTGTCTGATTCTCTAGCATTTTGTGTTACATCTGTTCCACTACTTGTTAAAGCAATAGTAACTGCTCTAGTTTTAGGCATATTTTTCCTCTAACTTTTTAATTCTTTCTAACAGGTCTTTTGAACCATCAAGATCGTGTAGCCCTTTTGGTGGGTGTGAATCTTTTTTTAATTCTTCTATTTCTACTTTCAACTCTTTAATAGCTTCAACTAATAATCCAACAACATTTCCGTATCTTACAGCTTTGAATTTATTATCAGAATCATTAATATCTTCAGTCTCATATACGACTTCAGGTAAGACTTTTTCTAGTTCTTGAGCAATAAGACCTGTTGATTTTGAGCCATCTTCTTTGTAATTAAAGGTTACACCTCTAAGTTGAGAAACTTTATCTAATGGATTTTCTATTGTGGCTATATTTTCTTTTAATCTTAAATCTGAAGGTGAGCCATAAGCAGTAATATTTCCTAATATGGTTAGGTTTCCTGTTTCTCCACTAAGATTAAATAAATTATTGCTAGTGCTATTATGTTTACCAACAATAAAATCTGCACTTGCACTATTATTATCGTTTGAATCTAAATCAACATATAAAGCCCCATAAGTGCTAATCATAATATCGTCTGCTGCACTATTGCTTTGATTTCTTGAGAAGATGCCATGATGTTGGTTAGCATCACCATAAAAAGTAATTCCACCACCTCTAGGCATATGAATATAATGTGCATCTGTAGCACTATTATTTTTTAAACTAATTGTTCCATTTATATCAAGTTTATCTGAAGGTGAGGTTCTGTTGATTCCCACATTTCCTGAAGTATCTACACGAAGTTTTTCTGATGGTGTAGTTGCAGAAGCATCAAGTGCTAAAGTAAACGCATTAGAATTTTTATTACTTGAACCACAATCTAAAACCCAACTATTACCAGAAGCATTTAAAGTAATACAAGAAGATGCACTAGAACCTGAATCATTATTTCTTACTAATATTTGTGTTCTTGCGTTTTGATCTTCTTCAAAGATTGCTTTTGAGTTATATAAATCACCTGAACGACCTACAAAAAGATTACCTGAACTATCTAACCTCATTTTCTCAGAACTATTAATTCCAAAAATTAAGTTACTACTAGATTGACGAGTTAATAAATAACCGTCTGCATCTACTTGTACTAATTCTGTTGCACCTGTTGTCCCATCTGTATCTTCTAGTCTTAAAGTTGCAGGACCTGCTCTACTTATTTCTAAACCAGAACCTGCTGAAAAACTGGGGCTTGTTGTGCCGATTCCTACATTCCCTGAAGAATCTATGGTTAATCTATTGGCTGAATTTCCTATGTTGAATTTACCTGTACCATCTCTTTCACCCCTCATATACCATGCAATACTTCCAGATTCAGTAACAGCAAAACCACTACCTGTTCCTGATGCAGCCGAATTAGCATTATCAGCAGCAATATATGTGTAACCAGCTTGATTTTTTCTAACATCTAATGGGTAAGAAGGAGAAGAAGTTCCGATTCCTACATTACCTGTTGTATGGGCTATAGCCATCAAAGAGCTAGTGCCATTATTGTCATATATATTAAAATGGCTATTTGAATCTACTCCTAAATGAAAGCCATAAGCACCTGCTGATCTATATAAAGATATAAGTCTGCCATTAGTTCCACTTGGGTGTACTAATGTAAGCCTACTTGTTCCATCAGGTGAGCTTGTTCCTATTCCTACATTACCTGAAGAATTAATCCTTACTCTTTCAGAGTCATTGGTTCTAAACACCATAGCATTGTTATCATGCTCATAATATACTTGACCTACATTATGATCGTCTGCATCTGCAAAACTAATAACTCCATCACTTGACGAGCCACTTCTTATTGTTAATCCACAATCACTACTATTTTCTAAAATTAATTCATCTGATGCACCACCTACTGTTGATGCACCATTTGATGCTGTCATTACATGAAGTTTAGTTGCAGGTGAGGTAGTTCCGATTCCTAGACCTGTAGAAGTAAGTCTCATTTTTTCAGAATTATTTATTCTGACCTCTAATGAATGATTGCTTTTAGTTCCTATAATGCCTGTACTATTGCCATTTGAATATGATAGGTAAGGTATTATAGTTCCTGTTCCTGCATATATTTCACCACTTACATCTAATGCTGCATCAGGTGAGGTAGTGCCGATTCCTACATTACCTGAAGTAAATCTCATAAACTCGCCACTTGCATTTTCCCAAACAAATGGATTATCGTCTGCTGGTGTTACAAAAGCAGTTTTCCCAGAACCATCTCTTCTTCTTTCTATATAACTTTTTTCAGTTGTTCCTTCATAAAAAGATAGTCTTGATGAAGTTCCTGATTCTGCATTTCCACCATTACTAACAATTATTCTTGCTGGATTTGCAGCAGTATCTTCTCTTACCATTAGCTTACCTGCTGGTGAGGTAGTTCCGATTCCTACATCTCCTGTATCAGCTTCTATAACTATTCTTGGGGTATAAGTGTCGTTAGTAGCAGCCCCATCTGCTGCCCCACTTGATATTTCAAAACCTTTGTTTGTTGAATCTTGTGCTGCTATTTTCCAATTGTAATGTGATGAACCTGTTTGAAAATATAATCTAGGATCGCCATCATCAAGCAATATGTTTCCTGTAACATCTATACCATTACTTGATGTGGCTAGTTTTGCACTATCATTATGATATAAAGTGACTGGACCATCAGGTTCAAAGGTTGCTAATTCTTCACCACCAACTTTATAAAACCCTGATGTTGCTACACCCGCAGTAAATATTTTTATGCCACCTGTTCCTGTTTCGGAAATTATGCTGTTTGAGCCATCGTGATATATCTCTAAATCATTACCTGTACCAAAATAAGCTTTAATGTTGTCTGGGAATGTAAGTCCGTTAGCATCTAGATATGCTTCAATTTCATCGGTAATAGCTACGCCTGTTTGAGAAAACAGACCAAGTATTCCAGCAGTTAGCCTTAATTCTACATCATCGCCTGCGGAAAAAGATCTTGCTGAAGTGCTTTCTTGTGCTCTAACAACGGTAAGAGTATTACTGCTAATAGCAGTAACTTTAACAATTTCATTGTTAACACCATCATCAAAAGTTACAAAACAAACCTCTCCTGCTCCTAAGGATGGAAAGACACTGCCATCTACTACAGATATTGAAGTTGCAGAGTCATTTATCCCAGAACTAAAGGTTGTTTTTGCATTGTTCTTAAAAACAACTGCCACAGAATACTCCTAAGTTCTTATTAAGAAACTGTTACAGTCCAAGTTATTGTCATAGAGTCAGCTGCACCTTTATTTACTACTGAAAAAACTGTTCTACATAACATAGTTCCACTTGAAGAAGCATTGAATAATCCAGCTTCTGTAAGAGCACCAGTTCCAGTTCCAGCAGCAAAGGTAGCAACATAAGCAACCTCATTACTGGTAACTGTAGTAGAAGTAAGACTTACTCTAGATCCAACTTGTGAACCTAAAGCAGTGTCCCCTGCGGCAGCAGCAGTAGATCCTGTACCAACAGCCATATGAGTCATGGCAGTGGCGGAAGCATCTTTCATTCTGCTAGCTACGAAATTTTTTCCAGCGGTTACAACTAGGTTATCAATTTCTTTAATGGTTTCCCCATTTAAAGCAATTTGTAACTTACCTTTTAATTTTAGTCCGTCTTTTAACATTTTTTCTCCTAATTTAATACACCGGTATTTAAAGCAGAAGTATTTAGACCCCCAGTAATACCATAAGTTACCTGAAAAGATATCGATTCAGTTACTGATAAGGAGTCCGCATCTACTTTGCTTAAAGATATCACATCTGTCTCTGATAATGAAACAGATTCTGTCTTTCCAACTCCCAGTTGAAAAGAGTTAAGCTCATCAGAAAAAGATATAGATTCTGCCTTATTTAAACCTGGAGACTTAACAGGAGAATCAGATAAACTAAAGGCATCAGTTCTAGGTGTTGAAAATAAATATGCTTTCTGTTCAGATATAGAAAAACTTTCACTAATTGGTTTACTAGATTCAAAATTTAATTCATCTGAAAATGAATAAGAATCAGAAAGGACTTTAGAAAAATTATAAATATGTTCTTCAGACAGCGTTGTTATATTGTCTTTATTTAAAATAGAATCAGTTTGTAATGGGTCTGCTAAAGAAGCTCTATCATCAAGAGTAAAAGAGTCTGTAAAATCTCTATTAAATGAAACTACCCTAGAAAGAGATTCAGACATACTTAATGTTTCAGTTTTTCCTAAATTTGGGTGCATAACAGATGTATCTGCAAAACTAAATGTATCTGCTTCACTTATAGATGTTGCTAATGAAGTAATATCACTAACAGATATGTTTTCTTCTGCAACATTACTTAACCCAAAACTATGAGACTCAGACATTGTTACCTGATCTTGTTTTACTAAATCAGATGATATTACTGAACTTTCTGATAAATTAACTGTTTCTGGAAATCCTTTAGAAACAGAAAATAAAGTTAAATCTGAAAATGAAAATTGGTCAGATAAAACATTATTAAATGAAAATACAACTTGTTCCTGGACTGTTATCGTTTCTGCATTAGGATTGCCTGGCAAGAAATATAAGTTTTTACTATCTGAATCAACAAAAATTTTAAGATTTAAATTTGTATAATTTGTTGATAAGTGTGGTTTTATGTAACTTAATAAAATCCCTTTTAAAGGAGCAATTACTTGATTGCTAACAGAAGCAGAATACTTGGTATAACCTGTGGATAAACTAGGTGATGAAGATTGAGCAGACTCTATTAATGCTGAAGCTTCTTGAGTTTGAGTTGAAGCCTGTAGGTTTACATATTCTACAGTTAACTTTATAGCCATTAGTCAAAATCATCTCTCACATTAAATTTAATTAAATCATTAACAGTTTGAATATTACCGTCTGATTTGGTAATTTCTATTTCACCCTCATAAAATCCTGATGTAGAAAATGTTGAATTTGTAAATACAGCTGCACATTTCCCTTCTGCTGGGGTTGTTAATGAGGCTGTAAGAGTTGCCAATATTGCAGTAGTTCCTATTTTTCTTATTCTTATTTTAACTGTAGAACCAGATAAATTTATTGGTGCAAATGTTGTAGAGTCTTCAGGGTCTAATGTTTTCCCCGCAGCCGCTGTATTGCTATCAGTTAAAGTAAAATTTAATTCAGGATGTGTATCTCCTGTTACTACTTTTATTGTTGTTGAATATGCCATTTATACAAACTCCTGGTATGTAACTGTTAGAGGAGCACCAACTAAACCATATTTAGTTTTTCTGACTGCTCTTGCCTCTCCTTTATCATACATAATTTTATTTAAATCTGCTGCCTGTAAATCACTCCAAGGGCTATCTTTCATCATCTGAAGCCTATAAAGAGCACCATGAACTATAGTTTCTTGATATTCATTAATGATGATATTTGGAATTGTTGTAGCAGTTGATGTTGGTTTCAAGCTATATAATGCATATAAAGAATAATTTTTGTCTGGGGTGGGAGCAAGTAAAATTGTTTCTTGATCCTTTTGAGAATAATATTTTGGCTGTCCTTTCCCGTATGAATCAAATAAAGATGGGTTTCCAATTAAAGATTTTGGTTCTAATCTTGAAAAACTTTTTTCTGATATTTGAGCATCGGATTCTCCGTTCTCGTAAAAAAATTCTAATATATGATTTAATTCTGCTCCTGAAGGAATGTCCAGGTCATTAGACTCATATTCATTTATTCCAGTTACTGACTGGAAAAGTGTAAGGTCTGCTAAATAAATATCTGTATTAACACAAAAATCGATAATAGTATTTCTTAGTTCCTCAATAACAATAAAAGATGGGCAATTAGGAGCCTCTCTTTTTACTTTAGGTACTAATGATTCTATTTTTTTTGATGCTGCCATTATTCATTACTGTGCTGGAGTTGATGGCGAAGGCATTGAAGCAGCATCAACTTGAGCCTTTATTCCTAGTGAACTTTGAAATGCTTGAAGATAAACTCCAGCTCTATTCATATCTCCAGCATATTCGGTGTCTTTTTGATAAGCCCTATAAAGCATATAATCTAAAATAGCATTAGCATAGACATCATCCAAAGATATTACAGTTGTGTCGCTAGAAAAATTACCAATAGTAATGTCACTAGGGGCTGAACTATAAACAATACTTATAGTATGTCCTCCACCTGAAGGATGAGGATATACATAAAATATTTTTGGATCTACTGGATCATACACATAATGCTCAACACTTGTTCCTGTAGTTCCATGCCAGTCTTCTATTTGATCGTCAAGAACTCTTCTTTCTATATTTGTTATAGGTTTTGTTGCTGGTGAAGCATTTGCGTAGATTGATAATAATCTTAATGCTGCTGTTGGTAGTGTTTGTTTAGCTGCCTGAGCTAAAGTAAAGGATGCATTTACTGGATTAGCATCTGGTCTAAATAATACAATTTCTCTTTGTGCATCATTAAGATAGTTTAATAAAGTTTGCTGGGTCCAACGAACATTGGTCGTATCTTGAAGAATTTCCTCAGCTCTGTCTATTAAATCTATTACTTTAACTGTTGCCACTTTATTTACCTAAAAGTTTTTTTTGCTCATCAGTTAATGATTTTTCATCATATATAAAGTTCCAATACTCTTCTCTATGTATAGGGCTATATGGAACTATTTTTCCATGTTCGCCAACTGAATAAAGTGGTGTTTTTGATTTTGCCTTTTTAACAGGCTTATCTACAGAATCAGATTTCTCTAGTGAAGAAAGTTGTGATTCCAAATCTACCAATTTGTCTTTAGGATTTAAAGAAACATTAAACTTTTCTTTTGCTACTTTTACTAATTCGTCTTTCGTCATTATTACTCCTTCGGGGTATTTATTAAAGATATCATAAATAATGAAAAGAGGGGAGCCGAAGCTCCCCAAAATTTATTATTAAGAGTTTAACTTAAGTTCGCCAAATGCTGTTGGAACAACAACTTTATAGCCATATACAGTTAAACCTCTTACACCGTCACCAAATGAAGATTCTAATCTTACAGTTTCAGTATTAGTCATTTGAGAGGCATAAGCTATAGCCTTCGGATGACCAAAGAAACCAGAAGTTACTCCACTAGCAACAGTTAAATTGTTAGATACATAAACATTAAATCTATCTATCATGCCAATCTTTCCATTTCTTAATGGTGAAACACTATCACCTGTTAAGTAAGCTTGCTTAAGGTCTGAGTTTTTAATTACAGCAGCTGTTGCTGGGTCAATAATTAAGAACCTATCAGATTCTGGAATATTATTTTGGTCTAGTGATTTACCACAATCCAAAATAAGCCCTAAGATGTTAGCAGCTGTTGTAGCTGCACCACCACTGTTTACATCTGATAAAGATGAACCTGAAGCAACATTTCCAAACACATCTTGCTCAACTGCAATTTTCATGTTTTGAGCTGCATCTTCTGCTGCTGCATTCATAAAATCAATATCAGACTGAGTTCTTAAAATATCATCAACTTTAAAAGCGTAACTTTTAGCCTTGTTGATATCAAGCTCTACTGTACTTGAAGTAACATCTGAATAAGTCAGTGAGCCAGTGTAATCTGCTACAGATACTGCTGGTACTGTTCTAATGTTTACTTTATTACCTAACCCTGAAATTTCTCCTTCGTACTCGTTAGTTGTTACATCCGACAAAACGGTCTGAGCGTAAAACTTAGCTTGTAGCTTTTTGGAAAATACTTCAGGTATAAAATGCTGTTCTCCAGCTGCGAAAGAAAAACTTCCACTACTTGATGAATATGCCATTTTTTTCTCCTATATATTTTAAAAATTAATCTATATAGTAAGACTACCTGTCCTTCACCCTTCCTTCAGAATAAGCACGATCAATATCTTTTTCGTGTTTACTAAACTGTTTATCAGTTAGTTTTCCAATTTCCGTGGCAGTCCAAATCTTCTTACTACCTGTTACATTTTGCTTCCTAGCTTTAGAGAGTGAAGGTTCAACATTTTGTTTAGCCTTTTCTACTAAATCTTTTTTAGAAGCACTGTTGGAAACTAGACCCAAATCTTCTTTATATTTTGATAAGAGGGATACAACATCCTCGGCATCTCCATCCTTAGCTGCGTTTTGCCACATCCTTGATTGTCTGCTTAACCAGAGTGAAAAATCTTCACTTGCTGATAAAGACTTCCAATCCGGGTGTGTACTTGCAATAGCATCGAAATGCTTTTTGTCTGCTTCTTCTTTTTGAGATTTCAAGACCTCATCTGTAGCCTGATTCACCTTTTGATCAACAGCGGCAATGCGAGCATCAACATAAGATTGTAAAGGTTTCACCAAATCTGGGTATTCCTTAATTATCTCAGAAAGGTCAACATTCACTTGTTCTTTCTGTTTTTCAACTTGAGCATCAGACTTCATCGCTTCCATTGCTGTGAATTTATTATTCATTTCAGCTATTTTAGCTTCGAGTTCTTTCTCTCTCTGGGTAGATTTGGTCATTTTCGCCTGGGCGTTTTTATACCTTTCTTCCCACTGTTCAGCAGACAACAAACCCTTATCAGATTTAATGTCCTCTTCCTGAATCTCTTCTTGCTGATCAGATGAGTCTTCAGTATCCTGAGATTCATCGGGTGAATTATCCACATCTTCTTGAGACTCTTCAGGGGTGTCCTCTGTTTCTTCTTCTTGGGTTGCGAGCCCTTTAGCTTCAACTTCGGATTCCTGTTGAGAATCTTGAACTTGTTTCAACATCTCATCAGCTTCTTTTTCAAGCTTTTCAGCGATCATCTCGCCTTTAGTTTTTTCTCTATCCATTTTTTCGGTCCTTAATCGGGGTATCGATAAAATTAACTATAAATGTTAGGTGTATCCTTTCGGGTGCCTAACGCTTTGATTACTTTGTCAGCAATCTCGTCTAAAGATACTATAAACTTAAGAATGTCGCAACGACCTTGACTAAAGAGGTAATTGTCCGTTATTTCCAACTGGTCCCGCTCCGCTTGGCGTAGGGACTCCATTTCTTCCATCAGGACCGACCATTCCTTCGGCATTTGCGACTTGATTAACTTCACCGCCTTGCTGGCTGGCAAGGATAGCTTGTTGTAGTGCTTGCTCATTCATTAACTCCTCTTGAGATTTTATTACTTCGTCTGGATCAATATCCAATGATTTAGCTATATCAGTTAATAGTTTTTCTCTATCAACCATTTGTGCATCTATTGGGTTATTGATTAAAGACAAGAATTGTAGCAATCTTTGTGATTGTACTTCTTTCTGTATCAGGGCTGTGGATCCTTTTGCAATAACACGCATATCTGATTTGACATTTTCATTTTCATTCCATGTCATATTCCAATCATAAAGTGAGCGTATCATTGGTTTTGTTAAGAAATCATCAATATTTTTGATGACTGATTTTAGAACAATATTGGCATTACTCATTAATATTGAGATACCTGTAGCCGTTCTATTTAGTGAGCTGTTTGTTTGTCCATGTGTATATGATGGTAATGCTGTTGTTTCATCAGCAAATCTTCTAAATAATTCTATTACTGAAACAAGGGCTGGTGAATTAGATTGAGGTTGATAAAAACGAACCATAGGCTGGTTTCCATCTCCTCCCTCTCGCAAGAATACACGCCATGGATATAGTTCTGTTGGGTCTTCTCCTGAAGCCATGATATCTGTATTTACTTCAACCATAGGACCAGAAGATAAAGCAACATTATCTAAATATATTCTAGTAGCTGCGTTCATAGTAGCTTGTGAATCACGCATCATTCTAGGTACACCAGTTCCCCAGAATGCGTGTGGGTTCTTCTCATATGGAAAAATAAAGTATGGAATAACTCCACCAGGCAAAGGATTTAATTGTGCTTTAATAACTTTGCCATCAGTAACCCAAATATTAGCACTATACTCTTGAGTTAAATCATCATCGGCATCAAACTCTATTCCAGCTTCTTTTAAATCATTACCATTTAAAGAACCCCAAAATTCTAATATTTCAAACTTTTCTGTCTGAGTGCTTCTATCTTTAACATTAGCTATTTGTCTTCTATCTTTTTCATGTTGTGCTTCATCGTGATTTCCTTCTGGATTCATCATTATGCATTCATCAATAAGATCAACATTGAATCCTGGAAAATCTTTTAAATCAGCAAATTCTGTTCTTGAAACAATATGTCTTCTAAAAATATCACGCATATCATTTACTGAAGTAGCATGAGGGTCGGGATATAAATCAAAAATAGATACTGCCTCCATCTCTGGTAAAGGACTTTCTTCATAAATTAAATCAAATCCTTCATCTCCTTTAACCCATTTATGATCTTTTTCTATTCTTAGTGTTCCAGCTTTCATAGCTCCCGTACCAAAAATAACTTGCTCCATAATAGCGTCTTTCATTTTACCTTCTAAATTATTTTCTAACGCTTGATCTAAAATAGCTTCTTCCATATTTTCAACTCTAAGAGCTGTCTCTTTTTCAATTTCTTCTTTAAGCTCAGAAAATCTAGATGCAATTATGTCTTGCACTAAATTAGGGTCCATTACTTCGGCAGCTTGCATAATTTCTAAAGTTGCCTTTTCAGTAAGTTCTTGTTCTAAAATTGGTTGTTTAGTAATAGGGGTTGATTCAATCGAAAAGAATTTTTGTCCAGGCTGAAATAATAAATCGGTAATTCTTGAATAAGCTGCTAATACTTTTGTTCTGGTTAGACCAACATAAACTTGTGATCTTTCGCCTTTAGACTGAATCTTTGCTAAAACATCCGGATCATATTGACCCATAAAAGCTCTAAGGTCTTCAATCCAATGATCCTCAATTTCATCTCGAGCATCTTTATATTCTGTATATTTAGATCTTAATAAAGCTCCAAGGGCATCTAATTCCTCTAGCTCAAGCTGATTAGCTTCTTCTGCTAAAGTAGCTCCTTCAGGTCCTAATTCTTTATTCATAATTTAAAAATATTGTTTCTTTATTCTTTTAAAGTTTTGTCTATGTTTTCTTGGCATACTATTTAAACCAAATAAAGCAATAGCGTATGACATTATTCTATCATCAAAACAGCCTTCTTGGGCATTTGTTATGCCTCTAGCATCTACGATATAAGTTCGCAGTTCATCTATTAGCTCTTTATCTACTATACCAGATTCGCCCTGGCGTAGTAAGTGTACTAAGTTATCAATAATTAATGGTTTTGTCTTGCTTGTTGTTAAAAACCCTGCCCGCCTAGTTAATTTATCTACATAAGCATCATCTACTGTTTGTTCAACATAAAGATTTGGATAATTTAATTCTTGTATTTTTCTTACTGTAGTAAGTCCGTGATTGTTTCTTTCTATCAAAGTCCAGGCTTTATTATAAAAATGACCTATTTTGGCAACTATGTATGCCAGATCAAATGGATCGACATGACCGCTCCAGGTCGCAACTTGATTACCCAAATGGTCAAGAACCTGAACACAACTATAATCTCCATGCTCCAAACCCTCTGCAACATCTACTCCCATGCAATACCTGAGAGAATCCTTTGGATTCTCGAAAATTTTTAGAAGCCCTTTTTCATGCGGGATAAACTCAGACTCTCTAACATCGTAGCGTTCAATCGGGGTATAGCATTCAACAGCAGCCTGATCTATGTATTTTGGCTCAACAAATAATCTACCAGTAGTTAAAAATGCTTCTTGCGGGGTGCTAGGATACTCCTGTCTAAATAAGTCTTCCCCCCCTAATTCCTGAATCTTTAATCTCCGAAACATTATTTGCTTATCATCTAGATTAAACATAGTCTTAATATCTTGTTCTTCAGGCTCTATTTCAAAGTATGGGTCCACTTTTCTACGATACTCTGACATTGTGTACCAAGGAATAAAACATATATCCCACTCTCCTTCCCCCCGCAGTGCTCTCATACAAGCATCATAAAACCATCCTCCCGCTCCATTAGCAGTAGATTCTAATAATATTTCTGACTCTGCTTCTGGTACGGTCTGAAGTAACCCGGGGATTATGTCCGCATTCGGATAAAAGGCTACCTCAGAGCCGTGTAAATAATTAGTTGTCCAGCCACGACCAACCTCGCCTGTTCGGGCTGTAGCTATTCTCCAACGAGATCCATGAGTAAAAGCCATAGAATTAGTAGTAGATTCTTTTAAGTCGGGGGTTACTAATGGGTGGGGTAAGTTGTCGTAAAAGTTTTTTACCATACTAAAAATAGCTTTAGTAGATTCATTAAGATGTGAAACTACTACAGCGTTTTGATTTTGTGCTGAAACTGTCTTCCAAAATCCTCTCGCCTGGCAGTAGGTAGATATCCCTGTCTGACGAGATTTTAAAATTAACATTCTCACTCTGCCATTTTTTTTATATTGTTTCCTTATTTGTTTGTCTAGTTGGGTCTGTGCTTCGTTAAATTCTAGTGGAATTAGCTTTCCTTGTTTATTTATAATTTTTAAACAGTTTTTAGCGTATTGACTGAGATTCGTTTTAAAGGTATTTATAATTTTTTGTATTTTATTTTTTTCTGTTTGGGTTTCCAAAATTACATACCCCCCTTAAGGTCATAGGGGATATGGGTATATATGTGTATGATGGTACCCTGACCAGCACCCCCCGCCCCTTTATTCATGCGTGTTGTACGGTACGGGGTTCTTATATGCGTGTGAGGTTTGGGTATGAGATTTATGCTCATTTTATAGAAAATAAAAGAAAAAAAATAAAAAATAAAACTTACAATAAAGAATCCCCTAGTTTAGGTGATCTGCTTTTTCCTCTAAATCTAGGGTATCAAACCATGAATCCTTCATAGATAGTTCAAGCTTCTGACTTGAGTCAATCATCTGATAGTATTTCATTAAAAGCTCTAGAGCCTTTACACGGGAGCCTGCGGTATGACCCTGAACATCTCCTAATGCTTCCTCTTTTAATCGCTCTATGATGTCGTCATGGTCTTGTAGGTTGCGTTCTTTTGATTCCGATAACTCTTTTGCAAGCATTTCGCAGACTTCATCATCATTCATCAGTCTGTGCCCTTGATTATATGCACTCTTTTCTGAGTATCCAGTTCTCTTTGCTGATTCAGTTGCGTTCTTTGTCACAAGAAAATGCTGAACAAATTCAGCTTTTCTTTGCTTCATTGTCTTATCTTTGATTGCCATTGTTATTACCTCTTATAGCTTGATATAAGTGTACACCATTTCTTCAAATCTTTTAAGCTCATAGTGTACTTCATCATGTTAGTAGCAAGGCACACTAAAGCAATATTTTGCTTAGTGTAGCCTTTGCTATTATCAACTCTATCTATCGATATGTTTGCTAGATGTTTGCCTGTGCCATCCTTTACATGACTCATAGTGATACCTGTATATGCACATAGTCCCTTTTGCTTCTCATATACTTTGTGTAAGTCTTCTTTGCTTATAGTAAATTCATGTGTCTGCTTTCTTCTATGACTTAGCTGATAGTATAGGTTGTTTATATACGCATACGGGCATTGACTGATTCTTTTTCTTTTCCCCGATTGTCGGCAGGTTCGGCAAGTTCTGAGCCTATAGCCCTTTGTGATCTCAAATTTGGTTATGGGTTTTCTTTTCCCGCAGTTTCGACATGATCTAGTTTTATGACCAGTCGTATGGGGTTGTGTCTTTAACTTCAAGTTCAAAGCTTTCAACATCTTTTAGAATCTCTCTAAATTTATCCATAGCAACTTTACTAGCAGAAACAGCGGTTTGATTCTTCATAAGACTACTGCCAACTAATAAACATCCGTGACTATCTTTCTCGGGAAAATTTCCAACATGGAATAAAATATAAGTTCTATCGGGGACATCACATACTTCAAATGTTTGTCCAAACTTTTTACTTGTATATGCCTTACAGTTATATGTTCCTAGTGGGATACAGCTGATTTCTTTTTTATTCCCCCGCCATGGTCGCTCCGCAATAAAAAATACTTCATCTTTTACTGTTAATTTTCCTAATGTTCCATCAGGAAGATATGCGAATCTTTCCAGTGAAGCTTTTATATTATTTTTAAAGAACATAGATTAATGCTCCCGCAACACCAACAATTAAAGCCCAAATGAATCTTTCTAGCCATCCAACATAAACATTACCCTTTGACTGGGAAGCTTCAAGGGTTCTTAGTCTTACTTCATGATCAGCTAGATCATCTTTTTGACTTATTATTCTTTCTTCAAGTCTTGGCAAAATAGAAGTCAGCTTATGCACCTCCTCCATTTTCTTTTCAAGACTATCTAAACGCATTTCTAAGTGTTTTAATTCCATTTATTTAAATTATTTCAATAGTATGTAATGCACTAAAGATACAGAATTGGGGCAAATAATGCCACTTAATTAAAAAAATAATCAAATTAATTCTTGACACTACATATAGTGTACCCTTACTATTGTAATCAATGTTTACATTTTTAAGGAGAAATATGAATAACCTAAACTATAAAGAAATTCGTGAATTGGTCTATAAACCAGACCTATTTGATTGCAAGCTTGCTAATGATGTAGAGAATTCTCTATCTAACCTAGACATTCTTGAAGTGGAAAAATTAAACAACCATTTTATCCATGCGTTAGATTGTTTAGCAAACTTGGAAGAAAAAAATATTAATTCTTATTACAAGCAACTTGCATATTTTGTAAGGGAAGAATTGGAGTATTACAAAGAGAGAGTTTAGGCTCTCTCTTTATATAGGAGAAAATTATGAAAGATGAATGGAAAAAACTTGGCATAGCCCACGAGAAAGCAAGTAGCAATAAAGCTCCTCATGTAGGAAAAGCTTTTCATATGGTTTTTGCTAATGGTTGGGAAGTGTCTGTATCTTGGTTTAGTCAAAGCTATTCAAGGGAGTTAGGAAAAGAAACAAGATTCATTAAATCAAATATAGGGAAAGATGATATTTTATATTCTTTTGCTGATAATGCTGAGGTAATGATAACACCACCTGAAGATTTAAGAAATGAGGGTTTAGCTATAGATTTTTATGATTATCAGAGTCCTGACCAAATTGCTGAACTCATAGCAAGAACTCAGCTTATGGGAGACCATAAAGCCCTTTTAGCATATAACGATTTAAAATTTCCTAATGGAAAATCAAAAACAGGAGGTGAAGAATGAAAGTTAAAGACCTTATAAAGACATTAAAAATGTTTGACGATAATGATGAAGTAATTTTCTATCATTTGGATTTCTATCATTTGGGAGATAAATACGACCTTGTACAATGTCAGTTAGAAAGCATTTTAAAAACTGATGATGATTTAGGTGTTGAGATAACAATAGAAGAATATGAGGAGAAATCATGAAAAAGATAGATTTTAATTTAAACGGTATGCATAGAGATACTTACGGAGAGGGTAACAGAGCTTATCAACTCCGTAAGGCTCATTGTGATGTATATAGTAAAGATGGCATAGAGCTATACTTTTCTTGTGAGACTTTAGTAGCTTTCAAGGTTCCTAATTATCAGCTAGTTTCTGTTGAGAATTGTTGGGGTAATACTACTGGAAAACATCTTAACTGGATTGGAGAGCCTAAGGACGCAAGATTATCTTTTGACGACTTTAAGACAGTAGCTAAAGAATATCTAGAGCCTCACGGGGTTCTAGATGGCTCTTCTGCTAGTGATTCATTGAAGACTGTGGGCATGGTGTCAGCTATGTTTGATCTACTATGTCAGGATGATAAAGAAGCTTCTATTAAATACAGGAAGAGATTTTATGAGAATCTTGACGGTCTTTCTTTTCCTCCCGATTGGGATGAGCTGACTACTCAAGAAAAAGACGAAAGACTTTCAAAAGTGGACAGCTTTGCTATCAAGGGGGGTGAATAATGGCTAGACCAACACTAGAAGAATTAGGCATAAGCACTGATACAGTAATTATTGAAGTTGAGGGTGGTCTTGTACAAGAAGTTCACAACGATAGTAATGGAGTGATTGTATTTGATTGGGATAATATCAAAGCAGATGAAGAGCTTGATGAAGATCAAGAAGAACAAAGACTTAACGATATGTTAAATGCAATACAGGAGGGAAAATGATTGAATATGTAATTGAATTTTTTAATTTCTTGATTCAAATATCAAGCAATTATATTTATTACGGAATAACTGATAACGGAATCATGATCTTAGGAGCAATGACTGGTTATGAGGTAGAGAAGTATTTGCCTAAGCGGTATCAAACTGGTTTAGGAGCAGTATTTGGAGCGGGTATTGGTAATACAGTATCTGATTTTCTAGGAGGAGCAGTGACTGGCTCATGGGAGTTAGCTTTTGGAACTGCAATTGGATGTCTAATAGGTTTGTTCTTCATTCCTTTGTTTGTCTATATAGGTAAGCTGAGAAGACTATGGAGGTCGAAATGAGTGACATAGGTAATAGATGTGTTCACTGTGGCGAAGATACTTCTTTTGGTAGTGGTAGATTTGTCAACAGGATTCCCGCAGACGCAGATTACGAAGCGACTGATAAAGATGGCAAAGTTATCTTTGCAGATGGTGAGTATCGTGATGGTTATGCTTGTGCAGAGTGTATGGCTATACCATGTGATAGGTGTGATGAACTCATACCATTAGATGAGGACATATGTCTTGATGATGGCAATATTATTGTTCATTACAAATGTCTTACAGAAGATGAAAGGAGGGAATTTGATGGCACTTAAAGTAGATCATCTTAATCAATATTGTACATATATACAGACTAAAAATTTAACTATATATGTGCAACATAAAGAAGATGAGGAGCCCCAAGATTTTATCTCTATATGGGAAACTAAGACTAAAAAAAATATTTTTAATTTAGATCATTGGAAGAAAAAACGGGAGGAAGCATGATGACTAATTACAAAGACTTTACAGACGACAAAGAGAAGATGAGAGATTTTAAACTCTTAACTAAAGCAGAGTTTTTATCTTCTTACTCTTATCTTACTGAAGAAGAATATGAATTGACTAAAAAACAGGAGGAAATGATGAGTAGATTAACAGTAGATGATGTAGCAGTAATGCTTGGCTGTTCTGATATACCTAGTGAGGTAGATTATAGAATAGAAGAATGTACAACTAAAGGATTCTCTCAGGTATTTCATGGGAAAGGTTGTGTAGCAGTAGTTTATTTTTATGCAGAAAAACTTAGCAAACAAGAACAGAAAACAGTTTTGGATTTGGAGGAGGTGAATGATGAAAAGTTGGACTAGCACAATAACATATTCTGTATTCGATATGGGTAGAGAGTGTGAAACAGAAGAAGAATATAAAGAATGGGTTAAACAGTCTTTTAGAGAAGAACATAATATTGAACTAGAGGATAAAGAAATAACCGATATTGAATTTGAGGAGGTGAATAATGAAAATAGATGATGCTATCCAATGGCTAAACAATAGAGGACACATGTTTAAGAGGTCTGATATTAATAAAGTTGCTAAAGTAGGACACTACCTTTTTGTCAAAGAAAAGGAAGAAACAGAAGTAGATTTATATTGTCTGACAGATATGTATGCAGAATGTCATGACTGTTTTTCTTATAAAGATTTTAAATGGACTAAAGATTATATGCGTAAGTGTATAACAGGAGAGGTATGATGATGACTGACATATTTAACTTTGTTATGGGTGTTGCTATCCTCATGATCATGGCTTACTTTGTGTGGGTTATAAACTTAATAAACCATGAAAAAAAATCTAGAAAGAGTGTGACCAACTGTGATGAGGCGGACAAATGAAGTGTACAGAATGTAAAAACAAAACCAAAGTTTTAGATACAAGACCAATGGCAGATGGTAGAATGATGAAAAGACGGAGAGAATGTTTAGCCTGTGGCTATAGGTTTACAACCTATGAAGAGGCGGACAAAAGGAGGTCGAAATGACAAATTATGAGGCTATTATGATTGCTGAGGGTGTTAATGAACCCAAAAACAGAAAGCAATATTTAAAGGCTTGGCAAATCTTAGTTAATACTGGTATGGCTTGGAGATTGCAGGGGTGGTTTGGTAGAACTGCTGAAACCATGATAGAAAATGGGGACATACTCAGCAAAGAAGATTGGGAAATTGAAGAGAAGTTTAAAGACCCTCGCAACTTCATAACTTAAATTATCTGTCAATAGATAATTAGAAAATAAACCCAAAATATAAGTTGCTTATTCATTGAATGAGCAACTTTTTTTTTATAAGATTGAAGGTTCCATGTTAGTAAAAGAATTAATAATAAAAGTAGCTAGAGAATTAAAAAAAGACAATAAAAATTCTTATCAAGATGAAAATTTATTAACTGGATATCCTGAAGATTTATCAAAAGAAGATGTAAAAAAAGCTTTACTGGTAGTAGCTTGTGTGTCAGAAAATGTGATTAATTTATATTAAATCTATTTCTTTTAAAGCTTCTTCAAAGTTGTTTCCAAGTGATGACCACTCTGTATCTCCATGAAGCTTATACACCCAACCACTAGCCTTATGTTTTTTGCCATATGGGTTTTTGGGCACCCATTTTAAAGCAACCCTATCAAAACCCCTTTCTTCAAATCTAGTGTTTAGTTCTTCCTTTTTGCTCATAAATTGCTTTCCAATAAGTTTCAAAAATAGATCTAAAATTTTCTAAAGTTATAAACTCTTTTTGAGTTTGAATATAATCTTCGTATGCTTCTTTAAGTTGTTTTTCTGTATAAAGCAACAACATGATTTTTTATTTTTTAGATTTTGAGAAAAACCCTACTACTTTTTGCCAAAAGTTTTTCATAGCTTCCCATAAGCTTACAAAAAATTTTTTTACACAATTCCAAAATTCAAATAGCCAATTCATTTCTTTTTCGCTCCTTTATTTTTTTTCTTTTTCTTCTTAGGTGGTCTTCCGACCCTTGTTCCATATGTTCCTCTTCCGTATGGCATTATTTTTTCCTCCAAGATTTTTTAGCTTTTACTTTAGCTTTATTAGATAACTCTCCGTAATGAAAGAGCTTCACACTACTAGAGCTGTGTTTTGTTCCAGAATGTAGCGAGCCATCAGGCATTTTATGTGTGCCACCTCTGTGGAGAGTTCCGTCTTTTTTGTAATGATTAACACCTTTCATTTTTAAATATCCTTACTACTCTATGATACACCATATTCTTCATTCCTTTGAGAGTTTTATTGTGTTCGGGTAATTCTTCCCATGCTTTTTTTCTTTCTTCCCGTGTTGGAAGTTCTGATATAGTTTGTGGCAACCTCATTTGCATGGCTAACAAATAGATTAGTTGATGATATTTTTTGGGAACATCTTTGATGTAGTCTAGTCTTTCTTTGTGTCTTTTAATTTTGCTTATTTGATTTGCATACCTAAGGGTGTCTATTTGACCCCAAGTGTCTATGTGTTTCATTTTTTAGAATATTCTAATTCAAGAAGTATCTGTAAATAATGGATAGCTTTTTCTATGCACTCTTTACCGCTTTTGTGTTTTAGTTTGTGTCTAACAATATATTTAATTGCTGAACTTTCACAATAATTTAATTGATTTCTTTGACAAAACTCTACAACTTGAATTGGAAAATTCTTGTAATGATCTCCACCAATTTGTTTCTCTAATGGTTTTTTCATTTATTCCTCCTTTCAATCTCTCTTTTAAGTTTTACTTTAAGTTTGGGTTTTGTCCTTTCATCTTCATATACTTTTTCTATGTCTTTTGTTGTCATATTTTTTAAGTAGTAATGAACAGTAGATATTATTCCTGTTTTTTTATTTCTTATTTTTTCTGATGGTTTAAATTTCACCGGCATTTTGTAACTCTTTTATTATCTCTTTTGTTTTTTGTAGTAGCTGACTTTCCTTACCATATCTTCTTTCAAATTCTGTTTTAAAAGGGTGTCTAGAAACACAAGTACAATTATTAATGCCCTCCCTATGGTGTTTATAACATAATGGAATAGTGTTTAAATGAGCCTCCTTTTTAGTCTTACCGTCAATATGGTGGATTTCTGCCGGAGAGTTACACCCATAAAACAACCTACAGACTATACATCCCAGACTTGCTATTAAGTCCATCCATTTTTTTTCTTCCTTGTTGGGGGTTCTGCCTTTCATATTCTTTTTTTAATTGATCTATGTTTGCCTCAACATAGTCTTTGTATTGTACTGTACTTTCCCCGTAAGACCTTCTTTCAGATGAACATTCTTCCCATTTCCTAACAGTAAAATACTTAAAGTTATACTTCATATCTTCATGCTCCATATCTACTTCTCTCCATTCTTAGATTAGCCATTTTAGTTCTCCATTCTTCGAACTGCATATCAACAGCTTGTTTTTCTGTTTGTAAAGCGTCAAGCCTTGCTTTTGCTTGTGCTACCTCTAATGAAGCCTTGTAATATTCTTCTGAGGCTTCAGCTTTAGACTTTTGTGCATTGTATGAGCGTTCCCCATCATCTTTGGCTAGACACAACTGAACCCAAAATACTTTTTTAAGATTAGCCTCAGACTTAAGCACATTAACTCTTGCTTCTGATATTTTAGGAACAATGTCCCTTAGTTGTTGATGAAAGTTTTCAGATTTGTCCATATTCTTTTCTCCCGAAAGCAGATTCCTCAGGGTCAAGAAACTTAGAGTTAGAGCCATCAAAAAACAATTCAAACTCTCCCATTTCTCCTAACCTATTCTTTCTAATAATAACTTCAGCAAGCCCTGTTTCTAAAGAATCATAATATTCTGGTCTGTATAACATTATAACCATATCAGCGTCTTGCTCTATGCTTCCGCTGTCCCTTAAATCCGAAAGGACTGGTCGCTTATCCGTTCTCGTCTCCACACCCCGATTTAGTTGAGACAACGAGATCAACGGACAGCCAATATCTTTCGCCAGTCCCTTCAGAAGATTTGAGATATAGGTCATAGAAGCTGTCCTACTATCAGAATTACTTGGTGCCTTGTTTGATGTCATTAAAAGCTGTAAGTAATCAACCACTATCAAGTCTATATCTGTAACTGCTTGAATTGCTTTAGTTTTATTTATTAATGTTTCTATTGTTATTGGAGACTTGTCATAAACATACAGCTTTGATGAGGCAAGCTGATTTTTTTGCTCCTCAAATTTTTTCCACTCATTTTTGTTTAGGTTCCCTGTTATAAGTGAATCCATACTTAAACCAGACTGTGAGCTAATTATTTTTTTTATTAGTTGCTCGTTTGTCATTTCTAAACTGAAAACTAGAACGGTTTTACCTTTCAGTATGTTGTTTGTTGTTATGTTAAGTGCCCAAGTAGTTTTTCCCATGCCTGGTCTGCCTGCCACAACAATAAGGTCTCCATCCTTAAAGCCTTTTATTTTTTCATCTATTCTTGAAAAGCCTGTTTTAATTAACTTGCTATTCATTAAGTTGCTGTTTTTTAGTTCTTCTTTTACTTTGTCTAAGACATCCTTAACAGGAACTGGGGAGCCAGTGTTTTTAGTAATTTTATTATTAATAAGAAGATTGTTTACCTTATCAACCTTTACTTCTATAGGGTCATTCTTTGATACTATTTCAGGAATTTTTTCAGAAAGTTTCATTAGCTTGTTGTTTGCTGTTTTGTTGTGCATTGCTTTAATCCATGATGGAAAGCCTGCTGGGGTTATGCAATATGCACAAGCTTCTCTAATCTCTTCAAACACAAAGTCATCATTTATGTAGTTTCTGATTGTTACAATGTCAGAGGCTTGCTTCTCAATCATAATCTCATAAGCCTTTCTGTATGATGAGGTTTCAAAATCCTCTGGTAGTAAACCCTCTTCCTGTGCCTTCTTAAATCTTTTGTGGTCAAGTGACATTGCTCCAATAAGATTTGCTTCTAGTTCGTATATTTCTTTATCCATACTTCCTCTCAATAATTGCATCAAATTGGTTTATCCCTAACATAGTCATAAGTGTTGGCTTCTTATCCCAAAAAGATCTAATCCATTTTTTATGACCACTACTATTAGCTATTGAAAAATATGCTTCCCAAAAATCTTCTTTTGTTAAATCTATTTTTTCCCCCGATTTTGGTGAGGTTATTCCTTTTCTACTTAAATCTTTTAAAACCTTCCACCTTGGTTCAGCTTTATATGTATTAACGCTGTGCTGATAAAAAACATTGTCTGTTTTTTGTTTGTAAATTTCATTTATTTGTTCCAAACCTAATATATATTTAGTTTTAGTATCTACTTTAGTATTATAGCCACCTGTAGGCTGGGTATAGCCAGCTCCTGACCCCCCTAATATTTCATACATATTACTTGTGTTGTCTCTTCTATCCCAACCTATTAAACCTAAATCTTTTAATTTTTTTAGGTTGTCTTTTATTGCGGACAGAGAGAGCCCAGTAAGCTCTGTAAGTTTTTTGTGGGATGGGTAAGACCTACCAAACTCATCAGAGTAGTTTGCTAAAACAATTAGCAAAAGTTTCTGTGTAGGTTTTACTTCAAACTTTAAAACTTTTGTTATGTATTCTAGTGACATTTTTTTCCCTCATATTTAGATTAAACAATATATATTAATCATTGTAAAGTATTGCATTAAATTAAAACAAAGTTTACAATTTGCTCTGGAGAAAATAATATGAAATTACCTAAAATAAATTCTGCTTTACAAAGCATACAAAAACATATGTTAAAAGAAGGCATTAAAGCTAATGCCAGAAATAAACAGATGGGTTATGAATATAGATCAATAAAAGATATTTATACCGCATTTGCCAAACCTTTGTCTGATAATAATGTAATTTTATTACCACAAGATGTTAAGGTTTCAACAAAATTTTTAGAAGATAATAAAAATTCATTAACCAGAATAACTGGAACGATGAGGTTTTATTGCACAGAAGATGGATCTTGGGTGGACAGAAGTTATGAAGGGCATAGCAAGTCTGCACAACAGAAATGTTTAGAAGCGGCTAAAAGTTTTGCACTTCGTAGTTGCCTATTAGAAACATTTTGTGTTCCTTTTGAGGGGATGACAGAGCCAGAAGAAGAAGCACATATTGGTAATGAAGAAGAAGCACCAGCTGTTGAAAGGGTTTTTGATGAAGTGAATGAAATGGTTCAGGAATTAAAAGGTGCTAAGAGCATGGAAGAAGCAAAAGGTATTTTTGCTAGACACGACAAAGCGGCAGAAATTTGTGGAGATAAAGCTTTACAAGTAAAGCTAAATGTTGCTTATGCAAAATGGAATGAGGACAAAAATAATGCAAATTAAACAAGGTTCTGCTGAATGGCACCAGCAAAGAGCAAACAAAGTAACAGGGTCTAGGTTTCCTAAGGCTGTTCGAGAAGATGCTTGGACCAAGGGCGATGAATGGGAAGCTTTGGGAAGAGACTTATATAGAGAAGCCAACGGGTTAAAGCAAGACCCTTTCGATGAGAGAGCCCAACAAGCAATTACTTATGGAAAAGAACATGAGCCTATTGCCATCAATCATTTAAAGTCTTTGGGATATCAAATAAAAGAAGCATCTTTTGTTCAGCATCCAGATCATGATTGGTTGGGCATGTCTCCAGACGGCATTATTAAAAAAGGAAGAAAGGGCAAGGTTTCTGCTGTTGAGGTAAAGTGTCCAGTAACAAAGCTAGTAACTAATGTTAAGGAACAAAAAAGAAATTATTGGCACCAAATGCAACTAGGAATGGAAGTAATGGACATTGAAGAAATGTTATTTTTTCAATGGTCCCAAACCGGAGACCATGTTCAGGAGTGGGTTGAGAGAGACCCTCAATGGGCTAAAATCTATTTACCTAAAGCAAAAGAATTTATAGATTGGTACAAAGAAAAATCCAAAGACCCAGAATATATTGCAAGGTGGGCTCAAGATAAAGAGGCTCCAGGAATAAACTATAAGTCTGTTGAGGAAGATAATAAAACTTTAGAATTAGCAGAAATATTAAAAGAACTAAAGGAAATTGATGAGAGGAAAAAAACCCTTGAACCAAGAAAAAAAGAGCTTTCTACGGAGTTGATAAAACAACACCGTGGAGCCTTTAGTACACCCAGAGTTAAGTGTCACATGACACAAGCAAAGGGTCGTGTAAACTACACAAGACTTGTTAAAGAGGAAGGTATAGAGTTTGACATTGTAGAACGCTACAGGGTTGAAGGAGATGCAAGAATCTACACAAAGCTTTTGGAGGAAGAATGAAAGAAGAAAAAAAGTCGATTAGTGCAAGAATACCTGAAACTGTAGTTGATGTTATGGAAAAAACTAGAACTACCCCAGGGCACAGATTTTATGATCGTAAAAATGCTTACATCGTATCTAAAGTGTTACAAGACTGGGCTAATCTCGAGACAGATATAAGGGAGGAATAATATGTCTGATTATGATAATACAAATAGAGGAGCTATTTGGAAAAACGATAAGAAAGAAACTGAGAAACACCCAGACTTTAAGGGTGAGTTGAATGTTGATGGGGTGCTATATTGGGTAAGTGCTTGGAAAAGATCTCCTGGTGCTAAAGATAATGCTCCTGCTTTAAATTTTAATATAACTAAAAAAGATGCAGTCCCAGCTTCATCTGAACAATCTTCGACAGAAGATATTCCATTTTAAAAGGAGGAATAATGGTAAAAAAAGAAAATGAAAAAGTTATTGAAAGTCCTCAAGTAGAGGAGCCAAAAGAAATAAAATTGTTTCGTAATGGAGAAATGAGAGTTTATGAGACTTCTTCACTTTCTCAAGAAGCAAGAAGGTCTTTAGCTCAACTAGAATTGGATAGTAGAAATGTGATGCCAATACTTAATAGGATGGTTTATTTAGCAGGCTTAGGTATGCAGGTTTTAGATCAAGAATTAGAGTCTAAATTACCTGAAAAATATGAGGTTGTTAAAAATCCAGATTCTCCTATACAGGACTTGCAATCAAAAGGTGATACTGTAGAATCGAAAACAGATAAACCAAAAGAAAATGGTTCTATTATCACATAACAAGAATGAATGCCCCCACAAAGAGAGAGCTTTCATCTTCTGAAAGGCTCTCGGAAATAATAGGCGAGGTGACACTCTCAGATTCACCTTGCGGGGGACCTTGCTCTGTAACTTGGGGCGATGAAATTTGTATAACCTGCGGCAGAACTTATATCGAAGTTCGAGACTGGAACAATATGCCAGTTATAAGAAAAAAACTTATCAATATAAAAAATGCTTCTAAAGGCTACAAAATAAAACAAATAAGATTGCAAGAGGATCGATGGGAAGAAATAAAAAAAATGAAAAACATTGATAACCTAAACATAAAAGATGTGATAAAAAGGCTTGTACAAGTAGCTGCTTGCTCTTCAGGAATAAACGAACAAGACCAAAAATGTATTGAAGTTCTTACCAGAATAATCGCATCAGACCATAAATTTAATGACTTATCCATTAAGTCAATTATGTCTGAGAATGACTACACAGAAATTAAAAATAAGTTCGAGTGAAGCTTTTCAAAGGGACCTTGCGACAGGACAAGACCTTGAAAATAAAATTTTAAAATCTATACAAAAAAAATATCCCTGTGCAGTTTTAGTTCCTGGAAAATTTAAACCCTACGACATTTTTGTTCCAGGAAAAGATTTAAAAATAGAAGTTAAGTTAGATTACAAAAGCCAAGAAACTGGAAACATTCTTATAGAGTTGTTTATGTTTGGAAAGCCATCCGCCTTACTAACAACAGAAGCTGATTATTGGATAATTCATACTGGTAAAGAAGAGTTGTGGACCACCCCAAGAAAAATTTTTGAATGTATTATTCTTAACAACATTCGCTCACAAAAGATTCTAGGCAAAGATGATGATAAAGAAAAAGACGCTTGCTTAATACCAATAAACATATTTAGAAAATATGTGCTTGACAAGTCAATGTAATTTATGTTTATAATGTTTACAGGGGAATAAATTATGAAAGCATTTGAAAAACATTTTTTAAGAGATATAGAAAATAAAAAAGTTCAATTAAAAAAGGCTAAAGATAGGGTAGAAAAGTACGAAGTTCAGATAAAAGAAGCTAAAGACTTTTTACAATTAGCAAAAGAATGTAGGGGATTATGAAAACTTGGGCTGATGCAGTAAAAGAATATTATAGATTTAATAAAATGGGTAAAAATGATTTTACTTTTAGAAAATATTTTGATCCGTTGCTAGAAAACAAAGACATTAAATCAATAAGTAAACAAGACATAGCTATGATTAAGTCTGGTATTAAAGGGAAACCAGGAACTGTCAATAGGTATTTAAGTTACTTCAGGGCTATACTAATGTATGCCTATGAAGAGTTAGGGTGGTTGGACAATTCACCTGTTATTAAAAAAGTAAAGGAGCCCCTTAAGAAAACTAAGTATTTTACTCTGGAAGATATTGATAGGCTTTACGGGCATTTGCCTAAACATTTAAAAAAACCTTTTATATTTTCCCTCCTTACTGGGGTGAGAATGTCCAACTGCTTTAATTTAAAATGGGAGAACATACAAGAAAATCAAATAGCCATAGACGGAACAGAAACAAAAAATGGAAAAGGTTTATGTGTTCCATTAAATGAAAAGTGCAGAGAGCTTCTAGATTCAATTAAAAACTCAACCCCTTATGTATTTACCTATTCTGGAAGAAAAATGCGTAGAGCGTCTAATACGGGCTGGTACAATGCTTTAGAAAAAGCAAACCTTAAAGGTTTCCGATGGCACGATATTAGACACACCTGGGCAACACACCATGTACAGAATGGAACACCTTTACACACCTTACAACATCTTGGAGGTTGGTCTAACCCAAATATTGTTAATAGGTATGCACATTTGTCAAAAGATTACTTAAATGACGCTTGTGAGGTTAGTAATACTCTGGTACCTTAGAAGACAATTCATATTATTTTCCATAGACGGGGCTAGTATATATATCCATATTCCCTCACAGTATGATTTTCTAGTCCCGTTTATTTATCTGGGTAATATTTTTCTAGCTTGTTTGTTATATGCTCTATAAAGACGATATCTTACATCTTCTATATTTTTTATTGCTTGAATATATGTTGCACGGTCCATATATTTCTTAGCTTTTTCTATTTCTTTTTCTTGTTCTGCTAGCTTAGTTAGCTCTTTGTCTATTTTTTTAAGAAGTTGGTCAGCAGCCAACCATTTGTTATCAAAACCTGTTCTTTCCATGTAGGATTTAAGAGCTTCACCACCATGTTTCTCCGCATACTCTTCATAAGAATTAATAACTCCTGATCCAGGTTTATCTGGAGTTCCTCTTAAAAATTCTTTATATTCATAAAATTCTTTTGCATCTGTCCAATCTACCGGTTCTGCGGTTAAAACTCTTACAAAAGGAAGATCATTTAATACAATTTCTTCTGATTCACCAATAGTTACTTGATCGTATAATTTTTCACTTAAAGAATATGTTCTTTCTGCCATAGTGTACATTCCTCCCAAATATGATTGGGCTAAGAATTTAAGAATATCAGGGCTTATATTAATGGATCCAGCATCTGCGGGACCTCCACCAGAAGCTTCATTTAACCACATTGTAAACTCTCTATAAAATTCTTGTGTTGTTCTTTTCTTAACAGCTGACTGTGGAACTTTCCCACCATAAATTTGCTCTTTATACACAGGAGCTCCTGTCCATGTTTCATTAACTTGAATATCATAAAAAGGCTGTATCACAGAAGGTATGATAGTTTTTACAGGATCAATACCATCTTCAGATCCTCCTACACCTATAGGAGCAAATGCTGTAGTAACTAGACCTGATATATCTTTTCCGGTTTCTACTATAGTCCTTCTATCGTAACCGGCTATAGAATCAGTGCCATGCTCCACTCCATACCTACCTAAATTAAAGAAAATACTGTATCCATAAGGCAGAGGAATGGATATTGCAAATGGTTTTTTATTAACTGACCAAGTTCTTGTTACTTTATCAAATACAGGCTCTCCTTCTTCGTAGCTTACTCCAGGAAGCATTATAATTAAATTTCTTTCTTGTTCATGCTGAGGAATTTTGTCTATGTATAATTTCCCGTCATCGTCTTCGCCAGAAACTAGGGTGTTGTATAAAGCAATTAAACCTCCCAAGCTAACTGCACCACCCATAACTGCCATCTTAGCTCTTGAGATAGGTTTAAGTTTTAGAGAGCCGTCTTCTTTAAATCCTATAGGAACCATTCCTCTGAAGAAATTTACTGATCCTTGTACTGAGGCATTAGCAAAAATATATAATGCATTTACCGCAGGTCCTAATTTTCCTGACCTGTTAAAGTTAATTGTCAAATTCTTAGCCATGCTTGCAGCATCTTTAAAATCTTGTGGTGTTGCTTTATCTACTCCACCCACTTCTTCGATCCAGGCTTTAAAAACAGCAAACCTTGGAGCGTTCTCTACAGCATTGTTAATTTTTTCTACCAATCCAAAAGTTGCTTTAAATACTGTTCTTGGATTTAAATTTTTACCTGAATGAGCTTCTGATAAAATTTTCATTTCTTTCTCTATTTCATCTAAATCTCTTGCATTAATGTACCCTGTTTGCCCACCATACTCTTTAAAGGCTCTAAAATATTTATAATTTTCTGGGTCTTTTTCTTTTAATGTTTCAGTGGTATATCCTTGATGTAATATTTTAAATATACCAGGCATTTTTTTAGGAGATAAAGCCCCTGTTAGTTTCATTTCCATAGCCCTACCCATTTCTCTTTCTGTCATAAGGTTATAAAACCCTGCTTGATAGTCTCTAAAAAAATTACCAACAATAAACTCAGGATTTAAAGAAGTGTACATGGTTGATAAGAAGCCTGTAAATCCTCTCATGGTTGAGAGGAAAGGATTAATGTCAGAACTACCCCAAGCATCTAAACCTTTAGCAAGCCTTTCATCTTTAATTACTAAGAAGCGTGTTTGCCCTTCATCCTTATATGGGATTAAAGATTCCTTGCCATCCCAAGAATGAGGCTTATCAAATCTTCCTACATTATCTTTAATATCCCATAGTTTGTTTTCTGGGAAAGCTTTTATTAGTTCTGCTAACTCTTTGTTTATTTTATTTTTTTCTCCGAGAACAACAGACTGAGCCCTTCTTGATACAGCTTGTTCAAAAGGTGATCCAGCTTCTGATAACCTTCCTTTAGCTTCTGGAACTACAGAACCATACAGGCTATTTCCTGTACCTTTTTTATTAGGTGTATCTCCTTCTATGGTATCAACTGAAAAGCCAACCAAAGGAACATAATATCTATAATTTTCCCTCCAATCGGCAATAGAATCTTCAGAGATTAAATCAGTTTCTTTATAAATCTCTCTGGTTTTTTCTTGATATTTTTCTAACATAGAAAATGCTTCTAAAAGGTTTTCCCCAATTTTGTTTGTAGCAGTTGCTGTTAAAGAGGCTTCGTTAAAATCAATGCCCATCTTTTTAAGATTGTCTATTGCATCCTGTGTTTTAATTCCTGATCCACTATCTTTATATTTTTCTACTACTTTTGTAGCTCTAGTAATTTTTCCTTTAGTTGTTATGGCATCCCTGTCAGCTTTTCTAACTATTTCGTCTTTTACAAACTCTATAAACCCTTTTTTAGTTATTTCTTTTCTCTTTAAAAGATCTAAATACTTTTCAAGTTTTAATCTATATGTATCTCCTTTAACAAACTCATCTATCAAAGCTTCAGTTTCTTTTTCTATTTGAGCAATAGTTTTTTTATCAAAATCTAAATTTTTAACTTTATTAAACCTTTCTAATTGATCTACCAATCCTGGTATGTCAGCTGAATATTTTCTATAAATAAAATTATTCCTTTCAGGAGCGTGTAAGTTTTTAAGAAAATCATTAAACTTGTCCTTGTTTAATTTTTTGTCTTTAAGGAATTTTAAAAGTCCGTCTATTTCTTCTACTGCGTCATCTAATTTTGTTTTAACTACACCATGAAAAGTGTCTGTAGATTTAATAACATTTAAATTTTTAAGATCATCAGGTAAATGTGGCTCTAGTAAAGTTGTCCAGTTTTTAAGGCGGTCTAATTTATCAACTGCCCAATACTGTGCATCAGAATAAAAATTAAAAAGCCTTGAATTATCTGCTTTGGTTAGTAATTCAAAAACATCTATTTTATCTCCCTCGGGATCTGGTGGAGGTTTGCTATCAACATCAATCACGCTAAAAGCTTTCTGGTCCACAATCTCCACATCTTTTGGACTAAACATTACATATGTACTTTCTGTCCCTCCCATCGGTCCTCTATGTCTCCCATAAGAAAACACCAACAATCCTTTTATGCCCTGCTCTAATAATGCATCCTGGAAAAGATTATATTTAAGACCTTTAGTTTCTGTAAGATATTTAACATTATCTACTTTTCTCCAAGCAGGGGATGTAGGAGACCCTGTTTTATCTTTTGGGTCTCTAAGAACAATCCATCTATTTTCAGCGTATTTTTTCTCAACTTCTAATAAGTTTCCATTTTCATCAAACCATTCTTGTGCTTTCCAATTTAAGCCTGTGTCTATTTCTGTGTCTCCTCTAATAAACATACTTTGATATTTTTCTATATAACCAATAACACTTGCTTCATCTGAATTAAAATAATCCTCTAATAGTTTTGGGTTCCCCAATCCTGTTTCTTTCAAGTTTTCTACAACATTTAGATGTGCTGTTTCAATTTTTTGATATTGCTCTGGAGTAAGGAGGCTTAATCTTAAGTTTTTACCTCTACTGTTGTTTAGGTAGCTACCTGCTTCAATGATCTCTGATTTAGCTGCCTTAATAACAACATCATATAAAAATCTTCTTTTCTCCCCTTCGGAAAAATTTTTTGCAAAATCTGGTTTATCTGTTAGATAAATTCCATAGCCATATTCAAAGCCGCCACCTCTTTTACTCCCAGGCATATGTTCTCTAAACTGATAAAAATCTTTTGGTGATCCGTGAAAAACTTTTATTTTTTGTTGTAATGCGTCTGCTGGGAATAGTGTTTTGTAAGCTTCTTCTCTTAATTGTCTTGATAGCTTTGGATTAGTGTCTCCTCTTGGTATTGGCATAACCGGACTATTAATAGTAGAAGTGTTAGAAAGTGTTAACTTCTGAAGTAAATTTTTTGGTTTATATATCCATCTTTTTGTAAGGGGGGATAATGGGTCTAAAAATGCTTCTATTGGAGTTTCTAATAAAGAAACACCAACCTCTCCTCCTTTAAGTAATTCAGGTTTGTAAACCTTATCCCAATTATCTCTTTTTATAAGTATAGGCATTTTTTTAACACCAAAAGAAGCTAATAAAACAGCTCTATGCCTACCTTCATGACCTACCACCTTGCCTTTTTTATCAATTTCTACATATGGGGCAAAACCCATATTTATATCATCTCTTCTTCTCTCAACCTCCCAATACTCTCCCAGTCTTTCAACAGCCTCTTTTTCAATAGTTCTTTTCTGTGCTGGGTTTTTAGTTGTGAGATCTAAAAAAGTATCTGGGTCTATGGTTGTTACATAGGTATCTGGAAGTTGTGCTGTATTTTCATAACCAGGAACTTTTTCAAACCATACACTGGTTCCGGCAAGTCTCGCCATGTCTTGTGGAGTTAATACTAGATTATCTTCTATGTATATTCCATAGCCTTTCTCCATTGTAGGAGTGATTGTTTTATCTACAAGTGAAAGGGCATTTTCAATAAATTCAGGGCTTGATTTAGATTCAAAAGAATCAGATATAATCTTAGCAAAACCATAAGGATTCCCGCCAGCACCAAGCATCGATTCACGATGCCTTCCATAACCAGCAAAATGTGTAGGGTCTGCAAAAGAATTTTTTAACTCTTGAAATGTTCTTACACCTACTATGTCTTCTGGTTTTATTGCTGATGTACCTAAAGTTGTTTGTACAGAAGCTCTATATACGCCATCATCTAGATCAATGTTAAGATTCTTAGCAGTTTCACTAAACATAGGTTCTCCAGTATTTCCTGGATCAGGCTCAAAGTTATAATCAGATTTTCTAAATTTTACTAAAGATAATTCGTCAAATTCCGAGTTCCAATATAGTCCTCTATAAAAAGCAACAGCATCAGCTGGATTTTTAAAAGCAAATATTTTTGGAGAATCTTGATATCTTTGTCCAGTTCCTGCTCTAACAAAATTAGAAGGTAAAAGATTACCTTTATCATCGGTAAGTCTTATTCCTTTTTCTTTAATTAAATTGGCTGCTTTTGTTGAGGTAACATGATAGTAAAATTCACCATCAAGTAATTCTTCTTTTTCTTTATTGCTTAATTGTTCTCCAACTTCAACTGCATTTCGTTTTTCAGGTCTTGCAGCTAGTCTTTGATTTTGATTCCTTGATTCTTCAAATAAACGACTAAGTTCTTGTACACTTGTTCTTCGTTCATCCCTGGATTTACTTGAAAACCTACCAGAGTCTTTGAGCTCTTGGATTCCTTCTTCTGTTTTTGTTTCATTAAATGTTCCTAAATCAAATATTGCAATTTGTTGGGCTGCTTCAGCAGTATATAATGCATCTTCTTTTTTATCAAACACTATTGTAGCGTCTAGGTAGTATTTGCCATTATCAGGATTAAGCCAACCACCTGCAAAAACGGGTTGATCCATTTCTTGTGCTAAATCAGCTACATTTTTAGCAAACTGTCTGGCATCTTCTTTTGTCATTCCATCTTGACCTACAACTAGCTCAAGTGCTTTTATTGGAGAAACTGCAAAGCCGCTTGTAGGAGATTCTAGTGTTATTGGATCAATAGTAAACCCTTCTGGGTTTTGTTTAATAAAGTCTAGTAGGGCAGTTGTGTTTACTTGTTGAGATGTCTGTACTGTAGATCGTAAATTGTCCCTGTCAGTTGTGAGGGTCTGCTCTCCCACTGCCTGACCGGCTTGCTGTTCTTCAAGGCTTGGTCCAACATCTCGATCAATTCTTCTTCTGGCATCGCCTTCAAGATTTCTGCGGGGATCGGATGACCGAAAGACAGATAATAATCTTTCATTTTTTGCTCCAGAGGATTCAACTGATATTGCATTATTTACTTCTTCTATAAATTTGTATGTTTGGGGAGCTTGCTCCCGTAACAAGTCTTTATTAGCATAATACATTGCATAAAGTTGTGCAAATGTTTCTGATTTTACTAAGTCAACTATGCCTTGGTTTTGAGCTTCATAATCTTTAGGGTCCTTTCCTTTTTCTAAAATTTCTTCTCTAGAGCTTATTGAGAATAATTGTTTTAAAGGATAGCCCAACATTGCTGCACTCAGGGCTTTTGAATCTTCTAAGGAATTACTTTCATTTAAATACATACTTACTGCTTCTGCAAGAATCGGTCCAAGTCCAGCATTCTCAAAATCTTGTGAGGTAAATTGATAACCTGGTCCAGTAGATATTCCTGGAAATTTAGAAGTAAAATCATTAATGTCTATATCAAATAACGGTGAGCCTTGAGAAGCAAACAATCCATCAAAACCACTTTGATATGAATCTATATGATGTGCTAGTTCATGAGATAGTATCTGCATAAGTTCATATTTAGCTCCCATAGGGGATTCATAGTATTTACCATCATCTAAATCTTTTAATTGTTTTTCAGAAAGATTAGTTTTTGTTTTCATAGCCTCACCAGTTGTAACTCCAACAGTGGGGTCTAATAATAGGTATTGATTCTTTGTGGAGTAAATTCCTCTTATAAGAACTTTATCTTTATTGTTTTGCCTTACATTTTTAAAAGAGTCTTTTCCGGCAACAAGAATACTGCCTAAGTCATCAAAAATTTCTATAGGCATACCTAAATTAATTAAGTTCAAAGCAGCTGTGGCAACATTATTTACCTCATCAGGTAAAAGATCTCTCATCGTAGCGTATTCTGAATCTGGGAAATTTTTTATTATTTCATTTAGCCCGTTATAATTTCTAGTATTATTCCAAATTTTTTGTTTAATAATCTTATCTCTTACTGCAATAAAATCAGGATCATTGGTGTCATAAGTGGTTTTTATAATAGGTTTTATTTGTTCAGGTATTTTGCTTTCTAATGATTTTTGATAATTATTAATACTTTGCCACATATTAAGGTCTTCTTTAGTTGTAGGCTCGTTGCTGAAATTTGGATTTAATACTTCATTTCCTGATGTTATAACTTTTAGAGGCTCAACTTTATTATCTAATGGATTATTCCAAGAAAATTCTTGAGGTTGTGTTGGAAATTTTTCTTCAACTTGTTCAGCAACACTTTGATTGATTCTTTCATTTTGTTCTCTAGCTTCTGCCCACTCTGGATCTTGGTCTATTGCTTGTTGCCTTCTTCTTTGGTTAATTCTAGATGTTCGGTCAAAGTATTCATCACTTGTTTCTGTTTCCGCCCTTTTCTCCTCTAAGCCTTCTTCTGTAAGTGTGTCTGCTTCCCCTTCTACTGGTGTTATTTTTGGTTTAATAAATTCTTTTTCTAGAATTTTCTGAGCCAAAACTTCTTCTACTGTAGATATATTGTATTGAGCAAACTCTGGGGCAAAAACTGTTTGAGCAAACTCATCTATAGCTTGATGATTTAGTCCTGAGTTATTTACTAATGTTTCAAAATTATCTATAAACTCGTTTATTTTAGGGTCATTCTTATAGCCTTTAATTAAATTGTTTACTTCAGGAGAATAAACAACTTCCCCTGTAGTTATTGCAGAAGAAATTCCTCCAGATGCAATTATTGCTGCTAAAAAAGAGTGTGATGCAACATCCGTTAGTGCCTCGCCTACTGTTGGTCCATCATATAAAGGGTTGTTTCTGTTATCATAAGCATCCTTTAAATTACTTTCTAAATCAAACCAAGCAGTATTTACTTCTTGCAGAACACCATTTACAACTTCCATTCCTACATCAGTTGTTACATCAGCAAGACCTCTTTTAAATATATCTGTTACTCTTTTACCGCCTATTGGTCTCATATATCTTAGTACCGGTAATGCTTCTGTCCCAACTTCTAAAAGTGCATTTATGTTTGCATAATTTACTGCTTCGCCATGTGGAAGACCCTGCCTTCTTGCTTCTCCGTAACTTATACCTTGGGTTTGTAGCCCAAAATAACCAAGGATGGTAGTTGTTGTAGGGACAGCAGCTGTTCCTCCAGTTGCAAAATTAAGAGCTATTCCAGAGGCAATTACTGCTGCTGACTCAACACCCGAAGCGGCTATGGAACCATATTCTCCTAAATTTGCATCTTTGTTTCTTTTGTTTATAACTTTTTCAAGGTTCTTCCATTCCTCCTGAAACGCTCTCAGGGCTGGTTCTCGTCTTTTGGAGAATATTTCATCAATTTCAGAATCTTGTTTACCTTGAGCTCTTAACTCTTCTCTCTCTAGATAATTTGGGTTAATTCTTGGAGCACTCCATCTATCCTGCCCATATCCACCACCATACGACATTACTTCTGGAGAATATGAGGCTTCGGGACTTGATACACTTTCACTTATTTGAAATTCAATTCCCTTCCACATTTGTTCAAATCTAGTTCCGATATTTTCTATTCCAGTCCAACCCCAATCTTTAAGATACTTCAAGTTCTCCATGCTAGAATCTGGATACCTTTCATCGGCTTCAGACATTAAGGCTGGAATGCCTCGTGTTAGATCATAACCAAATTCGACAGTTTCGTAAGCTAATTTTTTTACGGGATTAGCCCAAGTGGTGCTGTCTGCAAAAGGTGTTATAGGGTTAACCCAGTCAAATGATGGTGGCTGGTCTTCAGCGGAAACAGATAAACCTCCAGGACCAATTACTTTAGAATCTTCTTCTTCTTCTTTATCTTCTTCTAGAAATGGCGATTGCCCTGATATTGGAAAAGGGTCCCTGAAATCAAATTTTTCTGCCACACTATAACCCCTTTGCTTCTATAAATGCTGACATGAAAGCTAAATATTTTTGAGAGTCCACCTCATCCCAAGGGGTGTTGTATAAGTTTTCCCATTGTTGAGCTGCTTCATTATTTAAAGCGTTATAGTCAATCAGGCGATTAGATTGTAATCTGTTTTGTAAAAACAATTCAATTTGTTCTCTTGGAGTATCAAGTCTATGGGGTGTTCCTAATATAAAATAGAAAGGTTGCCTTCCATCTGATATATCATATATCTCTCTTGAACTTGAATAAAGATTATTAACTTCTGCCCAAATCCCTTCTGGATCAGCATATTTTGAGACCCAAGCATCTTGTAAACCACCTTCTGTAGCACCTTCTTTATACTCAAAAAGATCACCACCCATTTCAGCAGCATCTGGTGTTATGTTTATATATTGTGAAGCTAGTCCTGGGTCAGCAAAATAAATACTTTCAAGAAAAGCTGACTCTTTATCTAGCACTGTATCTAGCCTTGATTTTTCAGCTCGACTCCAAACATCCCCAATATATCTTTCTCCTTCTTTTTTGAGGTGTGTGTATGTTTTAACTAAAGATTCTGAATATCTTGGATCAACATCTTCTGCCCTAACCATTCCTTTTGTAGCATTTTTAAATGTTTCTAAAGCATCAGGGTTATTTACTAAAAACATTGCAAAATCTTTTTCAGCAGAGACTCTATCAACTACATCGGCTATAGATACTGATCCTGCGTCATTTCCTTCAGTGTCTTGTGTTATATTTTTTTGAGCTCTTACATTGTCTGGTAAATATGATGTTAGAGTTTCCTCTACCCCATTAAAATCAACAACAAAATCGCCTTGAATTAACATATTAGCACTGTCTGCTACAGGGTTGTAACCAGAGAAAGAAACATTTTTAATAGTTCCTTCCCTGCCATCACTGGCAATAAAATTTTTACCCTCAAAAACTTTAAGCCTTTCACTAAATATTGTTGTTAAAACATCTGAATGATCGTTTGCTATTGTTTCAAAATCTCCGTTTTCTAAATACGGGGCTATTCTTTCCCATCCTTGCCAATATTCTTCACTTACAAATTTTGTAAAATCTAAAGCTTCATTATCTCTTAAATTTACCAGGGTTTCTTCTAGCATACTTGATGCCACTATTGGATTAATATTGTCATTAGATAATAAATTAGATACATTTACTATTTGTCTTAAGGATTCTTGGTCTTTTGCATTATTTAGCTTCAATAACTCTACATCCAGGTTAGCATCTGCTATGTCAAGGTTTAGGTTAGCGGTTTTTAAATTGATTCTAGACTCCTCACCCCTATTTATCATTTCCTGTACTGAAAATGGAATGTCTCCAGGGGCAACATTTGTGTAGTCTGATGGTTTTGCATCCAGTAGTGATCGTTCACGCTCCGCTGTTGCTGCTAAACTTTCATAATAACTTGCTCGACTCTCACCTTCTGCTTCTCTTAATGTGATTAATCTTTCGTTTTGCTCAAATTCTCTTCTTTTTCTCTCTTCATCAGCAAAAGCTAAATAATAACCAAAACCATCTTTAAATCCTCCTGAAAAGCTCATTAATCAAATATCTTCTTAAGAAGATACCCTCCTGCTATAGCTAAAAGTATGGTTGGACCTGCGGCTGCAATTTTTGCTCCCAGGGTTGCTTCTGCTGTACCAATTGCTGCGGTTGCAGCTTTTTCAGCTGCTATTGCTTCTTTTACCCCCGTTCCAGAAGCAAGGTCCATAGCCATTGTCGCTTCACCTGCTTTTGCTACTGCTGCTTTTGCTGCTGCATCGGCAGAAGCATATTGAGATGCAACATGAGCACCACCAATACCTCCAACAGTTCCTACAACATTCATTTCGGCTGCCCTTCGTTGTTCTTTTAATTGTCTGTTAAGACTTTCTCTTTGAGTCTCTAATTCAGCAGCCCTAGTAAGACCAGACAAAGCCTGCTCTTTTTGTCTTCTACCTACTGCTAATAAACCGCCTAAACCACTAGCCACCTATTGCACTCCTTTGTGTCATAGCACTTCCTAAACCACCTGAAATAATTTGATTTCTTCTTTCAACTGATCTCATTCGTGCAAAGTTTTTTGCTGCCACTAAAGCTGAAGTTTGAGATCTTTGATAATCTGCTTGCCCTTGTGGGTTTAAAGACAAACCATAACCAGCCTGCCTTCTTGTTTCTTGACCCCTAACATTAGCGTATTGCTTTGCAACCGCTTCTTGAGCTCTACCAATTTCTTCTTGCTGTAAACCTTCAAAGCCCTCAGTCATTTGATAGATAAGGTCTTGTTCTACTGGAAAAAACCTATTTAAATAATCTTGAAATTCTGCTTCATATAAATCAGCTAAAGTTTCTTGAGCAGCTTGGTCTCCTTGTCTAAAAGGGTTTACATAATTGTATCCTGGGTTTGGAGTTTGCCCACCGTAGCCTGGCTCTCCACCAAAGCCAAAACCTGGATTTGGCATTGAATAAACACCAGAACCATATCCTGGGCTTTGTTGATAGCCTGGTAATGGTAAACCTGTTTTACCACCTGGTCCTAAAATGTCTTGAAAAAAAGCCATTAAGTATTATTTCCTCCCCCAAAATTAGAATTTGGGTTTTGTGAAAGATAATATCCAAAGCCAAGACCTGCTCCACTTCCGGCTGCTCCTAAGTTTGATGTATATCTACCTAAAGACTGTTGAGCTATTGACCTTCCTCTTTCTTGGGCTAGTGCTCCAACATCACCTAAACCTGACATTGCTTTTCCTGCTTGACCTTGACCCATTGCTATTATATTTTGCATACCCTGATAATATCTATCTAATTGACCAGATAAAGCTTCAGCAGAGCCTCTTCCCATTCCTTGTGCTTGTGCTTCCTGGAATTGTGCTGCTCTGGCTTGGTATTGTCCGCTAGTAGGGTCCATACCTTGAGCAAAAGCTTGGGCTTGTAATTGCCTCCTTCCTGCTTGAAATTCTGGCTGTTGTAAAGCACTAACAAAACCTTCAACTTCTTTAAATGCTGCTGGACTTTTCATAGCAAAAACATCAGACATATATTGATTTTCTAAAGGAACATAATATTGTTGATAAAGATTAAATCTTTGTGCAGCAATAGACGCTAATTTTTTCTGTGCTGCTGTATCTTTAATTGTTGCTGAACCGCCACCGAATGACATTATATTTCTTTCTCCGTTAAATAAAGTTTTGTTTTATAACCTTTAGAAGATAATGCTTTTGCTAAATTTTCCCAAGGGGTCCAAAATTCTACTTTGTTACAACCTCTCTGTTTCGCCATGTTTTCTATATAGTTCATGTATTTATCTGCTGCATTACCTCTTTTATCATACGCTAACCAAATTAATAAAGACTTAGTATTATTAAAAATACTTAGTTTTTCTTGTAAAATAATAAAACTTTTACAAGGATTTTCTTCTTTAGATACATATAATTCAGCCACATTGTTTATTAAAGCTGTATAAATATCTTCTGGTCTCCAGTCTGGTTCTGATTCATTTTTAATCTCCCAGACTCCTGGAGCTATTAAATCCCAAAAATCTCTAACATCAACTTGTGTTAACATTTTCTTGTAAGATATCACTTTTTATCATTTGTATCAAAGGGTTGGGGCTGTTGGATAAACCACATTTTCAAGTAAATCTCCCTCATTGTAAGAAGCAGGTAAATCCCTTAAATTTTGCCTATAAGTTTGCCATTCAGTTTTTTTAGAATTTGAAAGACCACAATCTGGTAATTGGGTCCAGTCGGACTCTTGAAGTAAAAAATTTCTTTTTCTTCTTAACGCAGGAAACAAGCTTGGAACAAAGGTAATAGCTGATCCGCTAACAATTTTATATTTTTTCTGGTCATAATTTCCTTCAACTATTCCTTCGTCATTATTAATAGCTATATCAGAAAGGCTATCAACTGGGCTCGAACCAGTCCCGCATATTAATCCAGTGCTTTTTTTATATATTGTGTATAACATTATTGTGTATTATCTATTGTTACATACATTGATTGGTATGTTGAGTTATGAGTTCCTCCAACCCAATTAATTCTCCAGTAAACTTGGGACTGTCCTGAAGTCATTCCTGTTAATGTCCCATCCCAAATAAATACATATGTTCTATATGTTCCAGCATCTGATTCCACAACTGGAGTAAGTGATGTCCATGAAGAATTATCAAAAGAATATTGAATTGTTCCATCTCTTGTATCTCCTAATACAGCAGAATAAACAACTCTATACTGAGACCCATTCCTAACATTACTAATAGTTATTGGTAAAAAAGTTGTTTCAGTATTATTTACTTGATCCCCTGGATAAGACCCATCAAATTGAATAGCTTTTCCAAAAACGCTTAATGGTACTGCTGTTCCTGTATGTGAATATATTTTAGAGCTTACATCAGCAAAAAATTTAACATTTAAAGTGTCAACATTAACTCTAGCAGAGTCTAGTTGTCCTGTTGTTATTTTTGCAGCACTAAAGTTTGCTAACTGATCGTCACCAACACCGCCATCTCTAATTATTAAATTTCCACTACCATCAGTATCTAAGGTTACTCCATCAACAGTGATTGAATCTGCTGATAATTGACCAGTTAAAACAGTATCTAATTCAGCAAATGTTCCAGAAAGCTTATCAACACTAAGGCTCCCAATTTTTGCACTTGCTATTGAGCCATTTTGTATGTAACCATCTTTAATATAGACTCCAGCAGGGACGGTTTCTCCATTTAATGTTGTTGAAGAAGTTCTAACAATAAAAGGTGTATAAACATTTCCACTGCCACCATCAGAATTTTCACCAGCAGCAACGCTTGATCTAATAGCTAATTGATCTGCTACAAAAACTATATTAGTTGAAGATGTATTATTTTGAAGGCTTCCACTACTATCAGCCATAATATACATACCTGCGATTGCTCCGTTTGCATCTACAGATATTCCATAACCAGCTTGAGCAGAAGTGCCATTTGCCACCGCATTAGAAACTGTTGTTATAGAAGAAGTATTTCCATTTACTGTGGCTGTTAAAGCATTTATTGCTGTAGTTCTTGCAGATGTTTCTGTTGATATTGCTGTAGCATTCGTGCTAATGCTTGCTGTGTTGCTGTTTACTGTTGTTGTTAAAGATGAAACATCTGATACAAGTTGAGCATCTCTTGAAGCTACCCATGCATTATTTGCTGCGTTCCTTAAATAGATTTGTCCATCATCTGTATCAATCCATATGTCATCTATTTTTATAGCACCGCCACCACTTCTTGTAGTTGGTGCGGTAGCACTTCTAATAACTTCCATTCCATCGGATATCAAGCCTGTTATGGTTGTATAGCCCGGTAATCCTGATAAATCTTCGCCTAATGAAGTCATCAAAGCACCAACATCTTGGGAGGTTGTTGAATTTACAGGAGTATCATTATGAAACGCTCCAGAAATATCATTTTGGTTTACATGGCGAATCCAATAATATTTTGTTGCTGCATTACCAACTTGATGACTAAAAACAGAAGATGTGGTTTGAGCTAAAAATGTTCTTGAGGCGAAGGAATTACTGTTACTGACATATACTTCTGTATGTGAATGTCCAGCATATGTTGGGTAATCCCAAGAAACTAAAATGTTTTGGAAAGCTCCTGAAGCTGTTACTCCTGTTGGTGTTGAAGGAGTATCAACTCCATCTATATTACTTTCATCTCCTATTACAAAGCTGGACCCAGATCCAGTCATATTAAAATTTTGTTTAGCTATTCCTGTATCAACAAGGTCTTTAAAAGTTACAGCCCTATCTAATGTATTTCCTTTTTCACCTTTAAGCTGTTGTAATGCATCTTGAATAGATTGTCCGAATCTTTTTCCTTCCTGGCTCCAATCTCTGGGAATTGGGAAAGTCCCTCTAGCTTTTGGATTTTTCTTTTTTCCTTTTAGGATGTCATTTGCCACTAGACTATCTCCTGTGGACTTTCATAAACACAAACTTCGTTTATTGTATCTGTTCCCTCCAACTGTATTTCAAATACTTTGGCTCTATACCCTCCTGGTAGTCTAAAAGGATTAGAGTTGGTTACAGTTTTAGTGTGCTTTAAAGTTCCATCAGCGTAAAGTTTAAAAGTTAAAGAAGAATAAGATTCAGCGTCAACTTTAGCAACTCCTGGGGAAAGAGGTCTGTTACTATAAAACTCTTTTGATTTCCAAACATATGATCTTCTAGTAGCTCCTCTAGCAAATTTCTTTAAAAGACCATCAATAACCAAATATAATTCATCATTCTCCCTGTCGTTATATCCAGCAGTAGCATAAAAATCTATATTTACAAAAGCATTCTTACCTCCTCTTGGGTCAAATATAAAGCCTTTTTTTGTGCCATTATTTGAACCATCCCAAGTAAACGCTATATATTTTCCCTCATATTCATATGCCTCAACATTTGTTGGGTAATAATTTGTTTGCCATTGATCTCTAGTAAGTATCTGTTCTGTAATAAGCTGTATCCCTGAATTAGTAGCTAAAACAAGACCATCTGGTGAAGAATAGATTGCATACTCTCCCATATCAACTAAAGATCTTTTATTTACGCATGGTAAATTTGCATCTATTTCTACCATAGCCATAGCACTAGGGTCTGTTCCTGAAGCTAATAAAGGTTTGCCTTTTGTTGTTATTAATAAGCCAGAAGCAATAGATGCTATTGCAACAATATCATCTTTTGTTGTTAATTGATTTGCTAATGGATATGAGTGTGGCAGATATGACTCACTAAAAAGTAAAGTGTTGCCTGAGAATCCAGCAGTTATACCATTAGGCATTGCAGTAATACCTAACATTGGTCCATCTGGATGATCTGCTGAAGTGTCATCTGGTGGTGCTAGATTATCTGAAGACTCTATTTCTTCCCCAAGCAAATCATCTGTAACCGCTTCTGTGGTTGTGCCGGAAGAAGTTCCAGCCAAATCTTTAACAAATCTAAAAACACCATTTACATCTGTTCTATATATTCTTCTTTTTGCTATTGTATAGTTTCCAGATGTTGCTGCTGGCATACTTAAGGTAACAGTAGAACCATTGGCTGCATCTACAATTTCTGAAGATGTTACTACTGAAGGAGGTCCTTCTTCTCCAAAAGTGGTTATTTCTGTATAAATATAAGCTCTTGAACTTGTTGTTGCACCATCTTCAGCGGTGGCATTATTTACACTAGGAGCAGAAGTAAATGCTGGTGGGGTTGGTAGTCCTAATCTATAACTTGCTGCTGGGAATGGACCTGATCCAGATATTCCTACTGAGGTTGATGTATATTTTGGATAAGTTCCAGACCCTGTAAAATAAAATCTACCTTGAGTGTCTTCTTTAATTGGGCTTCTAATAACATCTACATCTTCAGTAAAAGTAAACCAGGAGGTTGAAGAAGCTTTAAATATTGATTTAGTGCTTGAAGATATATGTGATGCAGGATGTGTATTACCTGTTTCAGAAGCATCATTAGTATCGATTGGTATCCCTTCTATTCTGCCAGCATCTAATAAAACATTCTGAGCATTTTGAGACATATCTTCAGGCAATAGTCGAGGAGAGATTTTTGTACTTAACCCAGTAAATGTTGTAAGTTTAAATCCTGCCATTTTATTCTTCAGTTGGAGTAAATAGTCCTAACTCTATTAATTTTTTCCTATTAACCATATGTTCTTCTTCGATGTCTTTTTTAGATTGTCCAAAATAAGCAACTGCTAAATGCTTGTCTATCATGGTTTGATTTATATCAGTGCCATCCACAACAACAGTTGCTATAACTCTGCCAAACTTGCCTTTAGAATCTTTAAGCTTTGTTTTTAAAACAACTTCATTACCTTCATCTATACAAGCTTTTAAAAAGCCAGCTGCGAGCTTGCCTCTTGCCTTTTCATCTAAATTTCTTGTTCTAGATTCAGGTGTATCAATACCAAATAAACGAACTCTAGACTTGTAAAGTATTGAAAAACCAAGATCAATTACACAGTCAATAGTGTCTCCATCAACCACTCTTGTAACTTCGCATTTATATTCATACATCTTATATAACTATTTCTTCTTCTTAACTAAATCTTTATGTACCATTATGTAAGCTTCATTCTTTGCTGTAGTTTTATCATCAGCTACATATCTGCCGTTTTCATCACGACTTCTAACCTTAACCCAACCAAAGAAGTTGCCAACTTTTTCCCAAAAACTCATTTGTCCTCCTTTGTATGTGAGGCTCCAAAATAAAAAGATATCACAGCACTAGCTAAACCACCTAAATATCCTAAAACTAAATTTATTAGTGCTTCTGAATTTTGTTCAGGCGGTTGTAAAGTAACCAGAAAGATATAACCCATAAAGCCACCAATAGTTATAAAACCAAGAAATCTAGATGTCCAGTCACCACTAAATTTTGATCTAGCGTCTTGTACATCTTCTGTTTCGAGTTTAAAGATATCAACATCTAACTCTTTCATCTGCACCTCAAATTCTTGCTCTGCTTTTTTAAGCTGCATCATCTGTTCTGGTGTTGCTTCAGCAACAGCCTTTTCTATAGCTTTAGGGTTGTTAGGGCAACCTAAAACTTCACATATAACATTACTAGCCATACCCCCTAAAGGTCCGCCTAATGCTGTTCCGAGTGTTGGTGCTACAGCACCGACAATATTTTTTAATAAATTTTTCATATAAATCCTTACACTGTATATATATTTAAGGGTTTACTTACGCCCTTAACTTTTATTGGTTCTAATAATTTTAACTCAAAATCACATTTTTTTGCAGTAGATTCTGATATCAATATATTTTCCCCAACAGTTTTAGTAGAGCTTTCAAGCCTTGCTGCTTGATTTACTGGCATACCGATTGAGGTCCAATCAAAACGATCTTGGCTACCAAGGTTTCCTTGAACTGCTTCACCAGAGCATATTCCCACGCCTATTTCTACACCAAGCCCTGAAGATTTCATTTTATCTTGCATTTCTATAGCACATAAAACAGCAGCTTCTTCATGTTTTTCTAAAGGTAATGGTGCATTAAAAACAAAAAATCCAGCATCGCCTATGAACTTATCAATACAACCATCGTAAAACTTTACACAATCTGATTGTATAGTAAGAACCTTATTCATTAATTTAGTTACTTCTTCTGGGGATAAAGATTCTGACATAGATGTGAAATTTCTTACATCAGTGAACATAAAGGTGCAATATTTTCTTTCTCCCCCGAGTTTCAGCAGCTCAGGATTATCTTGAAGAATTTTTACTTGTCGGGGATCTAAGTAATGTTCAAATTGTTTTTTGGTTTGTTGGCGAAGTAAATACTGTTTTCTGAAGTTTATATAGTAAGCAACGCTAGCAGTAATAAATTCTGACGCTAAAGTGTAGCTAAAATCCAGTAAAATGCCTTTATTTATAATATAAAAGCCTGTAAAGCCCGTAGAGCCCATTATAATTATAACCATACCTAAACCCTTCCTAGTGCCCATAAAATTGATTACAAGCCAAATAAGAGAGACAAAAATTAAGAAAATTAAAATTTCAGCAGCTAATGCCCAATCTGGAATATATGGTGAGTCTGGAATTAGAATTGACTCAGATAATGCTGCTTGAATTTTGTGTGGCTCCAATAATCCTGCTGGAGTTGCAATTTGTGGCATAACTCCTGGAGCAGTAATTCCAACAAATACAAACTTACCTTCAACATCCATTTCTTCTAATGTGGTTTCTGGAGTCTTAACCCAACTAATCCATTTTCTTCCGTAAGAGTCTGTTTTAATTGGCGGCAGACCTTTAACTCTAATTTCCTCTATTCCAAGATCATTGGTTTTTATTACATAGGTATCTGCTTCAACTAAAGCTTTTAAGACCTCAGTACCAAAAGATGGTACATAGCCTTCAGGGGTTCTTAATAAGAGAGGTATTTTGCGAACCAAATTATCAACATCGGTAGGTGCAGTTGCAATACCCTCTTGTGCATAATATCTAAGGTTAGGAGTATTTTGAACTACACCTTTAGATAACATACCACCATTATTGTCCCCAAGTATCACTGTTCCAACAGTTTCTGGGTATATTTGATTTGGGGCTTCAAACATTGCTAAAATTGATGTACCTTGTTTAAGAGACTCTCCAAATACTTGGTCCCCTCCCATCCTATCAGGGTGTGGAAATGAAATTACCCAGCCAACACCAATAGCACCATTTCTTATAAGCTCTCTTTGAATCTCTGCTAATCGAGCTCTTGGAATAGGATATCCCCCCTCATTGTCTATATCTTTTTCTGTTATGTTTAATATAGTAAAGTAGCCTGATGGTTCTTTTTCAGGAACCAAATAATCAAAAGTTTTTAATTTTAGTATTTCTGTAGGAGTGCTTTGAAAAACTAATGGTAAGCCGAGAACTATAAGTAATATTAATAGTATTTTATTCATTAATCACTTTGGGTTATTTTAATGGTGCTTCCCGAACCTCCATTTATTTTTACAGTTCTAGAGATTCCATCTTGAATAAAAATAACTGTAAAACTGCTAGAAGAGTCTATATCAACTCTTGCTGACTCTGCAACACTACGCATAAGAGTAAGCGTTTGTCCGGTTAAAAATGTAGTTATTTGTGTGTCTGGGTCTTGTCCAAAATTAGTTCCAGTTATGTTTACAGAATTTATATTTTGTGCGAGCTCATCTTCTTCTTCAGCAACATTAAGAGCATCTATAACATCTAGTAAATCTTCTAAAAAATTTACATCTAAATAATTAATATCAAGTTCATTAAACTCTAAGTCATCTTTAGCAAGATAATCTATATCTAAGTCTTCAAACTCTAAATAATCAACATCCAAGATATTAGTATTGGTTGTTTTAGAAGATTCATCATTATTAAGTTCTTGTTCTTTAGGTGGATTAACTATCAACATATTGTCAATTTGACTAAGATCTAAATCCAGAATTACAGGTTTTGCTGGTTCGTTTTCAAATACTGATACTGTGGTTGCTTGGTATGGTTTATTAAGAGTGACTGATCCTGCTGCGGTTGTAACAATAATTTCCCCACTCGAAACACCATGAATATCAGGCAATAAAATAATGAGAGAACGCCCCAGCTCATCCACTGTACAAGTAAAATCTGTGCCTCTAATAGCAATATTAGCAGTTGGGGTCGATAGTTTAATATTATTTTTATCAATTTTATTTAAGTTTCCTGTTACAAATCTGACCGTGCCTAAGGCAAAAGTTATAGCCATTTTAGAATTAGAAGGATTACTATCGTATATATATTCATCTATAGTTAATTTTGAATGAGGAGTAAGCCTCACTATAGAGTCATCTAAAAAAGTAATTGCCATTCTGCCGTTAGCTGTAACGGCTTGGTCATCTTGTTTTATATCAAATTTTAGTTCTGCGGTGTAAGGTTGATCCCTTACAATTTGAGCAGAACCATTAAGTTCAGATATGTTTCCTACATCAACAACTGACTGAGAGTCCGCTGTCATCTTGTTGAATGCAGATGACACCATCAGAACCAGTGCTAAGTATTGTAAGCCAGTCGCTTGCCAGTGTTGATGACTGGAAAATTTCAAATGTCCTATCATTTCCCGTTTGGTCTAAATAAAAATATCCATTTGCGTACCCAGTTCCTTCAAAATTAATAGTATTATCATTACCATCAACATCAACAAAATTAGTTCCACCATCATAGTTTACTGAAAAATCGAAATTATTCCCATCCCCATTGACAGTCCAGTCCATATCGAGATTGTCTGATAGTGCTGTTGTTCCTGTTTCTAAACTAAAAGTGTTGCTATTTCCAACAACTGAAACATCATAGTTGGACCCACTTATTCCATAAGTGTTATCAGGGTCTGCTTGTATTGTAAAAGCATTGTTATCCCCATCAAATTCAAAGGTTGCTGTAATATTGTCACCATAAATATCGCCTAAAAAGCTATTGCCATCACCTATTTGTTTTAATATTAAATTTAGGCTTCCACCATCAAGATCAAATGGCGTTAAGTTTCCTGATGTGGAATCTAGCCCTCCAATCATATTTCCGCTTCCTAGCTGGACTAAATCAATATTTGCGGTAGCTCCTGACTGGGAAACATATATCTCATTATCATCCCCGTATATCAATGCACTCAGCATCATCACAAGGCTTATCAATTTTAATCTCATTATACTCATCTATGCTCCAATAACCTTTTTTATTTCCTTCTTTTATTGTTTGTAATACCGCAGTTTCTACAGCTGTTTGTAAGGCAATATTAATAGATTCATTTCTTACTAAACCTGCTTCTATCTCTACTAATTCTGTTGAATCTGATACAAATCTAAAAACATCTGTATCTAGTGAAGCACTTAATATGGTTTTAGTTACAAGAACTTCCATTAAAATAGTGCCAGTGCTTACAGAAACAGTTCTTAATGAAACAGTTACTGTATCTCTGCGGAATTGACGGCTGGCACCAATACCTAGATATCGACTTCCGGCACCTCCACTTTCAATATTACTCTCATAAGATATCACACCACCTTCCATTATCAAGCCAGCAAACATTAAACTTGGCAATTTATTTTCTTCCCCGAACTCCTGGCGGGTACTACGAATAATTTGGCGTTCTTTTGTAACATTGTCGAGCCCTACTCTTTCAACAACTTCAAAAACACCACCATTATTTTCGCCAGCGTGCTTTAGTGCTCTTATTAAATAAGCATGAGGAGCTTGTGTTACTGCTGTACTAAAAGTTGCATAAGAACTATTACTTCTTCTTTGTCCTGTCTGGTCTGTAAAAGAAAGAGGGTATATTGCTACTACTGGCTTTTGAAGGCTTGTTAAATTAACATTAGCAAGTTCAGGCACTAATAATGTGTCTATCGTAGCATTTTCTATTCTTTCTATTGGGGGTAGGTTATTCTCTATTGGGTCAAATAATAATGCACAACCTGTAAGATTAAAAAGTAAAGCTACCCACAGGAATTTGTATGGTAGTTTCATTGCCCTCCACATCTGTAATGGTTAAAGTTATGACTCCATCAACAACACTATATTCAATAGTATTTCCCTCTAATTCTAATATTCCGTTATCACTAGGAGTTTCACCAAAAAGATTTTCAACTAATTGCCTAGATAATTGTGCATACACCCTAGACTCTAAATTACGCAAAAATCTAGCTAAGGTAGTGTTCTCTGCATCTCTTTCTAATTCTTCTTGTAGGGCTTTTATTTCTTCTTTTATTGTCATTTTACGCATATGCTCCTGGTTCTCAATGGTTAAATAATGAGCTGAGGTGCCTATTCCGCTAAAAGACGGGGATTTAAATTTATGGACCATTTCATCAGATGATACTGATAAACATATTATTAATACTAAACTAATCTTTCCTTTGGTCATCTCTATCTGCCTTTGCTATTTTCTCTATATCAATTAAATTAGGGACTCCTAATAATGTTTTTAACAGAACATCTTGTCTAATCGTTTGATTATCTAAGGCTCTTACCCTATCAATTAAAGATACAATAATCCCATACTGAGTATCAAGTTTTGTTGAAACTCTTTCCTCCATAGTATCTAAACTTGTTTTAACTTTTTCATCTAGGGTGTCTAATTTTTGTTCCATTCCATTAATAATTTTCATTATTAATTTCCAAACAAATATTCCTAGACCAAAAGCCGCTGCTATTGGGAAGCCCAACTCCGTTATTATTGAGACTGCTTGCTCCATTTAGAAATGTGTTATTTATTCTTTATAATTAAAGGCTAGCACTTACGCTTGTAGGTGATTTTATTCCTGCAATTTGAGCATCTAGACCTGACTTAAGACTAGCCACCTCTGTAGAACCTAATGTAGCTTCTACCCAGGCTTGAGTTTTAGCCTCATCTACACTTCCATAAGCTACCCAACTAGATAGATCAGAAGTGTCCAGACTGCAAGCACCATAAGTTTCGGCTGTATAATTAACACCGTTTTCATCTTTATCTGAATCAGTTGCCAATAATCTCCAATGAACAGTATGAACGACTTTTGTTTTACTATTATGAGTTGGATAGTATTCGTGTTGTTTTGTATTCCATGTATAACTTATTGCCATAATTAAAAATTATACTCTATTTATTGTGCTTTATAAATTAAATCTTCCAATTTTGAAATTTTTTTTATTAATTCTGCTGCACCATCAAGATCTAATAATCCTTTGGGTGGGTGTGAATCTTTTTTAAGACTTTCTACATCTAATTTAAGCTTATTTATTTCTTCTTCTAAATTCACTTTTCTGGTTCTACTATAATTTTACCTTCACTATTAGTTAAATCAGATTCATATATTTCTTTATCTTGTCTTTCTCCCACAACCATCCAAGAAACTTTAGCAGTTGATTTTTCATTTTGAGAGTAAACAGTTAAAATATTGTTTTGTATTTTACCTTTAACATTATCCCAATCTGATTCATTAGTAGTAAATACTCTAAAATCTCTATTAAGAGCAACTATTGTTCCTTCTGTCATTCCAAACCATTCATCTAAATTAATTTCTGCTTTACCTTCTTTAAGTTCGATTTCACCAGTATATAGGTTATCAGCTTGTGGGCTTTCAACAAATGAATGAACTAGAGAATGTGTTTTTGGTTTTAGTGGGTGGTCTATTTTAAATGATCCTGATAATTTAGATATGGTTGCACAAGATACGGTCCCTGTTGACGAAATATCACCAATAACAGTTAATTCTTTATTAGGTGAGGTTGTTCCGATTCCGACATTTCCTGCATTATCTATCCTCATTTTTTCAGTTGTGGCACCTGAGCCATCTGTCGTAGTTCCAAATATTAATCTACTTGGAGCATCT